CTGAGAGACATTCTTAATAGCAAATGCATCCCAATAATCAGGACCATAAGCACACTCTTCTCTGACTTCCATCTTCTCACACTTAGGACAGAATCTCATATCTGTCTCCTCAATCAACTCACCTTGCGGTTGATATCCAGCCATTTGTGTGGATGGTTTCTTTTGAGCTAGAGGAGGAAGTTGTGCTCCAGATTTCTTTAAGAAAGCATCCTTCTCATTAGGATTAGTTGTACTTTTCCCTTTATTATAAATCTTACTACCTCTCATAGCACCTTTGTGCCCTGGTCCAATAGTAAAACTTCCCTCTGTAATTTTTACAGAGGAATCGTCAACTTTAGGGGCATCACAGTCTCCTGTAGTGAGAGGCTTTTTTTTCCTCCCTTCTGCTAGGAAGTTAGAAATATCTGAATATGATAGTGCCATACCTAAAAGTTTAGAACCTTATCTAACTATTTATTTAGTACTAGGATTATACAGTTGGTTTTACAGGTGGTTCACTATCTTTTGTAGTAAACTGAATTGGTGCCTGCTCAATACGAATAGTTTGTGAGGGTGCAGTTTGTGCTGCTTTCTCAATCAATCTTTCCATCTGTTCTTTGGTGATACCACCACCACCATTACCACCACCTTCTCCTGCTTTCTTTGCTGCCTGAACACCAAAAGTAGCTAAAACTCCGGTGAAGACGCTGGCTATAAAAGTGGGATCTAGTTTTTGTTCAGGAATTCCAAGTGCTGGTGGAAGTTTGATGTATGCCAGCGTGAGTATTCCGCCAGACCAAACAAGGATGCCGAGCCTAACAAAAGTAGACAGAATAGCAAGCTGTTCTTCTTTGTCATCTGCTGCCTCTTTAATTTTACCTAAGAGACCTTTCTTTTTAGGTTCTTCTTTTTTGACTTCTTCTGGCATTGAAAGGAAGCATGGCTCTTCTATTTATTTTTCAGAAAAGTTATATTCCATTAGCATAGCAAAATACTTATCTTTCATATCCATAAGAAATTGTTGCTCTTCTACTGGTCTTGCAGGAGACCCAGGCCACATCTTTAATGAATACTGTAAGTGAGAATACATGAACCGTATTTCATCGATCCCGATATTGACACTGCAGTACCACTCTTCAGGATCTAACCCGTTCATTTTTTCTTATTCATTTCTTTCAGCATTTTTTGTAACTCTGCAGTACTACCAACAAACATAGCGTTGTTTGTTACACTTGAAGGACCTTTTACTTCTTCCTTGACATCCTTAATATCTTTTTGCAGCTTCATTAATTTGTCAGTATTATCGGCAACATTCTTGAGTAACTGACCAGCAACTTCATATGCTCTAGGAGATTGTGTTTCCTCAGCAAGTTCCATCACACCATTCAATACTTCCTGACCCTTTTCAATCAAAGAATATAAATTAGCCCTGGTATAACTATAATCTTTATCAATATCATTCTGAGTTAAATGTTCCGGTTTTGGTTTTTTAATCGGAGTAACATCAATAGTTTCACTAGATGTATTTAAAGATTCGTCTATTTTTTTGAAATCCATTATACATCCTCTTGTCTGGTGGGACTATAATTTTTACCGTCATCAAAATAAGTACTAGTTTCATTAAACCCGAAATCATCTCCAGGTTCTGCAGTAATTGGATCTGGTTCAACAGTATATCTCATTTCACGCTTAGCCGTTTGTCTATTAGTATCAGAATAGTAATCAACTTGTACCTTCCGAATCAGTCCATCAGTACTCTCAGCAATAGGACCGAAGAGATATGTCTTAGCGACAAAATTTAGAGTATATGTCAAGACTCTTCGCGAAGAGAAATCTCCCTCATATTCGTCTGAAAATGAAATATTTTCTAATACAATTGGAATATCTCTTTTTTCTCCAATTGAATTTATTAAATCTACCGTAATATTAAATGATGGTTGAAAGAATGGTAAAATTTGTTCTACAATTTGTAAAGCATCATCATTTAATTTTGTCATAATATTAAGTTCAAATCCAACATTATACGGAACTGGTAGAAATACTTTCTTTACCCTATCTTTATCGTCAACTGCTTTAAATGTTTTTGTTACTGAAGTTTTTCTTGTCGGATCATAAGCTAGACTAGTCATCTCAAAAGACATTCTTGGAAGAGTGATAGCAGTAGCCTTTGCTAACTCTTGCTGCTGTTCTATTTTTGCTAGAAATTTAGACCTAGGTCCATATGCTAATGGAACTTTAATATCACTAATAGTTTTCCCACTCTTATCTTCTTTTTGGATATGTACTTCATTGAATAGAGTTCCAAACGAAATCACCGTTTTGCGAAGGATCTCGTGATAAAAATAAGTGCCTAACATCAGAAAGTACCAAACGGATTAATTTCAGTGAAATCTAGGATACCTTCTGCCTCAACTTCAAACTCATCATTGAAAGTGGATTTGGTTGTCGTGTCAATTCCACTATGACTTAGAACTTGATACCTGGCTGAAGATGCTGTTCCTGTAATGAATTCACCAGGATAGAATATGCCATTATTTATTGAGATTTCTAACTTTCTATCATTCTCATTAAATTCTCTCACATATCCTTCAGTCCCAGACAGGGATCCAACCACTCTTTCGTTGAAGAAGAATGTACCAATTCCAAGAGAAAGTGGGTCTCCGATTGTAACAATAGGTGCTTCCTCATAACCAGAACCAGCGTTAGTCAAGAATATTCTACTAATACTATCTCCATCAAGAAAAGAAATTGCAGTTGCTTGTACTTGACCTGCTTTTACACCGACTGTAGCACCTGATGTACCAATGCCAACATCAGAGGGGTGTTGAATTGTAATAATTGGAGCAGTTACATAATTTGTACCAAGATCTGTAATTCTAATTGATGTGATACCACTGTTTGTAAGAGATGCTGTTGCAGCTGCACCTACACCAGGACCACCAAATGTAAATGCTGGTGCCTCTGTATATGCAAATCCAGGGTTTTGTAGGACTACTTGATCAACAGAATACAAACCTGATCTTTCTGTGGTAAATGCGAATGCACCTGCCCTAGAGGAAGTAACACCAGCAGGAGAGGGCTCGATACTAACAGTGGGTGTGGAAGTATAACCATATCCATCATCATTTAAGAAAATTTGTTGTAATGCACCTTGGCTGGCAAATGAGTCAACGGTAGCACTAGCTGTGGATCCAATACCTGCAAGAATAACTGTTGTTGTTTCTCCTTCTTGCATCACTCTTTCATCAACACTAATAACTCCAGTATCGACATAATCATCTTCGTAGCGATAAAGTTCGCATTGAAGTTCGTAAATATAATTTTTACCTAACTGATAAAATGGATTCTCAAACTCTACATGCTTAATTTCAAATAACCTTTCACCTAATGGAAAAAATATTAAATCTCCTTCTTTAGGTCTTTCTCCAAAAACAATATCACTACCAGCGTTTTTTGCGTTGTGGGTTACTACAAAGGGAGCAATAAAATCTTCATACCTCTCCCTAGAAATCGTTAGCGTAATTTCATTCTGCAGATTGATACCAAATTTTGTCATGATATCACTGCCCTTAGCATATCCCTCATAGTTATTGAGGTAAGCTTCTAAAATATATGCATCATTAAACTTTGACGATTGTACTTCTCCAAGCACATCGTCAGTGACAATCATTTTTCTAGGAATATAATAACAATCAAGTCCAAACATTTTTAGATGTTCGTCTATTAACTCCTGAATGAGATTTTGCTCGTTAGGAGATCCTTGAAGAAAGAAGGGATTTAACGCCATTATCCAATAAGATCAAGAGGTGGGACTTCATATGTGGAGAGCATCCTATCTTCGATGCGTTGTAATTCCATTACACCATCCTCATAAATTTGTCTGCCATTCAGTTCAGTGCCTCCTGGAAGTTTAACTCCTTGAAACTTGATGAGGTTTTGACCCCACTGTTTTTTAACAAGAGATGTAAAATACTTTTTAAGGAAAGAATCATTATAAACACCTGCATAATTTGCAGGATCCATAATTCTTTGGCAATCAATAATTATGTATGTTCCTTCCGTTACAGATCCCCAATCGACATCGAGATACAAACGATTATTTCTCTTATTATATCTAATCTGTTTATTTGTTGTCATTAAGAAATCAATATCTTCAAGATATGTTTTAGTCATCGCATAACTGAGAAGACCACTATATCCAAGATTGAAAGCTACATCATTTAAAAACAACTGATATTTGAAACTAAACATGTTGTTGGAGATGAAGCTAGAATCAAACAAAAGTACTTTCTCAATTCCAATAACTGAATCTGGGACAGTCAGATAATTTGTATTCTCCTCAAAGTCTCCAGATGTTGTAGTAGAAGTAGTGATACCAAGAGATTCGCTAGCACCCCTTGCTCGGCCTCTTTTGATGTCATCTGCTGTGACCTTATACTTGAGATAAACTCTTTCTACGCCATCAAAATGACGCTCTTGAAATAATTGAAGAGCGTCATCTAAATTATCATCTACCTGCTCATCAGCTACATTTATTTCTAAGACAGGATACCCAAGTTGTCTAAGAGCATAATCCTTGAGTTCCTGTCTAGTAGTTGGTTTTGCCATCAGAATGTACCTCCATCAATGCTATTGGACCAAATTGGAATGTTGTTTTCATCCGTGGTTAGCATGTAATTGGAGGTTGTCAAGAACCCTACAGTACTAAGACCGCTAACCAATCTTCCATCTGCTTCAAAGAATGCGACACCGTTAGGTCCGCTATATCCAATACCAGTTAATCCACCTTGATCTGATCTGTAATATAGACCGTCACGGAATGTACCGTAACCGATTATGCTCAGATTGTCTTGGACAGTTACCTGACCAGCAGCAGAATCGAGAACAAGTTCTCCACTGTTAGTATTTATTTTTGTTGATGAAGAACCAGCGCCAATTGTAATGTCTGCGACTGTAGAAACTCCAGTAACTCTGAAGTTGTTAGTGGTGAGAATACCAGAGACATTAATGTTGATTGCTTCAACACCAGCAGAACTGGTTACAATTCCTGTAAGAATTGTTCCTTGATCTACAGTCAGAGTGGAGTGGATATTTGCATCAGTAGCAACATCGATTGTTCCAGTCTGAGTTACGCCACGAACGCTAGCACCAATTGCTAGTGTCTCAAGTTTAATACCATTATTGTAGTGTAGGGTAACACGACCATCAGCAGTAAAGTTAGCGAGAGTTTCGCCAGTATACTTCTGAAGTTCTATTTGGTTAGAACGGATTGCAAGTGTGCCAGTTCCTGAATCATCAATGTATGAGTTGTTACCATCATGATAGATGGAGAGATCATCATCATCACCGAAGTGTAATTTGACATCATCCTTAAAGGATGCAATACCAGTGAATACTGCGTTTGTAACAGCGATACCAGTAAGTTTGGCATCAAATGCATCAAGAGATTCAGTATCAATTGTGGTAATCGTTGCAGCAGTACCGACAGTATCTGTTACAGCAAGACCAGTAATGTTGACATCTTTAGCATCTAATGTCTCAATGTCAACCGTAGTGATGGTTGCGTAAGTACCGACCAGTGAAGTTACAACACCTGCAGTAATCTTTGCGTCAACTGCGTCAATGCTGAGATTGAAATCAACTCTTTCAGCAAATGTAGATACGCCAGTTACATCAAGTCTTTCAAACTTAGCGGTGTCTAGGACATCTAATCTTTGTCTAGGTGCGGCAGTGCCGATACCCAACTTCTGATTAGCGTCTAGACGCATACCCTCAACATTATCAGTATTGAATCTGATAGTGCCGTTAGCGCCAGAATCATCCAGAGCGATAGAAGTATCGTTCTTCTGGAAGGAGTCAAGTTGGATAGTTGTCGCAGTTAAGATACCCAGGACATTGACATCACCAGTGATGTTGATATCACCAGCACCAGCAGGGTCAATGTTGATATCACCTGAGGTAGATTCAATGTTGTTTCCAGAGATCTGGATGTTACCGAATGTACCGCTTGTAGGAGTAACAGTGCTGCTGTTAGTTCCGTCAGTAATTTGGAGAGAAGAAAGTGCTTGGAGGCTGGTTACCTGCTGTGAGAACGATACAGTGCCGTTTTCTTGATCAACGAAGAATGCGTCACCAACTCTGAAGTCGCCTCTTTGATCAATACTTACGAAAGATACATCACCGTTGTTCAGTTCAGTGACTTCGTTCGCCTGAATTGCCAGGTTAGGATCGTTTGTGAAGTCGCCACCAGAACCAACATGGTTGAAGTTCAGGGCAAACATTCTCAGACTTACGCCATCACCATCAGCGATGACACCCTTCTGACCATATTCAACAGCACATCCGACCGAACGCATGTCCGCACCGAACTCGCTGTAGTCAGCAAGGATAACCTTAGTTGCAGTTCCGATACCGCCACCCGATTGAGTGATGCGGATATCTTGATTGCGGATTACATTGTCAGTAGTTGTGGTTACTCCACTTGCACCATTAAAGTCTAGTAAGAGAACAGTGTCCTTATCGCCAGTATGTGCAGCAGTAGGAGCAGTAAAGTTAGCGGTGTACTTGGCAACTCCTCTTTCAATTCTGAAGTCGTCAATCCAACCAGTGACATTTTGACTTGCGCCATCAAAATCAGCACCAATTACAATACCTTTAGACGCACCGTAGTCAGTTGTATCTGAGGTCTTGATGCCCCTCTGAGTACCGTCAACGAACAATCTAGTGTCTGTGCCGTCTCTAGCAAGTGCATAGTGCTTCCAGACGCCTGTAGCGATGCCTGCGCCAGATCCAGTGATAGCGGTGGTAGTACCAACCCGCATGTCAACTTCACCAGCAGCCCGATATGCAATACTAATACCTTCAGCATCAGTGCCGTTATCTCTCAAGTCAAAGAGAGTTGCACTAGTTAAACCAGTTGTATTTGCGTATGCCCAAAATTCAATCGTGAAGTCTATATTAGTGCCAAAGCCAATATCACCACTAGAAGGAACGCTGATAGAATCATTAGTTCCGTCAAGTGCTAGTGATGCACTACCAAACTTCTTGACAGTTGTGTCTAATTGAGCATCATCGTTAAATGTAACTGCCTTAGCAGTTCTAGCATTCAGAAGTTCAAACCCAGTTTGCTTACCAGTTACACCTATGTAAGTGCCATCATAAGAAGCAACAACAGCAGTCGCAACGCCAGTAGTTCCGTCAGTATCAAAGACTGTAATCGTGTTACCAACACCAACCGTAGTGATACCAGTCAGTCTTAATCTTGTCTCACCAGCAGAACTAATACCAAGAGATCCAGAAGTACCCTTAATTGCTTCAGCAGCAAAGTAAGAGAAACAGTTCAGGTACTCAGTGCGAGCACCGTTGGTCATAATCAGACCTTTACTGTTCGGTACAATGAAAGTAACTTCATTGAACAGGAACGCAGCCTCAAGAGATCCTGATGCTACTTCAGAACCGTCGATGTATGCACCACCACCAGCGATGTAGGAGGAAGGTGCAGAATCAGCAGATCCATAACCGTATGGATCACTAGCAGAAGTATTGCTACCTTTGTTGAATACGGTTACGCGCTGAACATAAGGAGATCTGCTTGTGATCGCGATACCAGGAGCATACTTAAACGCATAACCCTGATTGCCAGCAGTATCGAAATACATGTTAGCAATCGTGACATCCTCAACAACAGATCTGTCGTTCATCAAGAAGCAGTCCTTCTGCTTAGTAGCAACGGTAGGACAAATCTTGGTAGCACGGAGACCAGCACCCTTAACCGTTAATCCGGCAGGAACAATAAGTGGGAAGACTTCTTCATACTCACCAGCGGCGATATTCAATATATCGTTTACGCCGATATTGGAGATCTGAGACAGAGCGTATGCAATCGTTCTGTATGGTCTCTCTGGTGTTCTACCGCGAGATGCATCACCATCATCAACACCGTTGGTTGATACGAACCATGTGTCCAACTTAGCATTGATTGTGGCAATACCAATCTGTGCAGGTTCGCGCCAGGTGATTGTGCCATCTGGATTAGTACTCAGCATGTGCTGAGTGTTCAGACCAACAACACCAGTGGAGTCATACAGTGAGGTAATGAAACCAGCTTGCACGAATGCAGAGGTTGCAATACCAACTGAGACAGTTGCATTCAGAATGTCTGCAACTTCAAAGTCAACCGTAGTGATGGTTGCTGCAGTACCAACAATGTCAGTAACTGCTAATCCAGTAATATTTGTTTGCTTCGCATCTAGGGTCTCAATATCGACCGTGGTGATCGTAGCGTAGGTGCCAACCAGCGAGGTTACAACACCAGCAGTGATCTTAGCGTTAACGATATCGCCTTCTGTGGCATCAATCGTCGTGATAGTAGCAGCAGTACCGACAATATCGGTGACTGCCAATCCAGTAATATTTGTCTGTCTTGCATCGAGTACATCGATATCAGCAGTTGTGATTGTCGCATATGTACCGACTGTAGAATCAACAATCAGGTCATCAACACGAGCAACGCCATCGATATAAATGTCTTTCCACTCTTTAGTGGCACTGCCAAGATCAAAGGTGTCATCATCGTCAGGAACGATGTCAGAGTCAACTTCACCAGTAAAGACGATGTTGTCTGTAGTAGAGTCACCAAGACCGATTGTGCCACCATTGAAGGTTACATTACCAGTAAAGGTTGTAGCTCCACCAACTCTGAGGTCACCAGTAATCTCAACATCGCCAATGGTGGCAGCAGTGCCAACCAAACTTGTGATGATACCAGCAGTAATCTTAGCATTAACAATATCACCTTCTGTTGCATCAATCGTTGTGATTGTTGCAGCGGTGCCGACAATATCAGTGACGGCAAGACCAGTGATGTTTACATCCTTGGCATCAAGAGTTTCAATGTCAACTGTCGTGATAGTTGCATAAGTACCAACCTGACTAGTAATAATACCAGCAGTGATCTTAGCATCGAGGATGTCAGCAGCATCAAGATGTGCTGTACCATCAATATAAATGTCCTTCCACTCTCTATCAGTAGTACCAATATCCAGAGTACCATCGGCACTAGGAATAAACTTGAGGTTAGATTCCCAACCCTCTCTTGCCTGATCGTATATGAATTCTTTGTCAGTTGATCCCTTAAGGATGATACCGCCGTTATCGGCTGTAGCATCAGCATGTCCACCAGTAGAACTGAATCCAAGTTCAATGTTCTTATCGGTAATCTGAACAACCGTACTCTGAACAAAACTTGTAGTTCCGTTGACTGTCAGATCACCAACAACAGTAAGAGCTCCACCAACACGAACATCGTCTTGGAAGTTAGCATCTTGGAAGGTTACATATGTACCTGTCAGTGAGGTGATGATGCCTGTAGTAATCTTAGCGTCAAGTGCATCAAGATTAGCAAAATCACCAACGGTATATGTTAGACCATAACCAACAATAGATGTTACAACACCAGCAACAGTTTTGAGGGTGTTGATATCACCTTCATTAGAATCGAAGGTTGTGATCGTGGCATAGGTGCCAACCAGGGAGGTTACGACACCAGCGGTAATCTTCGCATTGACAATATCGCCTTCGGTAGCATCAATCGTCGTAATAGTAGCAGCAGTACCGACGATATCAGTAATGATACCTGCAGTGATCTTAGCTGCCTCAATGTCTGCATTTACGAAATCTACATTCGTAATAGTTGCTGCAGTACCAACAGTGTCAGTAATAATACCTGACTGAATCTTAGCATTGGTAATTGCAAAGTCAGTTGCTAAACCAGCAGTGACCTTGATATCCTCAACACCAATATCATTAGCATCAATTTGTGGAACAGATGTTACGCCAGCGATTACTGTGTTACCAGTGCCTTTGTCAACAATTACTACACCACCAACATCCAGCAACCCGAAGGGTCGTGTGGTTCCGATGCCGACATAACCAAGTTGGTTACCGTCGATCCAATTGATTGTAGAATTACCAATCGCAAGCTGATTGTCACTATCTCCGATAGCAACATTTCGCTCATAACCGATAATTACATTACCACTACCAAGAGTATCGTTACCAGCAGAGTAACCAATAGCAATGTTTCTGCTACCGTCTACACTGAATAATGTATATGGACCAATCGCAATGTTTTGTTTCTGCTGTCTAGTTCCTGTACCACCACCCAGGAAGCGACCATCCTTGCTGGTTACGCTACCTGTGAGAGTCTGGAAACCAAACGGCATGGTGAATGTATCACCAACTTCGTAACCATCGCCAGGGGCCACGATTTCGATGTTAGTAATCAGACCAGTAGAACCAGTCTGCAATCTAACTAAAAGTCCAACACCAGATCCACTGGTTTCTGTTACATCTTCAGTCTGATCATAATCTGCAACAGCAGTTTGATCGCCAATACTTACGCTGAGAGATACCCCATCAACAACAGGGAAAGTCTCACCATACATCGACTGGTTACCCAGAGCAATGTTCTCATCGTTGCCGGGAGAAGATAAGGCAAAACCTACCTTATCACCAATCATCAGGTTCTTAGTACCTTGCAGTCTATAACCTGCAAAGTTACCCATGACGATGTTAGATTCTAACTCGTCACTGCTGGAAAGAATACCAGCATATTGCATTGCGCTGGCACCAATCGCAATATTGCGACGGTTAAGGACTGTTTGTCCAATACCAGCACCGGCAAAGTCACCAATAAAGATGGAAGAGTCAGCACTGCTAAGACCTACAGCAGCATCACGACCAACTCTAATAACATCATTAGAGAATGTAATATTACTGAAGGATGATACCCCAGTAATTTCTACATTATTTGCAGTAAGTGCATGCCCTACATTTACTTCGTAGTAGTCAGCATTTGTACCACTAAGAGTAGTTACAACACCCGCAATTGCACGGAAATCAGTTACACCTAGGGTAGAGAATCCAGCAGCACCAACATCTAATGTGGCAGCAGTTGCAACACCAGATATATTCCAGTTTCTAGCATTAGCCTCGTCATAAACGAGGTCTCCTGTTACATTAAGGTTTCCGCCAACATTAAAGTCGCCAGCGACTGTACCAATACCAGATGTAAAGAAGTCATCGACAACTGTCCAAGAATCAACTCTTCCTTGAGAATCAAGGATAAGAACTTTAGATGCTTGAGGTTTGCCGTAATCAGCAGGGTTGTCATTAAAAAGACTGGTGTAGTATTCACCACCAATAGGAATTGGTGCTGAACCAGGACCAGCAGGGTTACCAATATATAATTTTTTGTAAGACTTACCAGCACCAACATCGCTGGTATCGTATGCATATACAAGTTCGCCAAACGATACGCCAGTACCAACTGGAGATATATTCGGCGGGGAGGTTCCAAGTGTCCTTTTTAAGAGAATCGTTGCGGACATTAGAAGACACCTCCGTCAATGATGGCAGCAGGGAAATTTTTTGTTGTTTTGAAGGCGTTCGACGCCGCTTCATATACCAGGATTGAACCATCCTGTAAGTCTGATGCATCAACATCAGCAAGCAATGACAATCTACCGCCAGAGCCACCCCCAAGGGCACCACTGGCAATAACTTTTACTTGATTTGATGTGCCTATTCGTAATGATGGCATTACCTTGTTACTCCTGCTCTGACTAGGACCATTCCTTCAACAACCTTATACTTGAATCCGCCAGAATCTTCAAGATTTACATCGTAAAAGTATCGCCCTGGCTTAATATCAGCTGTAAGCGTAGATGCCAGAGATATCTGGATCTGACCCTGTTCGGGATCGGTAACTGTGGACGCGAATGATACGGCAGTAGTACTTCCCGCCCACTTTCTCATTTGAGATGTGGCGGTATAGTTTGTTAGATTCAAAAATGTGCCTGTGTCGTTATCTCCTAGACTAAAACCATGTTGAAAATCAACACCTGTATCGACTGAGAGATTAGCAATGTAAACTGCCATTCTTTACATCACGGATTATCCTATTAGGTATTTAGTTTCCTTAATTCCTGTAATACCTGTTGGAGGGTTAATTTAATTTCTAAAACATCTGTTTTCAGCATTTCCATGTCAGTAGGAGGAATACTTTGAGTATCTTCGGAAGCAAATCCATGATACTTTAAAAACTCAGAGTGTGGATTTCTCATAATTTATTCGCAATTTTAACTAACATAGATTTAATATCATCAATATCCTTTTTCATATCATCAAGTTCCTGCCTTTCATTTTTCTTGGCACTTTTCTCTCTTTGATAAGCATAATAAGCAGAGTCATCGCCGTTAACGATGGCTCCGGTATCAGAATCTCTCCAGAGATTAGAATGCCCTTCAACGGGAATTAAACTCATGCTACAGCAATTACTCTCAAATTCTTAATTACGGGATGTTTTGCTTGATTAGTTCCTGTGAATACAATTTTAATTTGTAATCCGTTGAAACTTGGCAGGTCATCTACAGAGTATGTATATTCCCTATATTGGGTCTCGTCAGCACCAACAAAGGAATCTGACATACCATCATTTTGGGTTGGATCAATTACTTGATCACCAATACCATCTCCATCAGTATCAAGAAGATTTCTAAATCCGGGGAACAATTCAAAATCAGGTGTTACCTCACTAGAGTCTGTTTTCATAATGCTATACAGAGCTCTAAATTCACACTCAATCGGTCTACGAGCTTCAAAAATAAGTTTGATTGAAGTTGCAGGATTCTTAGTATAGATCGGTTGCGACATATAATAAGAAGCATGGGGATCATTGAATCTGGACTTAACTCTAGGATCAGTACGATAATCCAGAACAGGATTATTGAGTCTGTTCTCATAGAATAGTGCGTTAGCACCTTCAAGATTCACGGTAGGTGAATTAAATTTGTCTCCACTATTTGCAAGTTCGACTGTGAATGTAAATGACTTGTTTCTTGGTAATGATCCAAGTCTAGCTGACTCGTTAGTTCTAGCAGCAAGAAGTCTTGTTGTCTCAAGAATGTTATTTCTATTGAGGTTTAAATCTTCAAATCCCTGATCAAGGAAAGATGTCTCTGAACCGTCAGGAGAAGTACCTGTAACACTTCTCATTTGTAGAGAAATGAAGTCTGTGGGTCCAAAGGTGGAAGCATCTAATAGTGGTCTTACAGCGTCAAATTGGATGTTTTTAGAAGCATGTACTTGTTGACCACCACCAGCGGCTTCTTCTTGGAAAGATACCTGAGGAATGTTATTAGAGTTGTCATCAACAGATCTACTAGATCCTCTGTCAACTTTTAAATAATATTCGTCAATACCTCTAAGAATGGTTTGCACATCATGCTCAGTATTAATTTTTCTTAAAGAAACCCCATTGTATTCATACTTGTTCACGATATCATCTTTGAGATGATTCAATGCGTTCGAGTCATCTACACCCCTTACAACACCACCAAGACTTGAAACTCCAACAGTAGTGTAAGAAATAATTTCACTGTTAATAAACGCATATCCAGTGTTTGCGGCACTAACTACAGCACCTTCAAATGTACTAAATTGTGTAGTTGATGCAACAGAGATAGAAGTTTCATTTGATGCTAAATTTACGGACAATTCCGTAGGAATAACATCAGATTGGACATCTGAAAGAATTACCTTGTTCAAAGGACTATGCATACCATGATTACGATGAGATACTTTAAAGTATTCTCCAGTGTACACACTTCCGGTTGCATTAAAACTAGTAATATCTAAACCAGTTGCGATTATAGAACCTGAAGTATGGGAATAAGTAGCCTCATTTCCAGCTGAGGTATCAAAAGTTTCTGCTTGAACATCTGTGAGATACAGAGTATCGATACCATTAATAGAGTTAATCCCAATACGAACACCAGAACCAGATCCACCAACATCTGCAGTTGTTAGTCCGATTACATCACCAACTTTGTACCCTCTACCAGAAGCAGCAACAGTAACTGCAGTAACAGCTGAGATGCCAGCACCAATAGTGGTGTTTAAGGTAAGACCTTCTCCGTTACCATTAATATTGTATGTCGTTATTGGATTGGTGGGAGTGCCATAATTGGAACCACCTGTAAGAATACCGACTACTCCCGTTACAGGACCACCCTTATCTTCAATATATCCATAGCGATATGTAGAGGTTTGTTCACTAATCTTACGACCAGCAGTAAATACTGTGCCGATTAGCCCAGCATTTGTTGTTGTTACGATACCAAGTTTTCCTTTCTTAGGAATACCAATGATGGGATCAAAAGATAATGGGGGAAGAAAACCGTTATTTGGTTCAACTGGTGGGTTGAAGAATGTTAATAGACCCTGCTCCGATGTATAATTCGCTCTGTATAGAGTGAATGTAAGGTCTTCAAACTGTGTGGGTGTCCAAGTTGCACCGTTTTGTGACTTGAACAATGAACCCATAGCAAATTGCTGAGAGTAAATTTTACCCTTAGCAGAAGGTAGTGACTGTGCATTCAGGGCTTTCTGACCCATTTCACCACAATATACCTCATACTCATCACTATCTGACAAGATAACAATGGCATAAGACTCGTCTGGATCTAAGTAGAATGGAGTGTCAAATCTAACATTAGTTGCAACAGAACCATCTGCAGATGTTGTAATATCTGAAGGGCGAATAGTTGCCTGAGCAGCTCTATCGATAACAAACAGAGTTGGAGTACCCAATTCAACTGTTCTAATTTCAATCCTTACGGGTGTTGTTCCTGCATTCTTAGTTGCAAAGAACAGATCAAGCGAGGTAATCCAAGCTCCTTCTGGTCCAGTCACAATCGTTTGTGCCAGCGGGTCTCTTCTTCTTACGCGGACAACACGAGTTCTATTAATAACTCTAGTACGGTTTCTAATGACCGTTCTAGTTCTATCAATAACTCTTGTATTATTGATGATTACTGGCGGTGGTGGTGGAGGAGGATTTGGAATTGTTCCTCTAATATCAATCGTAGAAAGATTGGTAATTGTGGTTGTTTCAAGTGTAGTAATTCTAATATCTGTTTGAACAACTCTTGTTGTACCAGTTGCGGTATAACGAGTGGTAGCATGAGAAATTAAAGTAGATCCTGGTGCTGGGTTTGCATTAGATTGACTAGATGTCAATCTAAAGTCTCTATTACCAGATCTAATTCTAACTTGAGGTGTGGGTGTCTGATTAGGATCTCTTAAGAAGATGGAACCAAATAGATCACCAAAGTCATCAGATACTAATCTTACCCCTGCTACACTCGCTTGTGCGCCACTTGTAAGACCTCTAATGACCATTCCAGTAGGAGCGAATCCGAAGAACGCTCCCTGCGCTTGAGCAGCAAGTGAAGTAACATCAATGTTTAAGACGGTAGATGCCTGAGAGTAACCGTTTGGAAGAGTAGATGAAGGATCGTAGGGATTTACAGTGTATGTTGTTGTGGGAGCATTGAACGGTCCAATCTTATGATTTGGAGCAGCCAATCTAAACTCAAAGGCTGTTGCACCAATAGTTCCTCTAATAGTTTCACCTATTTGGAAAGAACCAGAAACATTAGAGACTTCTAGCAACTTGGGAATAATATCAACCCCACCCTGGTTATCAAAGAAAGGATAGAAATTAGTAAATGGTTTTAATCCAATTGCATTAAATTCAATATTTCTAGAACGGCAGAATGGATCAAAAGTTTCCTCTGCAATAAAAGTATTCTCAGATCTAATGTCATCTCTCTGTACAGTTCTACCAGTTTCTCTAGTAGTTACAGAAGCTGAACCTCCAAGAGCACCACCTCTAGTCAAACTAAAGTTTGCAGCAACTTGGTTATTGAATACAGTAATACCAATAGTATTACGGATAGTATTTTGAGTCTCTCTAGTATTGATCCAATTATCAATAGAAGGGTTGAGTTTTAATTCGCCAGTGTATGCAACAACATGGAATGGATTAATGTTGTTTACTCTTGTAGCAAACTCTTGCTTAATATATTCAACTTCTTCATATTTTAGGGACAATAGATTACCAGTCTTCTGAGTATTTCCATCATCAAGTAATAAGAAGTTAGTACTATAATCGATCTGAGATACTGGTAAGTCGGACTTAGCAGCAACCTGAAGTGCAGAAGACTCAAATTCTCGTAATGGTCTTAGTTCACCAAGGTCCCTATCAATCTCAGCTGGTGAACTGGGATGCATAAAATCAAAGGTCTTGAAGTTGTCAACAAAGAAACCAGATTTAAATCTTGTAAGACCTTGAGCATCTCTAATTTGTAGAGACTCTGCGCTCTTTTCTAAGAGGTTGAGGCTAGTAACTACTTCTAAGTTTTCGACTCTATCAGCAAGATCGCCAATATCTCTCATCGTATAACGACGATTATCCTTCAGATAAACTCTTGCTTCTTCAACATCCTTAAGATACGCAGGAAGAAGAATTGTACCAATCTCCATTCCTGGTCCAGACACTACTGGGGGAATTGGTTGTCTAGCTGCCTTACCCTTTAATAAGTCAAAATTACCATCAGGGAGGAGAACTAACTTGTCAATTCTAGGTAGATAGAAATCATAATCGAAAGTCATTGACTCATTAGGAGTCAAGATTCTATCTGGTTTTCCTACGAAATCTCTAGAGGTATAGAAGAAAGGCGATTCCGAAGCAGAAGCTGGATTATATGTAGGAACTCTAGGTCTAAAGTCTAAAACATCTTGTGCCTCAATACGCCTCGGTCCAATCTGTGGAATATCATTTTTATATCTTTCTTCATCGTAACTATTAACCGTGAAGACATCTCCAGTATCTCCACTAGGTACATCATATCTGTTATGAATAATCAAAAGTTGTCTATGAGGAACATATGCACCTCTATTTCTTACTACTCTTGAATAATCATAGTATTGGTCTCTTTGACCTTTATCTAGTAGATAACTGGAAGTAATATCTCTATACTTACCAGGAACAAATGCCTGTAAGACCGCAGTAGTGTTCGACTCTTCAAAAACTAGTGGTTCTAAAACAGAAAACTTATCGCCAGTAAGATAAACGATTGAAATTTCATTACTAGCTGCATCAATAGAAACTACTTTTGCAATTGCTTTGCTAGTAGTACCAGAAATGTTTTCTCCAATAATGGCACTAGTGAATACATCATCTGTAGATACAAATACTAACTTATCAAGTATAGGAGCAGAAGTATCTAATGACTCGTAGATAGCGACAATATCTGTAGAATCTGGTTCATGCAAAGAAATGTCTCTGTCCTGAACTCTCAGTCCATACAATTCACTATGATTTAATCCATCATTTACACTCGTGGCAGGATCGCTACCAGAGCTCCTATTTGACGATCTAGTGACTGAAACTTGCTGACATCTCTTAAATTCTTTTACTTTATTTTTAATATTAGCCTTAGTAACTGTGACATTAACTGTCATTCCAGTTTGTGAAGCATCGAGTCCAGTAATTGTAAGTTGTGTTGGACTTACTGTTACTTGATCCTCTTGAATTACAGCAATAGTTCCGTTAGAATATTGTGCTTGATATCTCTCTTCATCAAAAGCTGCAAATGATGCATCATCAAGATCTACAGAAGAAATAGGAAGAACTAATTGACCAAGTGCATTTGTAGACTCATTTTGAACTTGAGCAGAAAGAAAAAGAGATGATCCCGTAAAATCAACATTAGAAACATTGAGATCGGGAATAACCGTAATCAAAGATGCATTTTCCGTGCTATTATCTTGCTGACCAATTTTAATTTGACCAGTAAAAGTGGCCACCGAACCATCATATAGATTTGAAACCGTGGTCATAGCACCAACGGTCATCGACTGCAAATCAGCAGCAATGGTAACGACAACATTTTCAACTTGAGTTTCTACACTACCAATTTTTCTAGTGTATCTAATAATATCACCAGGCTTGAATCTTTGAAAACTATCGATCCTAGGTGCAGTTACTGTTGCAGTAGCACCTGCTTTAACCATACTAATCTCACCTGTTCCTAATCTAGGTGGAATTCTGTCAGTTAGTTTCTTATTAGCGACAAAACTGTTACCACTTTGAGCAAACGAGAAAACATCATTTATACCGTAAGCAGTAACTTCTTCAATGGTTCTTGGAAGTTCATCAGTACCATTAACTAAGATAGTTTCTCCTCTTCGGAACGAACCCGAGGTTTGAGTAACTTGAATTGTACTACTACCAGCACCTGCAGATACTGCAAATGCATTAGCACCACTTTCTTTACCGACAATAAACGCCGACTTAATAAGTTCAGTTGAGCTTACATTGTCACTTAGTTTTAGTGTTGTGTATGTTTGAACATCATACAAATACAGATCAAACTCTGTAGATGCATTTTCATATTTTTGATCTCTTAATCCAAAATTATATACCTTAGCATCACCAACTTTTACTGATGTTCCAGGGACATTAGCAGTAGCATTAATATTTGGACCACTAAACAGATCAATTCTGTTTGTAAATGTAGTGATACCAGTTACATTATTTACAACGAACTTATTTCCCATTTCAAATGGGAACGCTTTACCTTTTACTTCTTGAGTTTCTCTTGGTTTGAAGAAGTCAATAGTTGTCGGGCCATCAGTGGATACCTCATATCCTTTTACATATGCCTTACCTGCACTAACTTTTAAGCAAGCAAGATCCTCATCCGGTTCATTGCCATCAAGAGTTGTCTGATCTGAAAAGTATACTCCATTATTACCTTGTCTATCATTAAGACATTCGGTAACATTTAGTAGAAACTTATTGACTGTGTAGTCACCAGACTCGTCAAAAGTTCTTGATGCAAGGTAATCTCTGATCTTAGAATATTCTGTCTCTCTTTTAATTTGTAGTACTTCGCCGTTATTGATACGAAGAATCTCTACAAAGTCAGTATCATTAAAGTCTGTCAGATTCTTCTTATCAAGTACTAAAGTGTACTTAAGTCTATCAGCACCAGGAGCAGCAAAATTAGAAAAACCCTTAGCATTATCATAGAGACTTTCATCTGATTTAGCAGAAACTGTAGTTTCGACTACTTTAAGTCCAACTCTATAAGAAGGTTGTGAACTATATTGGTCTAAAACAATTGTTTGCTTATCTACTCGTACAAAATTTCCTCTAAGAAAGAAAATTCCATTATCAATAGAAGCTGAAGATCCGATAGTGCATGCATTTAAATCAATAGTAGATCCAAAAGTACCGCCAACATTAATAGTTGTGCCACCATAAGTAAATGACTCTTCTGCAACTAAAACTTCCCCATCGTTGAAGAAATTAAAATCTCCAGTAACGGCAGAATTGATATATTTTACGAAGAAAGTGTCGAAATCATTATCAGATTGAGATGCACTAATGAAATTGATTACTTTTGCAGTAACCCCAGTAGTCTGTCCCTTAATCCTCTTACCAATAACCTTATCGGCATATACTCCGATATCAACACCAAGGTGAGTTGGATTTACTTGAACTGCGTAGTATTGTCCATCAAATGTGACGGATCCAGGAATAACTATGGATCCTTCTTTGAAGATGTGGCTACCGAATTTTTCTACTTGATTTTGTAGAATAGATTGTAAGGTAGTAAGCTCTCTGGCTTGTACCGGAAATCCTGGTTTGAACAAAACCCGATGATATCCCTTTTCAGGATCAAAATCATCGTAGTACGGACTTATATTGAGGTTAGTCTGTTGTGGCATCTTCTTAGAATTCTAAAACGATTTTGATGTCTTCTTTTTGACGCTCATTTCTTGTAATAGATGGTCTATTATCAAGATAAAGTATCTCACCAGTCCTTTTATTTATTTCCTCTGCAGCAAGACCATTAGTAAACTGCACTCCCAAATCAATAACCTTACCAGAAGGAGTAGTTGTTGAGATACCGGTAAATCCAGAATCGATGTTTACGCTGAAACCACTTGGTCCAGTAACAGCGTTTCCAGAAGAACTGAATTCTAAAACATCGGCATCTCCACCAACACCGATACTATCAGTAGAATCGTAAAGATTTGGATTCAAATACAAGTTCCTATCTTGGAAATACTTAATGACTCTTGTGCTAGTGTCATAGGAAGCTACATATCCCTTTGCAGTTCCAACTCCCGAAATATCCTGTTGAATCTTAGATCCAATAGCAAGGGTTTGTACTGTATTACCAGTAAATTTTAAGGACTTTGTGGAGGAGTATTCTGAAGTGTTAATAACCGCAGTAGATCCGGCACCTGCGGAAATTGGATTTTTAATAACACCAATTTGAGCAAATGTAGTGTCAGAAATAAAGTCGTATGAAGAGTTATCAAATCTAGAATAAATTAGAACTTTATCAGTTCCTAACTCTTTGTATAAATCAAATCCATGCCCTCTTGATGGAGGAATGATTGGGGTAAGTCTTGCAAACTTAGTTGCAGAACTATTGATCGAAGAAAGATTAACTCTTCCAAAACTGTAACCCTGTCCTCCTGCAGTTACAACTGCAGAAATAATTTGACCATTAGTGTTTGTTTGAACCCTAACCTTACCACCAGTACCATCACCTAAAACATCTAATTCTACTGGAGATGATAAGAACGAATATCCTTCACCTTGCTCATCGATAGAAACAACCTTAATTTGATTGTTGTTAATCGAAGAATCGCCGTTGTCTCTAACAACTTTAATTTCATTCTCAGAGCTAGTAGTCCATTGGTTAGGAACTGCTACATATTCGGTTGAGTCGAATTTGACAATATCTGCAGGAGGAACAGTAAATAGATACTTCCATAGATATCCGTCACCACTCGTTCCAGCTGCGGATGGTTCTAGGTCAGTAAATGTTGGTTCATCTAGAGAAGCATTTGCTGAAGATGTAATCCCAGCAGAACCATTGTTAATACAAATATAGACTCTAAAGTCTTTATTCATAATGTAATAGTTTGCAGAATAAAGTCTGCTGGAGTTTGATACTAATGATCGGTTATTAGTATCATAATCATGTCGATACATATCATATGATGTACCTTTTGTCCACTGAATTTTGCGAATAAGTCTTCTTACATCGGCAGGTAATACCTTCCGACCAAAAAGCATCGTATCGTAGACATGATTAATATAGCTAATATTATCAATAGGTGACGGTGGTTGTACCGTTGTACTATTCCAGGTACTAGTTCTCCCATAACCCGTGATAGTTGGGTTTGCGAGACTCAAAAAAGTAAAGTACGAGTTAGTACCGTCAATTACAGAGTCTACAAAGTTATTTGCATTAATGACCCTAAACTGGTCGGTGATAATGGCTGCCATTATTATGAACGGGCGGAAGGTCTAACTTTTTTGTATTTATAAGATCTTAGGCAATCCTCCAGTTCCTCTCAATCCAGCTCCACGCCTTTGTACAATAGGATAGTTGGTTAGCTGTGGGTCAAAAGTAAGACCCTTGATGTCAGCATAAACTGCATTCGTAGCGTCTCTAGTGACATTACTAAACTTACCCCATGTGAATTCGCAGTAAGGTCCAGCAGTAGAACCAACACCTACAAAATCACTAGTATCTGTATAAGAAGCAATGTTACAAGTAAGAACACCCACGCGACCACCGTTTCTTGTAGATACCGCATGCACATAATAAATGTTATCACCATTGAATGTACTGATACCGACAATATCAGTATCATGAGTGTCAATAGATGTAACAGCAGCACCTGCTGTGTTAATTCCAGATCCGTACAACTTAATTGGTTGTCCAACTAGTAAACCAGCAGTACTATTGCCATCATTTACATAGTCCTGAGCATCAAATTGAATTTGAAGAGCCAAGTCAGTACCAATACCAGGACAAGTTCCGATTCCAGTCACAACACCAACAAATCCCTGAACATTTGCAACTAGTGGTTCGATACCAGTAATATTTTCATAGTTGCTACCATAAACGGCTGTTGTTCCAAATCCGACTGGTGCAATATATGCAAGACTAAACGATCCTGTTAGTAGATCATCGGTATCTCTAAACAAAGCCGTAGTATCGGTGAATATAAAGGAATCAGTTGTGCTAACAACACCAATTACACTTGCAATTGGATTAATCTGTGCCTCAAGAGAATCTCTTGCTTTAGATACCAAAGATCCATCAATCAGAATGTCTTTTTTCTGCTTAATCCAATCCATTGGTTTGTAGTTATCATTACTAATACCTACACCTCTATAGAATGCTGTTTCTACTGTAGCGGCACTATCAACTCTCTTAACAATTCTATTGGCACTCTGAGCAAGATTTTCGGTGCTTTGATCAACTTGATTCAATTCAATTTGACTACTCTTTTGAAGTCTCAAGTTGTCACCAACCTTAATAACTTCATTTACATCGAATAAGAAACTATCTTGTCCAATTGTTCCTCTGTAGAAGAAAATAACAACATTATCTTCGGTAGTAGGAGCACTATTAAATTCAATAACAGAACCGCCGTCAAATGTATAGTTGATACCTGGTTCTTGAATAACACCGTTAATAAAGATCAAAAGAACTGCAGCAAGATCAATTTCTTTAGAATCTTGATCTCCTCTATCAATTTCAAAACTGACTAGTGATGACTGATAGTAAAGAAGGAATCTCTTTTGATTTCCATCTTGGAATGGTTGTATATTATCAAGATAATCGATATTACCAAACTGCCAAGAAGATACTTGATCAGTGAATACATCGACAACTTCAATTTCAAACTGTCTAAAGTCATCACCTGCGAAAGGATCTGTAGAAAGTCCAGTTACTGTAAAGGTATCTCCCCTCTTAAATCCATATCCTTTTTTGGAGAACTGGAAATTAGATATTTGGTAATATGTAGATCCAATACCAGTAGCTGTAGATACCCCTGCAATGTCAATAGATACGGAACAACCAACACCAGTTATAGTTGTATTTCCAAGACCAATTCTAGTAACACCAACAATTGGGAGGTTTTCTCCGTTAGGTTCTGGAGGAAGGATAAGTCCGTTATCTTCAGTATAATTTGTGCCAGGTCCAACGACATTGAATACGAGAGATCCACCAGCACCTACAACAGCAGTAATAGTTGCTCCAGTTCCTGTAGGAGAAGTTATGGCAATACCAATTGTACCCAGATTGGTATTATATCCACTACCAAAAGTCAATGGATGGAATTCTGCAGCAGTACCACCACTTACATAAGCATGTGGGATAGTAGATGCACCAACTTGTACCTTGAAGGTTGTTGCGGAAATAATACCAACAACATAGAAAGGATCATTATGATCTGGGAAAATATTAGTCGTAACGCCAGCATGAGCTGCACCACAAGTGAACGCAAGACCAGACAACTTGACCTGATTCTGGAGTACCAGACCATGAGCAGTTGCTGTAGTAACTGTCATGATACCAGTCTTACTAGTATAAGATGCAGTGCTGATGTTAACTGCTGTTCCTGATGTAGAAACTCCAGTAACATTAGTAATTGTTCCGCCAGTACCAACCTCAAGACGAACAGCTGCTCCATTGAATGGTGCATATCCCATTCCGGGAGTAGATGCTACAGAAACAATGATGCCACCTCTTGGGAGTTGGTTTTGATTAATATCATCTTCATCAATAATTAAATCTGTGAATCCAACGGATGTAATACCACTAAACTGAACACTAGCAGCGGTAGAAACAGGATCTTCAAGAATTTTAAAGTTAGAAACACCTTCGTTATTTTTACCAAATGGTGCTTGGAAAATACCGTTAATAAACAGAACACCGTTACCACCTGTAGAACCAATACCTGTTACAGCTGCACCGGTTGCGGATAAGTTGAAGGTATTTTGAAGACCATCAAATTGGTCTGAGAAATCATCAAACAATTCGTTAGTTTCATAATCATCTCTCAGATATGTTCTACCACCAAAGGATGCTCTAGGATAAGGAAGGTTGGCAGGGTTGATAATTCCTAAGTCACCACCAAGAGGAGCTTCTGTAAAGTGAATTTGACTATTAAGGATTTGGAAAGAACCTCTATGAATTCTTGCTACACTGCCTGCAGCATGATCAGTTTTAGCTGATCCAACTGCTCCTCTTTCAATTTCAACAATACTCCAAGTACCAATACCGGTAATAGGACCTTGAGGTTGAGTAGCAAATCCAACAGTTCTTACAATTGAATATTCATCTTCAATTTTTAGTAAATCTCCAGAAGTAACGGTACTCAATCCACTAAGAGCAAACGATGTGACAATACCATTTACTGCAACATCAAGATCATAAATGATTGAAGTGAAAGAAATTGGTTTTTGAACGATACCGTTAAGAGCGATGACTGATTTTTCATCTCTCTTATTCATTGTAAATCTGTGCTTATTGCCAGCAGATGTTCCAGGTTGGAATGTTACGGCAATACCCTGTCTAGCATCGGTAATATTAGTAGAGATGAAGAACTGACTATTGTTATTCTTAACAATAAAGACGGTGGATGGCAATACCGTTGATCCATATCCAGTAACATACTCAAGAGCACTAGCAGCAACACCAATAATATTGGAATCTGGTTCATATGTAACTTCTTCGGTATTTGAGAAGAAGTGTTTGAAACTAATTAATCCACTTCCAAAATCAATTTGATTGGGGTTTTGTGGATTTAAGTCTCTTTCGTAAATGGGGATTCCCTGGTACTTAAGATCAAAAGTCCTAAGATTTCTATTGTTGATACCTAAGTAAGTATTTTGAGTAACATTTTCAAATACATTTCCATATCCAAATGAACCAATACCCGCAAGAGTACCGTTAGGATCGAGATCTTTGTAAAGAACTTCGTTGTATGAATAGATGCTCACCATTCCAGATACACCTGCATCTGGATAGAATTCTAGATTTACATTACTCCCGCTAAATTCTGCTCCAAATGTACCTATACCAGTAGTTGTACCAATAGCTGCGATTGGTTGTTGAGAAATATAAGTATCTGCTTTTTCTGGATCCGACAGAACATAGATTTGATGTAGTGTCTGAGTTGATCCATAAGAAACATGTACGGTCGATTTGAATGATAGATTAGTAAAGCTACTAACACCAACAACCGTAGAGATGCCAGTAGTTGCAGATGTTCCTGCAATTACTCTAGCAGTTCTTTCTGTGCCTTCTGGAGTAAACTCAAGGTTAAGATGTCTGATAGTAGTTGTACCAAGTCCAACATTTTCAAAAGATACAAACTTAGACCTAACTGCAAGTGTAGAACCTTCTTGATGAACATAGTTGATTTTAACAACACCACTTTCTATAGAAGAGGTGAATGTGCCCATAAACTTAGGACCTGAAAGACCACCAAGACTCTGACGGTTGTTAAATGAAGCCAATTCAGTCAGGTAGGTGTCTGTACCGTCATGTTGTAATGCTAACTCAATATAATCAATTTTGTTATCAACATTATCGACTACAAGGAAGTGTCCAATGCCAGCGACATAAGTTGTTGTGCTAAATCCAACAACTTCTGTTGTAGCACCAGAAGAAACAAGAACATTAGCCGAAGAATTTACGACATTGCCAGTGGCAGTTGATCCAATACCAATATCAGCAGAAAATCCTTGCTGGAATGTTTTAATGTCAAAATTAGTATCAAATGTTTCGTAAGGTTTAATTCTTACCTCAGATACATTATCATTACTATTAAAGAAAGCAAAGAACTCTGCATATCCCGTTGACAAACCAACATTATTGGTATTGTTCATATGGGATTTTTGAAGCAAGAATGTATCGCCGTCAACTGCAACTAAAATAACTTCATTAAGTTGATATTGGTTGTTTAGTGGGTTTTCTGCATTATGAGTCGTTTGGATTAAATATCTTGCGAAATTTCTTCCGGCGACAGCAGCTGCAATAGTTCTGTCATCACTTAAATCATTAGATTCGTTACTAACAAATTCTGGACTAATATCATCGTGAATTAAAACTCTATTTGTTTTATTAAGAATAAAGTCAGCAAGTCTGGTAGATTTAAGTTCTAGGAATTTAGATACATTGTCGGCAGAGTTAACATCTCTAGAAAGGTCAAACTTGTATATTGCATCAACTCTTAAAGGATCGCCAATAAAGTCAAGAACAAATCCACCAGCATCATCTGCAGGTTTTGTTGAATCTCCAGCATTACCAACAGATAGAATTTGAGTATTGGCAAAGTTCTTCATCCCAGAAGGATGGACAATATCATTTACATAAGTAATGATTTCTTCAAATGTCTTATCACTTTCAATAGCATATGACATATTTTGATAATAATCATTATCCGGCAGGAATTGGTTACTATCTCCAATTAATCCAATATTATCCGACCACCCAACATTTGCATCGATTGTAGAATCAATGTCATAATATCCATCGAATATTGTAACTATATCAACTTCTGCCCGGTCTCCACTATTCGTACCTACGAGTAGATCATCCGGCTCTAAAGGTCTAGACCCTTCGATGACCATAATTCCAGTATTAACATCGATAGATCTTAAAATCAGATCATTTTGTAAATCATTATTTCTTCTTAATGGTTCGTTTTTAGAAAAAGGTGAGAAGGCTTTATCGCAACTAAATTGTGCTAAGTTTTCTGCCTTTACAATTTGTCCAAAACCAGGAATAACAGTTGCGCCAGTACCAACATTTGTTGTAAATCCAGCGTACTTGAATGATACTTCTCTTGGGTTTACGGCAGAGTTATAGTCATCAATTACAAAGTTTGTAAATTTGTAATCTCCAGAGTTAAATCCATCGCCATCACCATTGAATTGAATACCTTCAACGAATACCACTTCTCCAATTACAAAGGGTTCGTTTACATACCCAAGAATAGGTGTAGTAATTTTACATGTAACTACACCAACATCCGAGAAAGCTTCGATGATTGAAATTCCATTACTATTCTGTAATGGTGCAACTCCATAATCGTTTCCTGACAAACCCCTGGGTTGTACAACAACTTTTGCTGAGTTAACAGCAGAATCGCTAAGGTCGCATGTAATCAAACCATTATTTACAATCTCTCCGGTTGACTTATCAAAAAGAGCCAGTGACGGTGCATTTAGATAAGACTTGCCACCAAATGTAACTTGTACATCAATTACTCTATTTGCGTTTTTGACCTTTACCGATCTTGGTAAGAAAGCATCCGGTTTTAGTGTATTATCCGAAGGATATCCATAAACATCAGTAGGAACAGTTACATTATTCAATTTGTTAATGGAAGGTCCAATTAAATTTAAGTTTGCACTAATTCCACTAGATCCAATAGAGGTAACTGCTGGAATTGATTGATATCCAAATCCATTGTTGATTATGCGAACTTTTGAAATTCCACCGGTTGCACCAATTGATGTTGTTGTGAAGAAAAGATCTTCGCAATCATCCTGAGAATATCCATCCTTCTCAGCATCAAAAGCTAGAGTTGCAGTAAATGTGGTATCTCCTACACCAGTTACGGTATATCTACCATTAAATGAACTGTCAATAAAACTAATTTTAGTGTATCCATTAACCTCGGTATCTGAGGTTGACATGTATCCACCCTTTTCAAAACCATAATACAATTCATTTGTAATGGATTTATTGTAATTAATAGTAACTTTAGATACATTACTTGGAGTAGTTGTTCCAAGTCCAACAGTATTAACCCCAACAACTTCTAGTTGATCGGTAGTTCCTGATCCGACAAATTCATTAAAGAAGTTATTATCGTAAAAGATCTTTAGTTTACCGCCAAGTAAACTAGGATCATTCATATTGAATACGATATTGTTATTCTTAGTTACTTTAATTGGTGGATTGATTGGATTGATTGATTGTCCAGTAGAACCAATTCCAATTAGGTTTACAACTTCGGGAGGATCTAAGAATAATTGTGCTCTAGATTCTGATAATTGAAAAGTATTCTTATCAACTTTTAAAACAAAATATGTTCTTTGGAATATATTCTCAGGAAGATTTGCCTCATTACCATCAGCACCGTAAGCTAGAATCTTAAATCCACTTTCTAAACCATGATCAGTAAAAGTGAAAGTATTATCGGAAGTATTGATACCTGTTGTAGGAACCTCAAATGGGTTGAGAATAAGATTCCCATCTAAAAGTTTGACAACAACATCTGAATTAGGTCCAAGTCCAGTCGTCAGTCCCGGTCTTACGACTAAAGAAACTTTATCATTAATCGAGAGATTGTGCGATTCACTGGTTTGAACGGTCAATTCTCCCCTATCAATATTCGCAGTTTGTTGTGCATAGTTTGTATTGAAGAAGTAATTCCCAATATCATCTCCAGAGTTCGTAAAGAACAACTCTGGGGCATCAGGAGCGGTCTTAAGTCCAATCGTGTTGGAAGTCTTGCGAACTACATATAGACTTGTTGGAAGAGCACTAGGAGTGGTGTAAGGACTGATTGAGTCTGTAGCCGTCAGAGATGTGTTTCCATTTCTACTAAATGTTACTAAATCATTAGTTTTTAAACCATGCTGACCAATGTGAATTGATTGTGCAAGAATAGAGCGAGATTTAGTTACTCCATTTAAAGATACATTTACTGCTGTAGAAATACCAACAGTAGTTCCAACGCCAACAGACTCTTTGGGATTAAAGTAGTAAAGTTCTTGGAATCTAGAATCAACTGGTGTAGTCTCTGTAAGTGGGAAGTTTAATTCACTTGTAAAGTAAGTAACCGCAACTCCTGCAGATGCTGTAGCAAATCCAGCATATCTTTCTACTCTAAGAATTTTTTCTGTTGGGAATGCATTAATAACTCGTAATGTTTCTGTTCCAATTCCAATAGAATCTCCCGCAGAAACATTTGATGGAACTCGATTAACTTTTAAATCAGTAACAATGCCAGAATACCCATCCTGCTCAAGAAATGTGAAGTATGTTGGTGTTGTAATCTTATGAAAATCTTCAATTCCTTGTACATAAGTGGAAACACCACTAATTCTCACAAAATCATTTTCGCTAAACTCATGATACGGAGAAACTCTGAAAGATACTGATTCTCTTCCTACTTTAAATGGTACATTTGTAAAGCTAACTTGCTCACTACTTACTTCATTAATATGAACTCCATAAATTTCTTGAACTTCTGCTGAAGCGCCTCCACCATTAGTTCCAGTATCATCAAAAACTACAGTATCTAAAACGCTATAACCTGATCCTGCAAAATCAACTTCGATCGAAGTAATCGATCCTACACCGAGGTTATCTGGCGTTGATTCTTGGTTATTAGTTTTGTATGGTTGGAAGACATAATCATATGCTTTGCCGTCACCAAAAATATTATATGGGAAGGTATTTCTAACTAATTTAGAGTTTTCAAAATCAAAGTTAGTTTGATCAATAACTAAACCTCTGATAGTATTTTCTGGAATAGCAAAACTACGGAAAGTATCTCCAATAAAATATGGAAATACTGGTGTATTGATATTATCTACAGTTGCAAAGTATGCGTAGACGCCGAGTGGAAAATCAGGAGTTTTGGTAAATTTTCCGTTATGCTCGTCAAGATCTCCAGATCCCTGATAAGCATAATCAGCAATTAAAGATCCATATGGAAAACTAGATGTGGGAGGTCTATTGATAATTTTATTAGCATCAATTTCATAGCTAGACAATTGCCTCTTAACATCGGATTGGATATTATCCGAATCTTTTAATCCATAAGGTCCATAAATTGGATTGCCGTCATATGCCCACCCAATAATAGGTGAGTGACTAGATCCATCATCTCCGAAGAAATTTCTAATCGTATTTCCATAACCGATATAATTTACAGCAACACCTACACCATAAGGTGCAAGGTAGTCTAATTCGTCTGGATCGAGTCCAAAAGACTTATTAATAACTAATGGTCTTAATGCAGCTTCAAGTCTTAGGTTTGTTCCTACTGGTTGAATATTGATAGTTGTAGTAGAAGAAGCATATCCAACTCCACCAGAAATAACTTTTACTTCTGTGATACTTCCATTGTCGTTTACAATTGCTCTAAGAATTGCTCCATTTGCCTCTGAACTGGCACTAGAGACTTGAATCTCTGGGGGACCAGAATAACCAGATCCACCAGCCTGAACAAATGCACTAATAATTCTACCATTAGAAAAAATTAATCCAATCTGTCCTAAAGAACCTCTGTTAACAGAAATTTTTGGAGGATTCTGGAAATTAATAATAGTGGATCCATAATTTGACCCTCTTTCATATAAAACAGCATCAACGATTTCACCCCGAACAATTGGAGTTGCTACAAGCTCTTGTTCCGTCTGATCTTCCGTTAGTACTTTTACAGTACATTCAATTGGAGGATACGAAAATTTTTGATATCCTGATCCAGGAGTATCTAAGAATGTATGAATTTTTTTAGTATAATTAGATCCCGATGGTTTTGTGTCACCCTTATTACCAACTTCTGCCAATCTAAAACTAGAACTATCAAGTTTCAATACTTGATATTGTTTATCACTACTCAGTCCAGTAATACTAGTAGTATCATATGTGTAATTTAGAATATCCCCATCAGAGAATCCATGATCCTCAAAATACACATAGTCTCTAAATGTATTGATACCAGTTGGTTTAACAAAAACATTTCTACTAGTATATCCTTCACCAGAATTCTCTACACTAATTCTACCAATAGTCTTTTTCTTTTCAAATGTTCTAAAAATGTGCTGACCACTATTAGCACTAGCAGCATCTTCTGAAATAGCAATGGTGCTAATACCAAGGACAGCATCAGACTTTGAATAATGTAAGAAAACAGAAAGGTCGCCAGATGTCCTTACATAGTAGTCTTGACCACTCATCAGGGTCAATTCATCTTTTACTCCACCTGTAGTAGCGATACCTAAATTATTGTTACCATTATTATCATAAACAATTCTATTACCAGTTACTAGGTTATGTTTCTTGCCAAATGTAAACCTATCATTAACAGCCTCTACATTGCCCCCTGAGATGGTGCTGATGCCTGCAAACTCAATCTGCCGGTATCTTTCCTCAAGAAGTGCTCTACCTCTTGCTCCAGTGCCATTACCGCCATAGATTTCTACACTGGTAACTTTATCAATATCAAACTCTACAGGATCAACAAATATATTGGAAACTGTACCTGCGATACTAACGATTGCACCTGCAGTATTAGCTGCACTAACTGTGGAGTCTGTAATGGTAATACTAGGTGGGTTTTGGACATCATATCCAGTTCCACCACTTAAAATATTAATTGCCTTCAGAGGTCCATAGTAAACTGAATCTTCACCTTTGTAATTAAGAATTTCTAGACCATTGATGAGCATTCCAGTATTACCATCAGCAGTAATTTCTGAGGTAGTCTGCGCTTCTTTACCACTCTTAAGATCTTGTGCTAATGTAAATCTACGGATAGGTCTAGATGGAAAAATTTCCCGCTTACCCTGACTAGCAAGAATGAAATCATGTGTTCCAGCAATACCGGTAGGATTGAAATATTCTGGAAGATTTGCTTTGATAAAAGCTCGCGATGTATACAGTTCAATTCTATTGGCAGGACTTAATACTTTTACAAAATAATTTTTTTGCTCAAGACCAAGAATATTAACTGTTCCGGGTGATGGAACATAGGAAATTTCATCTCCCGTTCTAAATGGAACATCGTTAGTAAATGCTAGGGTAGAGTATGCATCTTCTACACTGTAGTAGTTGTCAAAGTTTCCAAGAGCTACAGTAGGATCTACTAATGTAGATTTTAACTTGTCTACAGTAATTAGGTAACTGGGTAGTGAGCTAGAAGCTACATATGCTTCCCTCTTACCTGTTACAGACTCATTTTCAGTTTCAATATAAGAATTATTAATGTCTGCCAGTAACTGATTTTGCCCACCTCTAATAGGAACATTAGAAGAATTTGCTTTTAATTGAACTCTACGAATATCGTAATATAATGTTGAGTTTAATGTGGGAATAGTGCCAGAAAGAGTAATTGTATTTGTGGTGGTGTTTACCGATGCTACGGTCAATCCTGTGGCTTCTACTAACTCTGAATTTCTATTAACTATTTCTACGGTATCATTTTTTCGGATACTACTCTTATCGATAGTCCCGGTTAAAACAAAACCAGATCCAGAGAATGAAGAAACCTCATATCTAGCAGCTGTATTGTACATCCAGGAGTTGAAAAATATATTCTCATATCCTTTATTGATTTCTGGGTTTTCAATTAACCTACCTAAGTTTCTAATCCTAATAGAAGAATCATCATCAAGGTTTTGAAGTGGTTGGTTAGCTAAGAACCTGCTGAGAACACCAGTAACCTTAAATTCTACTCTCTTAGATGAATCGCCGTTCTCAAATCCATAAACAGTATTAGGAGCAGAAATATCTGTATTATTTGGAACTGTTGTTGCAATTAATGGACTTACATCAAAGAATTGAGAAATACTCTTCTGTCCATAAGTATATGTTGTTGCACCAATAGACAGAGTTCCTGTACTAGAGAATCCAATAGTAGAATCTACAGTAATTACAGATGCACCAAGTCCAACTTCACCAATATTGCGAGTTTTTCCGGGAACTACAAAAGTACCATCTGTTAGGCTTCGTTCATCAAAACCAGTAAAGAGTGAGATTTTAAAATAATTGTCTCGAATATTAGAAACTTCGGAAATGGGACCAGATGCCGCATTAAACTTATCATTTAGTACATCGTTATCCTGATATAATGTTTCTCCGACAAGATTTGAAGGATTCCCGGAAATTAACTCAAGAGAGAGTGTTTTTCTACGAACATAGTTTGCATATGATGGCTTAATGAGATATTTCTCAAGATCATTGATTTTTGGATCAATGCCAAATAAAGCCTTAAATAAAATCTTAAAAGAATCCTCAGTTCCTTTTGATTCGTAAAGACTTCTAGCCTCTTTAATAAAATTATTGACATCTAACTGTGGCGATAGATTTACTCCCTCTAATCCGGGAGCATACATCGCCTTTAACTTTTTATAAAACTCTTTTAGAAAAAGAGCACTCACATTTTGAACATTTGTGCCAATAAGGTGTTCAGATGCTGTAGTTTGCTCCCAAACTAAATCGCTAGCATTATTAGGTGCAGTATAGGAACTAATCCCGCTGAACCCTCGCGTACATCCAATAAAACTAGTTTCAGTCTTGTATTCATATCCAATAATTTCGGCATCAATCTTAATCAGACCATATTTTGAGGGATATCCATCTGTATTCTCTACAGTAATGGTATCATCAGTCTCAGAACAAGATCCTGTCAGTTGTGTAGATCCTCTAATGACATCTACAGTAAGATTATCAATCTTAATGTAAGCATCAATGTTTTCAGCAATATCTGCAGGTCCACCTTGGTAATCCTGAGAGATATAATACTGTTTCAGGAATTCGGTAAAATTGGGATTTTCCGAGACCGCAAATTCGGGAATAGATTCCGAAACAGTCTGATAAGTTTTTACTCTTGGACTTAGTGGGGAGTTTGTCTCTATCATCCTACTGTCTAATTAGCGATCCGTTGGAGTAACTGGATGTGATTTGATAACCAATACCAGAAATTTGTTGGCCAGAGGAAATCGTGTCTCTCACGATATTTATCTCCGAATTTGATAGATCTAGACTCAGGTAAATATCCTTAAGTCCAATAACATCATTCGACTCTGGGAATGCCTGTACTTCAATAATATTATCTCCAGCTGTAGTAGTGTTGATAGTAACTGCATTAAGTAAAATCTCACCTTTTAAATAATCTACAGTACCTGCAGATTTAATAACAACTTCTGCAGATTCTCCTTCTAACTTTGCTGGTTTAAAAATTGCAATATCGCCATATCTACCATCATCTCTAGGAATATCAGTTAGATATACAAATTCGGGGTCTCCAGCAATCGTAAATCCACTAGACTTAACGGTTCCACCACCTGCTAAGATATGGAATTGATTTCCAAAGCATAATTCATATTGTGCAGTCGTATTTACAAGAACTTTAAGGTCTCTACGGATTGTAACTTTTGTAATATTGGAAGTAATTGAATTATTCGTCTTATCAATAATACTTTGCGATTCAGAATACTTAAATCTACCGCCAAACTTATTCAGATTTGTAGAATTACCATAAGTTGTCAATGATTGAATAACTTCTGCCTTTAATTCGTTCGCATCATCAAAAATAGTGTTGTTATAGTAAGCAGTAGTGTCCAATTCAATGTATAGAACTTTAAGATCTTCAATTCTTTGGTTAATACCTGCAATAGAATAACTTTTAAGGTCGTTCAGGATGTTCTGCTTAGTAAAATCAGATAAAAATGTGCCATTTACTGGTTTGATACTTAAAACAACAGTTCCAAACTCTGGAGGATCTAATTCTTCACCACCAACGACAGAAACTGACTCAGTATTGGGATAAATCTTTTGAATAATAGCTTCATAGTCCCTTGGTGTAACCGCTCTGTTCTGTGCGGAGTACAATCTAGGAGCAAAGTATCGTACAGAGTCAATTGCTTCAATCTCAGCGCCATTACGGGCAGTCTGAGAAGTAGTTACGCTGATTATATTTGTCGATATTAACGAATTATTTGAATCATCTTGCACATCACCGGAAAAAGTGAAATTTTTCCCTTCATTACCAAATTTTCCATCAGTAGTGATGTAATTAATTTCAATTGTATCGCCTTGTTCTAGTTTTGATCCAAAAAGACCATCTCCAAACAGTAATTCATATGTTTCGTTCGGTGATTCTTGAATTAAGAAGATATTTGAGTCTTTTGTAACATTGATAATGTTATCAACCTTAGAAAATGACAGTCCTGCAGTAGCTCCAGACTTTTTAACATTCACCGTAAGGGTATCAATATCAACATTTGAGTTTTCAATGATAAATCTTTGATCAGTACTACCGTTTACTACCCAAGACTTGCCTAATAGGGATCCTTGATAGACTGTAATATTATTAAACGATGCTGTGCGAGGAGGATTTGACCCAACTACGCCTCCAGCATCAATTGGACTCGTTGCAACGATGTCTTCTGGAATAGAAAAGACATAAGAAGTCTTTTCAACACTACCAACTAATACTAATCCTTTCTTTAAACTAACAGTTGTGCTATTTCCATTGAATTTATAGTCAAAACTAATGATCGCTTCTGCTGCTTTACGCGATCTAGGGACATATCCAATGTTTCTTGCAAGAGAAACTACATTTTCTCTTAAAGTTGCCGAGTCTAAGAAGGATTCATTAGCAACCATGTTGCTGTTGAATGCTGTCAGGTAAGTATTATATGCTAAAACATCAATTAACAGCGAAATATTTGACCCTTCAAAGTCAAAATCAGAGAATTCTGAGTTAGACCTCAAATAATCTTTGATCGAACTCTTAATTTGATCAAAATTTAGGTTGGTATACTTAAATGATGGCATTTTTTTACCTAGTTGGCTCTAAAAGAAATTCAAATTCTTGTCTTTGAAACTCATCACCAATAATATCGTAACTAATTAGGATATCGAAAGCATTTCCATCAGGATTTGGACTTACTACAACCTTAGTTCCTGCTATCCTACCTTCAAAAGTTTTCAGTACATCAAAGATTTGTTGAGAAATTAGGTTTGCAGTACCAAAATCAACAAAATCAAACAACGAGCTATTAATATCTGTGCCAACTGTTCCCCGGAAAGGTCTCTCCCCAGGGATTGTTTGTACTAAATTCCTTACGGCCCGTTTGATTGCGTCCTCATTCCTTAAAACTTGGATATCACCAGTAACAGGGTGTGCTTTAAAGGACAAACTAATGTCTTGAAAAGCCCGTGAATTGGTTTCAGCCACGAATCGACACTATATATCGATATTATTTATAGTCACTCTTGGAGAAGATCAGGTTCTGTCTCATCATTTTTATAATCACCTGCTACTTCACGAAGAATTTTGTCTGATTTTTTACGATCAGTCTTAACTCCCCAGGAACCACCGACACCACCGTCCATATTTACAATAAGATCGTCATCCATTTTTGTTACTATAATATTGTAAGATTATTTATTGCTCTTTCTCTGATTCTGTTTCCCAGAAATATTCATCAGTATCTCCTAGTCTACCCCATCTAACACCATTCTCTACCTGAAAGTAATGTGTACTTACTTTGAAGTCTGGTATAAGTGGTTCTTCGGGTGTAATAGACAAGTCAAAGATTCGTGTTCGGTTGTTGGGATACAAGCAAAATTGACCATTCTCAAGCTCAATACAGTTATGTGACTTATGTTCGTCAGGAATTTCGCTAACATTAGTATTTGTGGTGTCTATGTCTGGATGAAAGTTATCTAAGGTGAAGCAGTATTCGCCGTTAAGGGTGCCGAAGTTGCGTGTGCGTACTTGGAAGTCCATTGACCCGATAAACTGCTTCTCAAGGCATCTAACCCCATAGTCCATACAGTTCCAGAACTGAAGGTTAGGGAGATCTAGATCAGGCGTCGGCGTTTCGGGACGCGAGCAAAAGGCGGAAATTGGAAGCTTGTCAAACATTGCTGCATACTTAGGTAAGTATGTCTCAAAATAAAAAGCGCGTCCAGGTATCGATTTACACGATACCCAAACGCCCTCTACAAACTCACCAAATCCATCTTGGAAATCTCTAAGGTATTCTTTACGAACCCAGACTTTCTGTGGTGGAAGATTGATGATTAATTGACTCATTTTCTATTGTCCAACTTGGAGGATGAAAAGCACAATACTCATTGAATGTGATCTTCATTTCTTTATTAGTTAGGTTAGCATTCCTAGCAGCCTTCGGTAAGTTCCACTTAGCAGAGAATAACATCTCCATGGATTCACGAGTCTCTACTCTCACTTACCTTGACCCCGATACCTCTTCTTACGAGCGTTCGCGCTCGTGGCGCTAAGTTTTGTATGCTTGCCAGTACCTTGACGAGTTTTTTTGGGGGTGGCTTCGATAAATGATCCACCGCTCAATGATTTGCTGATTTTAGCCATAATGATTCAATTCTTTCATAGTGTGTGAAATTCTATCAGGATGAGGACGCCCTGTCTGATAATAAGAGTAGGCGTAATCATCCATTATATCTAAGAACTCGTCTTCACTCAAATCGGTGTGCGTCTCAGCACCATTGATATAGATTGTGTAGACTGTCAGTGCCATCAGATAACACGCATTTTCTCGTGACCAACTCTGATACGAGGATCACACCAGATCTCGATTCCTGCTTCGATAGCATCCAGACAGAAACTCACATCCTCTCCACACATGTCCTGGACATCCCCAGACTCGAAGACTTGCATCTTGGGTGCAAACCATGGATACTTCATTTCAGCATGCTCAAAGACGCCGTGCTTGATGAGTACCCATCCGAAACCTGTGTAGTCTACGGTGAAGGGCTTCTTACGCTTGGACATCGTTTCACCAGTCTCATGATTCATGACACCACCGTTGTTACGGAAGTCGCCTTCATCCAACCAGTGAGCAACAGATGTAGTACGACCATCTTCAGTCATGTACCAACCAGCTGCAATCTGTTGATCCATAAGAACCAACTGCAAGAACTTCTCAGTATTGAATACAATATCAGAGTCGATCCACAACTGATAGTCATACTTCAGTTTACCATCCCAGGGAATCTGGTCCGGTCCACGCAGTACATTTGCTCCAAGACACTTACAACGAGCAAAGTTTACCATGCTGCTGTAGTCTTGTGAAATCTGAATACTCGCGCCCATCTGTACTAAGTCGAAACTTAGCTGCAGGAACGACTTCATGAATTGATATGAACAACCCCGACCAGGAAGACAGAATACAATTGCTTTACCCCTAAGCATCTCACGGGCAGCATCATAATCCCATTCTGGTTCTTCTTTCTTCTGGGGCGCTTTTGCTTTTACAGTAAATCCTTTAGCCATAACGATTAATTACGCTTCATCATTCTAACAGTTTATATAGTCCTAGTCAATAGGACGCATCTTGATCAATATCGCCCCTGACCATCTCAACTTCGTGATCTGTCAGGTCGATTTCACTACTCTTAATCTTTTCCTTAAATTGCTCTGGAGTGAGATTGGCAAAGATACATTTATCTCCTGAATACACATGAAAGATAGTCTCAGTCTTCGTCATATTTTTCTTCTAGGAAGATCCCATCTACATCAAGATTTAACGCAATCTCAGTACCCTCGTACCAATCTAATTCATTGCAAAAAGTCTCTGGCAAACTCACGATATATTCATCAGTCACAGGGTCGATCCTTACACTGGATATAATTCTGTGAGATTTTTTTTCCATTATGCGAACCTGGGAGTCATTCTTATATATCAGAATTTTTTTTTATTCGCTTGATATTGAGAGGTCGAATTCGGTTCGTTGTAGGTTATAAGGACCCATCGAATTTAAACCACTGTGTGATAAGAACTGTGTGAGTACTAAGTGATACTCAGAGCATCATGATGTAGGTCCCCCTCAGTGATACTCAGAATGCCTCAGAATGCCTCAGAGCTGTTACATAGTGCCTGTGAGTGATTGATAGTCAGCTGGCATGTGATTGGTGTTCTTGGTGTGATGCCTCCATATTATACCATGATACCTGCCATAATGCAATTGTGTCCTGTCTGTAACATAAAAATCCTGATACTTGACAAACTGCGAGTCTCATGGTACGCTCGCTTAGCTAACATCGTGAGAGCACATTTATAAGACTTTTATAACACTTAAAGAAAACACGCAAGTATATTTAAAAAGGTATTTAATAACTTTCCGCGTACTCACTCAGAGGGCACTCAGAGACACTCAGAGAGCACTTAAATAACACTTAGGTGGACTCTAATCTAATCACATCTTCCCACTGATGAGGGTACACACAGAGGCAACATTTTGTCTCACCGTACTTACTACCAGGAGAGGCATAAGAGTTAAAACAAACAGTGATATATGAGGGGTCTATGAAGTTTACATAACCCTCAGTATTACCTATTCTAACTAACTCTCCTTTGGTAAACATGATGTTGTTAGTTGATAGTGTGTTGAGTCTAATAAGTCTGTGATATGTGTTGGTAACTGTCCCTCATCATTCCATTTCATTTTGTACTGTACGATTAGTGACACTAACAGGGAAAGTTGCTGATGTGATAATTGTACTGTACTGACTGATTGTTGATTCATCAATTTTTAGGGCGGCGATGGCATCATTGCAATTGTAATACTTAACAACCTCTTGATAGAGATTATCATCATAGTTTACCATTTAGAGAGACATTCAAGTTTAATATAAGAGGGAACAGATTCATCCACTGTTGTATCATCAGTTGGGAATTGTTGCCCATCTTTATTATACCACATATCATCAGGAATGTCATCCATAATTGTATCGATCATGTGGTCGAAGATGAAGTCTAGTTTTGCCATTGATTGTAACCCTTACTCAGAAAGAATTTCTAAATCGATAACATCGATATCCTCTAACATTATATCACAGATCCGGGCGATTTCCTTTTGAGATGATGCACCGAGTCTGAAGATATGCTGATTATTGTCAATCCTTACAAGTTGTAGATTGACGAACTCTTCGTATTTAGCGATGAAATTAGCAATAAAGCGAGGATGATCCATAATGAGATCTAGGGCGATTTCAGCAATTGCTTCAGAGTGAAACTCGATGCCCTGTGCAAGTCTTTCAATTGAAAGTTTTGTGTTGTTTGCCATAATGATCATGTGGGAGTTAGGCATATCAGTTAGAAGGGAATTGAGCGAGTTTAGCATCAGCAAGAGAGGCAATCATAGTCCATACCATCTCACCGGACATTTTCTCTTGATCACAAATATACTCTACATTATCTTCCATCAATTCTAAAACTTCAAGTGCTTTCAATTCGAGATCTGTCATGATTAGAGAAGGATGAGGATTAGGACGATTGAATAGAAGCGGGCATAACATGATGCCCACTCTTTTTTAGTTTTGATCATGCGAAGGTGTAACCATTGACGAAATCGTCAGCGTTGTAAACTTTGCTCTTACCTGCCTGCCCTACAAACTTGCGGACATACCAAACGAAATCCTTTTGAAATACTCCCTCACCAGCGATGCAGAATTCATCGCAGAGAGCGTTAAGGCGTGATTTAGTGGTTACAGACTGCCAACCGCCATCGAAGATGGTCATGGTGTCGTCTGTGACTTCTGCGATCTTGTTGCCATGCAGGCGAACGACAGAGGTGCCTGAGGTCTCATCAAAATAAACTGCTGTATTTCCTGAAGACCAGTTGCGGTTAGACTGGATGGCGGCGTTCATTTGTGATTCGATCTTACGCATGATGAGAGAAGAGAAGAGAGTTAAGAGGCGGGAGAGGTGCTGTCCCCTCCACTCCTATAAGATACACGATTTTGGGGCGCTGTGCCGTCACCTTGTGACACTTTGGCAACTGGTTTTATTTGCCTGTTCCCATGGGATCGATCGCAGTTTCCTCTAGTTCAGAAATACTATACATCGTTGTGGGGAAATTACGAATAACAGCATCACATAATGCTACAATTAAATCCTCTGCTCCATCTGCTGTGTGACCGTACTTTTTCTCTATAATAGATTCAATGTCTTCCATGAGTTGATCTCTTGCATTCATGTTAGTATAGAGTTGTTGTTTGATAAGGGACATAATCAATGAGAGAGTGAGTGTTAGTTAGTAAGAAACAATTTTATAGTTATTGAGTTCATCTCGTATAACTCTGTTTATTGGTGATAACAAACTACGCTCTAGTCGTAGTTGCCAACCCTCCACAATATCATTCTCAGCGATAACAGCGAAACCAAAACATCCTGGAGTTGGCATCATAAAGAGACCATGCTTTTCTGCCTCTTGACTATTAGCGAAACCTCGGGCAGTGATAGTCCAATCTTTACCAAAGTAAGCACAAATAAAATCTCTCATATCAATCAACCTCCGAACATGTCATCGAATAACTGTTGCCCAGAACGCTCATCTTTCTCTGCTTTCTTTGCATATTGTGCCATGCGTTCTAATGCCTCCTCACGAGAGATTGACTCGGGAAAGTAATAATGACGACCAGCAGGGTTTGTGTAGCGCATAGTTTTGAAAATAGAGAGTGAATTAAGTTGTTCTTTAATGTTCAGTTTGATGCCTCCATGAATACATCGTAGAAGCAATTAAATGCAAAAGGATCATGGCAGAATGAAGAGATTCCGCTTTGATCAGCGACCCAATCATATGCCATATCAATATCAGCACCGGTCTCAATCACAAAGGATTGCAGACCTTGAAGAGCGGAGATGAAAGCAGAGTTGTTGAGAAGCATTGGTGTTTTGTTCATGCTGTTATTATGGCAGGTTTTGGGGCGAATTGCAAGCGATAGTGGACACTAGCCCAACTGTCACACTAGAATATGTTGGTCCATGCTTGATGTTTAGCAGAGCTAATCCTACCGTCTTGAAGTAATCCATCACAGACACGACAGAATACTTCAAACTTCTCCAATCGTGTCATGTTAGCATCAACACCAATTGCAGTTTCACCGACGACTTTGAGAACTTGACCTTTGAGCATGATGTAAAATAGAGGGATGAATGATGAAGCGATTAGAGTGAATTAATCGCTTCATTTAAGATCAGAAAGGGTTAGACCATGACTCGTATTTCTTCATGGTGATGTAACCTTCCTTGCAAAGTGCATCAGTAAAGTATGACCACTGCAAACGCTTGGCAATTGCATCAGTCGCCATTTTTGTGCCCTTAGTATCACATTTCCAGTTGTAACGGAATTGCTCTAGTGCTTGTGCTTTAGTGATGGATCGCATGGGGTGTTTTCCTTTGACTCTCTTATAATACACGAAAACAGACCCCGCACAACCAGGGCTAGACCAGTTCCCCAACTGGATGGAAAAAACACTAAATGTTATCCATGGTTCTCCATAAATTCATCGAGAGTGTAACCTTCGCCTGTTGATGTTTCTTCAATTAATTGTTCTATTGTGTACGATTCCATCTCTTTACGATATTCTTCTGGTGTTGGATCTTGTGGATCGTAATCATCGTGGCAGAGGTAATCCCACTCATGAACAAGTGCATCAATCAATTGTTCTTTAGTGTAGTTCATACAAAAAATGCCTCTAATCCTGTATAATTAATTTGCATCGAAGTGAAGGAAGTAGTATCCTTAATGCACACCTCCTTTCCTACCTTATTTGAGTTGATGGGGGAATGATAAGTGTGCGTAGTGCCTCTCTTTGCTGTTGTCTTTGTTTTACAGAATCCCCAGATTGTGCGAACACGATCAGTAGTGTAACTATAAACATCTGGATGAAGTAACCAAATACGAAGTAAGTTCTTCTTGTATTCTTCACATTCATATGAATATCCATCTGGGGCATTATGATAGAAACTCGGTGGTAGTTCCATCGGTTGGTTCATCATCAGAGGTGTCTTCATTATACCAGAAATCGTACCAATCGTGAGGTGAGTTTGTTACATCTTCAATGTTATTCATTTACAGTAAGATGGTTGAATTTGACACAATTTGTCGTTTCTCTTATCAACAACATTTTGCATATTGTCGGCAAGATCAATACAGAGCAATGCCCCGAAAAGACAAATAGAACAAACAAGAGTAACTCTTAAAACTATCACTGGACAATCTCCACTAGTTTATCCATAACTGGTTTAAGATCATGTTCTTCAGCGTCACTCAAATCAATATACATTTGTTCAATACACCATAGAATTACATCTGCTTGCGCTTTAGTAACTTCAATTGTACTGAATGTGGAGGTTGTCATTTTTTTGGAAATTGTGGTCTTTACTATTTAATGAGGTTAACGAACTCTCTCAATTGTTGAGTCATAATAGTTCATCATCTTACTATCACGCTCCGCAAGGAATAGCAGGTAGCATGTGATAGTGACAAAGGCAATAATGCCACTTAGAAGAAATTGTGTGCCTCTCATTGTGTTAGATAGAAGGATAAAAAAATGAAGCGATTAGAGTGAGTTAATCGCTTCAATCACCAGCGAGTTTGAATTAGTGCAGAGTTGAAAAGTTGTGGTTCTGTATGCATATCAGTAACTTCATACTTATAACCCTCAACACGATTCTCAACCTCTTTCTCAAATGATTCTTTGTTGATATATGACTTAGATTGCATTTTATCGCAGAATGTAACTGTCTTATACATTAGACGCTCGCTGATAGTTCCATCAGCATACTTGACGGGATAGAAGTCAACTACCATGTGAGCGCCGTTTGCTGTGAGTTGCATGCTGTGAGGTGTGTTCCTTTGACTCTCTTATAATACACGAGATCGGGGACCGATCAACCGGGGCTATGCCACTTCGGGAAGTGGTTGGATAATGGAGAACCGTGATTGATAATTATATGCGAACCGAGTACGATTGCCATGGATACCCCACCCCAACCAATTATATGCATGTTTCATATAGAAATCTACTGATTGATCCTCACTCCTAAGATAAAGTTCATAACGATTCCATTGAGGTTCGTTTACCATGTAACGCAATTGGGTTTCAATACTATCAACATTTCCACCAAACTTAGCAGCAAAAGATCCTAATCCATAATAACGATTGGGAGAGGTCCACTGAATTAAACCAAATCCACCTGATTTACATCCATGATATCCAGTCATTGCGCCACCCTCACAAACTAGCGTCTCAAACTTAGACTCTTGTTTAATATTGCCCAACACGACAGCAAGTGCATTTTGATTGCGAATTCCTCGCTTCTGGAGAAACTCAAGTGTTTTTTGTTCGTTTGTTGTACAATCAAAGCAAACTATAATTGGTGCGGGAGGTTGATTGTAAGTAATCATAAGAATAATTTAGAAGAAGAAATAAAGAGTAGAAATGATAACATAAGAACTACATCCCATGACTTAGTTCTTACAAAGTACGGCACTGATATTAAATCAGCAACCAACATCATCATAGCACCTAGAGTTGAACTTACATGAAGAACAATGAAGTATGAGATGATAGAAAGGACACTACCAATAATTCTGGCAGTGACATCAATTTTCATGTTGCTGTCTCTCGTTTGATATTTTTTTCGATCTCTTTCAGATATCTTGCCTTGCCTGGTGTCATCGATGTAACAACAACAGCACCATTAGGACCGTGCCAAGTGTAGTGTTTGCCGATTCGATACAAGATGAAATCATAAGATTTCATTAATTTTCGCAGTTCTTTGGGGATCTTGGTACTCATGGAGGTGTCTTAACCTTACATATTCTAGCACCCCACCACTAGAGTGGCAAGGTAGCGGGTCCGGTTCGTGAACTGGTTGATTTCTCTAACCTTTTGCAGAGATTTAAGGCAGACTGATAGTTACGGCAGACCTTATATTGTCTGCCCTGATGTATAACTACGAATTTTTTGCTATTTACAAGCGGGACCGCTGCCACTAACCCGTTTTTGCTCACATATCCAGAATATCTTAGTTGTGCATCAAGGATGTGAGTATTTGTATGATAGAAGGAACGATAGTTATCAGACATTCATATTAACACGCATGATTTGCACATTACCATACTGAGATTCAACGAGTTGTTCTGCACCTTGTTGATCTTGGCACTGAACATTGACAGTTTGCATTCCAGTCCTAGCAGAGTAGAATGTGACTTCAGCAGAGCGATTGTTGTTTCCGAACATAATAAAAGAGAGAATTAGGCGAATGAGTGAGCAGGGAGACCGTCAACAAAGATGAGATCGATGACTCTTTGCAAACGATTGCGTGTTGCTTGTGATGCTTTGCCACACAGAGGGACAGTCACAACACCGTGAGATTTACGGTAATCTGATAATTTGCCAGGGATGATTCTACCCTCTGCAATATCCTTTGCATCATCTTTGTGTAGACGGATGACACGACCGATAGTCTGTGCCATCTCAATCACGGGCAGATTACGCAGTAGAATAGTATGAGTCAAACCAGGGACATTGATACCCTCAGACAGAATGGAGTAGTGAAAGACGATAAACTTTTTGTCATCATCTTTACCCCACTCAGTGAGGGTTTCAAAGAACTTATCACGACCAACTTTCTGACGATTGACATATGCACCATGCTTTGATGTAATATGTAAGATGTCATATCCCATCTCATTGAGTGAATCAAGGATATCTGTGCGTGATAGCATAGCCCACAATATGCGAGTATTGGGAGCAGCAACTAGAATCTTTGCAGAACTCTCATCACCAAGATCATCGATGATATCTAACACCATCTCACGATCTACATCATGTGCATTATGCTTGTTACGCACAAGTTCTGTCTCATGGACAACTAACTCTGGAGGAATGATGCTGCCATTGTTGATAAGTTCGGGGGCAGGTACACTCTCCAGAGTATCACCGAAGACGACTTTATTGTTCATCCCAGCAGCATACGGATTGCGTGAGTATTTGGGAGTTGCAGTAAAGAAATAAGCATTAGATGCTAGTTGTGAAGTAGCAGCAACACCAACAAAGTGATTCTTTTGAGTTGCATTGTGTGCTTCATCACAATACAAAACATCGACTTTGATGCCACTGTCAACAATCTTGTGTAAACTGTGGTAGGTAGTGAAGATCAGTTGATGGACAACTGCATTCATACAAACATCATCATGACGCTGAATCTCAGCGACTTTAGTAGTCTTGAAATGAGAAGTCTCACCACTGTGAATATGCATCACAGTATAGTTGTTGTTGTACTCATATCCATCAATACCGTCAAGATATTGCATGAACTCACTACAAAGTTGTGAAGCGAGGAGAATACGAGGAGCAACAACAACTACAGTGAGAGGATTGACTGCACTGTCAAGTTTACGAACACAATCTTCCATCATGATGACGGTCTTGCCGCCACCAGTAGGAACATAGACACACCCTTTAGTTGCGTTTTGAATAGCATCAAGAGCGCGTTTCTGGTGAGGTCGGAGTTGCATCAAGTGCGTTGCTTGCTTATGGGTTAATTATAGCAGATCCATATCCTTGCGTCTATGACCACCAGACGGTTCATCAACTGTCCTAGTATACTCGTACCATGGATGAGTATACTCTTGTTGCATATTATTCTCTACCCATTTCTTCAGAGATTCGTATCTCGCTTTCCAAATTAACGCTTCTTCAGTCATTTTTGTCTAATACTTCAATGTGTGATAGAAATTGTGCAGGTGCTTGAAACCATAACATTTGTGCATGTTCCCAATTGTCAACAACTACAGATTGTTTATTTGAATAAACAATTTTGTAATCATGTCTCTCATAAGACTCGCTAGAAGTTTCTGTGAAATAACGCGGATCGTTACGGTCAATCAATTGGGACATTCTGGTTTGAGTCGATGTCCATATTCTATCACAACTTCATCGTGTTCTGCGAGGTCAGTTGTGACAGTTCTTCGAGTGATTTTATACTTATCACCAAGCATTTTAGCAGCAGTATGCAAAGCCCATGCTAATTCATTGTCTTTAGACATTTTTCTCCGCTCGTATTTGCTTGAAGTATAGTTTATAATAGTTTTTCTTTATAGATTCAATCTTGAGCATATCTTCTTCAAATCCTAAGAATTTAAGCATCTGATATGACCCCTCTAACTCACTAATTAACCTTGCATAATTAGCAGAACATCTCTCCTGTCCACCAAATTCATACTTACTCAACGCCATATAATACTCCACCTTTGAATGTTAAATATCGTCGCGGAAGTGCTGCATAGTGCGCGTTCCACTGCGCTGGATATACTTCTATCTCCTTATCTATGAATACGGGACTAACTTTACCATGACAACCATTTGGAACTGGTTTTACTTTCTCCCATATATTCTCTGCTTTCTCATTGATAATAAGATCTTGTGTTCCTTGATAATTGATATCCCACAATCTACCTAGAGGATCTATCCAATAATGATACATGCAACACTCTAAGTCCTTGGTCTGCAATTCTTTAGTAAACCCAGCACCAAGATCATAAGAAGATCTTAGAGTATCAAACATGCCCATGTTATTGATAGATGTGAAACATCATACCGTGGTATCCAGAGTTATACTTTTTGCCTGATCCTTTCATCTGAAGATGGAACAGTTTAACTCCACTAGCGGTACGAAAATGTAATGTCGTATTATTTAGAGTCCACTCTCCATCCTCACATAACTCTCTAAGATATGCAACATCGATGAAGCGCATTTCATCAGTTTTCTTATTACGCCATATCATTTGACTCACAGGATATCCATCATTAAGACCATGACGCACTATCACATCAAAAATTGCCATCTTATTGGCGTTCATGAAGGTCATGAAGGCGTCTTTAATACCCTGAGGGATATTGTCAGCGTACACACGATTTTGACGGATCTCAGCGTCACTCAGAACGAGATCCTTATGGCGTAAACAAACAGTAGACATACCAAAGTTATTAGGAACACCAAAGAACAACCTAATAAACAGAGCTGGAAAAGTCTCTTGAAGTCCAAAATACTCAATGAATTTACGAGAGGATAATAATGCTACTTGAGTATGGTTCTTACTTACATTCTTGACAGAGTATGCAATACCAGAATCGTTGTCATAAACATCGACTTTAGTATCTGGGCGACCATTAACAACATGATCACCACCAAATACCTCATTTAAATATGCGGGAAGATCATGCTCATATGCATGACCCTCAAATTTGGCGAGTCGTCCTGCTTCAGTAGCGTTCATGGTTCCCTGTCTTATGTCTATATTATAGCAACTAGAACCGGATCATGACTTCTTTTTGGTCCGCTTCTTAAAGTGTCCATCCATCATGGAATCTAACACAATTTCACCAAATTTCTCACTAGGTTCCCACAATGGTGACATGAGAGGATATTTATCTGCATATGGAGCACCTAAACCATATACTGCTTGACAGAAACTTTGGTAGGGACCTAACATTCTATATGGTTCATCTGACTCATCTGTCATTCTTTGACGCAGATAAGTTTTATCCTCTGATTGTGCTTGATGTCTAAAATAATCAAGTCTAATGTTCTCTTCAACAGGAACTTCTTCCATCTTCTCATATACTAATCTACGCTCAGTTGAGTGTAGATCTTTATCCTCAAGCAACCTACATGCCGTTTCTCTAGCGTTAATCCAGAAATCAGATTGACGATACTGTGTACCAAATTGTAGATAGAATGCCATAAAAGCAGCAGCATCGATCTGGTGATCTCTCCACCTATCTTCAATTTCTAGACGCTGTAAGTTATTGCATGGACTATCATTATCACCAAATATAAATTCTCCTAATGCTTCGCCAACATCAGTCTCAACATAACTATTAAACCCAATTAAATCATCGTTCATACCTAGAGCACGACCACATCTTGCATACATTTTATTACTATGAATGCAATACTCAGATACTTTATGATCAGAATCAGTCTTCTTATATGAGCAATGCTTTTTAACAGCGCAATGCTTATTAAAATCTTCTACTGCCTCTTCTTCAGTTGTAATCTCATGATCATATGAATAGATCCATGTTTGTGCATCTTGTGTAGGAATACCAGTCAAATATCCATGCTCACATGCAATAAATGCGCTGTAGTCCCAGTCACCAGGAATCTTACGATTAACAGTTAATTTTGTATCAGATGGATTGAATAGTGCATCTTTAAATGAAGTCTTATCCCACAGTCCACCTCTTACACAGTCAACGACGAAATCAAACTCCTCACCGTCGATATATGCACTATCCTCATCAAATGTAACATCTTTAACTCTCTTATCAACTAAGTTAAGGTTAAAGTGTTGATTTCGTACATTATCCCAAAAGAAGTCAACAAACTTACCTTCATCAATATGCATTGATACCTCAGTAGGATCAAACATAACGAAGAAGTTTTTATCAGTACGATTACCAAACCCAATAAACTTTAACCCAAGTTTTTGAGTCGCATCAAATCTTTTATGAAAGTCGAGTGTACTAATTGTGGTGTTGGTAGCAATAACAGTAAGCCAAAGTGTATTGACTTGCACTCCGAAGTTGTCAATTTTATGCGAGCAATCCCGTATCCATGTAATTTCGTCATCCTGAAAAATGCTATCTGAATTATCTCTACGAGCAATGAGTTGTGTAACAGTCGCTACAGCATCTGCACCTGCACCGATAACAGCGATTTTCCTACTCATGCGTCTAGAATTATATCTTCGTCTATTTAGTTAAGAACCGGTAGAATATCATAGTCTTCAATTCCTTGCTCTTTTAGCACATTAATGTACCAGATTACATCTTCTTGTCTGTAGAATACTGCCTTTTGAAATGAAGAGTATCCTTTCTTTGGACGCTTCCAACAGAGAGCGAATTTCATTGAACTCATAGCTATAGTTGTGCTGAACTTCGACAAAGTTAGTCTACTTGGTTGCCCAGGTCTTGTCAACCGTAATGTTGGCAAGACGAAACTCATCGTCAACAAACTTCATCATAGACTTATCGTTGTGGACAACATAACCCTCTGGATTTGTAGGAGTTTGACCGATGAATGTCTTGATAGTACCGACTTTGTTGAGTTGATCGATAACCATCTTCTTAGCACTACGAATAGAAATATATGCAGCAACTAGAAAATAGAACTCACGACGGTGATGTGCAATAAACATAAGACCATCAGATTCCATGTTGTCATACTTTTTCTGAGTGGCAGCAGTCTTCTTCTTACCTTTCTCAGTTTGAATAGCAACTCTGTAGAATTGTGCAAACTCAGCAACCATTGTCTTTGCATTGACAATGCCACGACCAGCACGAATGCGCTGATTGAAGAACTTCTTAATGAGAAGGTGCATCATTAGATTAGATCTACCTTGACCTTGTAAGATGTCAAGAAACTTAGAAGATTGCTTTAGCGCACCTTGTGCGCGATTGATGTGAGCATTGAAAGTATACAGATCTCCTTGATCAAACAAAGAAGAACCAGTGGCATCAATAAAATTCGCACTGGCAACAAAAACATCTTCAGTAGAATGATACTTAGGGGCTTTCTTGAGAGGTACAACTTCCGCAGTCTGTAGAGTATCGCCCTTGTATTTTGTATGAAATACGATTCCAAGTTTGGAAAGATGAACGACAGAACCTGTACGGGAATTACGATCAACAGCGTAAGTAATAGTATTAGGAGTGAAACAAATAACTCTGTTTCCACCGATAATGCCGCTTCTCTTATCTTCCGCAGTGAATAATAAGTCACCTTGAACGATACCTGAGATATTGAGTTGAGGAAGATACTGCAAGCAATCTTTGAGTTTAGATGCAAGTTGACCAGTATAGAAACGATCTACATCAGTGTCATCAAAACAGATCTTTGGATTGACTTTGTTGAATACTGATTTAGTACCAACAAAGAAACGACCACTGACAGGTTCTGTGCCACAAATGATAGCTGGAGCACCATCCCACTTCGTGGTGATATTTAAGTCACTAGACTTGCCAGACAACATGTCACTGAACTGACGCAAAAATGTGATGACATTGAAACCACCAGCGGTGCCGCTGTTCAGGATCTCGTCTTCTAGGTGCTCAAGGTGTGTGTTCTTCATGTCTGTATTATAGCGCCTACACTGCGTTGTGGGCGGTTTAGTGGACAGTTCTTCATCTGAACCCAGGACCGTTTGCCCAGACCACTAGAGAGCGTCTAGTGCCCCTTGTGACAGGTGTCACACGATGAACCACATAGCTAGGAAACATCGTAACTATGCCTCTATCATCTGCTGCTGTTTGAATGACACCATTATGTAACTGCAACTCACCACCATCATAATCATCAGGATCAGATAGTTGCACCGACATACTTAACTTTCTGGGTGGCATTTCACCCAGAACCATATTATCTACATGCCAACGATAAAATGAATCATTATCATTGTAAACAGTATATTGTAGATGTTCATGAAATCCATGAATATCAAATCTCCAATGCATACCATTCATACATCTAAGAATATTACCCAGTCTGTCATATATCCACTCAGTATCATCATTCAACTCAATCCATGAGTTCTTTGACTTTCTAATACTTGTTTCTATTTCGTGCGATTCTTCATCCTGCCCTACAACTGAGTCATGAGGATTTAATGACTCTCCATAAGTAATAATCTTATCACATTCTTCAGATGTAAATCCATCTTCCCAAGACTCATATAATATTTCCCCCGTACCAAAGTTTGGTGAGGGAGATATGCGATAAATTGACATAATAAAATCAGTAAACTACTTTAATATCCCCATTATTAGGAATCACTTCATATTTGCTACCCTTAACAGCGCGACCACCTTGACCACCAGCAGCGCCACCAAATGCAGGTTGACCCCAATCACCACCGGATCCACCGGGTTGACCGGGTTGGCCACCTTGTCCAGGAGTACCAGCTCTTCCAGGGGTTCCAGGTTGACCGGGTTGACCAGGTTGACCGCTACCACCGGGTGTTCCACGACCACCACGACCACCAGGGGTTCCAGGAGTTCCAGGAGTACCAGCACCACATGATGCACCACCACCACGGCCACCAGGAGTTCCACTAGATCCAGGAGATCCACTACCACCAGGTTGACCGCCTCCGCCGCCACCACCTGATCCACCGGGACCGCCACCACCACCAGGGGTGCCAGGTTGTCCAGGAGTGCCAGGTTGTCCAGTGATATTGCCCGTCTTATAGTTCCAACCGCGACCGGGAGCACCTACCCCACGATAGCCGCCGCCACCGCCAGTTCCATTGTATCCTGAAGGACCACCTGAACCACCGCCACCACCTGAACCACCGCCGCCGCCACCGCCGCCGGATCCACCGCCACCGCCTGATCCACCGCCACCACCGGATCCACCGGAGCAATGATGCCGATGTCTCATACTGTTTCTTGCCTGAAATGTATTTCTGCTCTGATAACCTTGCCTCTCCTGTTTTGGTCCCCTTCTACTACGGGGCCAACCACCATACCGTTTTCTTCTAGATCTTCTATCTCTGTTACTATTTCTATTTTGCTTACCGGATCTTTGCTGATACCCATGTCTCTGCTGACCGCCACTACCGGGTGATCCAGGACTACCATTTCCACCACGACCACCGGGTGATCCACTACCACCTGAACCACCGGGTGATCCAGGACTACCAGGAGATCCAGAAGATGCACCGGATCCATTAGATCCAGGAGATCCGTTAGATCCAGTTTTGCCACCACCACCACCAGCATAAATGCGAGAGTCTGATCCTTCGCATTCTACAAATACTTTACGAATTGCAGGAGCACCAGGATTAGATATTTCAATCGCATGACCGCCAGGTTGTCCCTGTGCATTTCCCCCGGCAGAATAAACACCATATGATGGTGGTGCATTATTTACATAGATGTTTAGATTTGATGATGCATCATTAGCAACAACAGCAGGAGATGCAACACTGGTACTAACAATTCTACCTTTTATCCTTAGATACTTTGATATATTTCTGTTAAGATTTCCATTCCATTGTGCATTGATACTAGGAGTTGATGGACTATTTAAATCAGTAACACTAAAGTTTTCTTCTTCAGAGTTAGCTGCCTGCTCAATTACATATTCATCAATAATACCTCTAAGATCTTGAGGTGTGATAGCTCCACTCGTACCAACACCTACATTTTCAGTTGCATCCAACACATATGGTAGATGAGGAGAAGATGATGTGGCATATTTGCCTGTATTGAAATCATATGGTGCATCAAGATCTGTGACTCGATGCATCTCAGATGCAGAAATTGAGGCGGAAGTATTACCTACTGCCGCCCTAACATCACCATAAGAAATCTGTGTTCCTGGTGTACCTGTGAGGAGTTGTTGAGTTTTTGTGCTCCAATCTCCGTAAGCCATATATCAATCCTTATGAAAGCGTGAATGTTACTGAACCAATACCCGCAACCGAGATATAAATTTTAGTCGGATCTGATGCGTCCTGCTCAATATTTAGGGCTGAAGTTCCAGATGAAACATATGATCTGAAGATGCTAGCATCTGTTGCACTCGAACCTTGAGTGGTTGCATATTGGTGCTTATTATATGCCTTGTTATAGGTCATATGTGCAGTACCAAAACCAACAGGAGTTACACCGAACTCAGCACCAGGTTGAACAGCATTGTCAACATTAGCCAGGATTTTAGCAGAACGATCAGCATCGCTATCAACAATACCACCAATATATCCAATTTCTTGAATATATTCAATAGGATCGTGATACTCACTTAGAACTGTTTTAATACCAACTGCATCAGGACCATTACCTTGGAAAAATAGGTTGTTAACATCAGAATTAGCATCAAACCAAAGACATCCAGCTTTAGATCCAACTGGTGTTCCATCATCTGTATTGCAGAGAATAAGACTACCAACAGATTGTGATATATCAATTGTCGAAGAAGGGGATAATGTATCGAATCCAACTCTAACAAAACTCCCGGTATCAGTACCACCAAGACCAGTATGATTACTGTAGAACTTGGCATTTTTATAAACTTCTACGGCATTAGAGTCATTTAGACTAACCTTAGTACCGATACCAACACCACCCTCAAAGATTGATTCTCCACCAACAAATTCCTGAGATGCATTTCTTCTCAGTCCAACATAGAAATCAACATCATCTTGACGCTTACCTGATGTAGTACCAATACCAATACCACCATATCCAATTACAGCAATTTCAGCATTGTCATCCATGCTGATTCCTTCTTCTACTCTAATACCACCAAGTGTAGTATTAAATCCAACCTTCTTAATTAGTAAGTTAGTGTTATTTCCGTCAGTAATGTCAAGGTCAGCAACAGATGTAACACCGACAGATCCAATCATGAACTGACAACTAACCGCTCCTCCTACAACAACACTTGTACCACTAATTTCTCCAGTACCACCATCTAACCGAATAGATCCAAATGTACTAATACCACCACCATTATAAACAAATGTACTCTGAAGAGTCAAAGACTCTGCGAAAAGTGATGTTGTAGTAATAATACCACTCAAGTTAGCAAATACTGTACCAGATGCAGAAACTTGTGTTGATAGATCCCCAAAGACTAAGGTATCTGTAAGAATTCTACATGTGCCACCAATATTGACTTGCTTGAATGTTGCAGAGTCTCCACCAGTTTGAGTAATATCCCCGGTAATTGTTGTGTCATCAAGAGTTGCACTAGATCCTGGTACACAAGAGACAATGCCAAGTACAACTAACTCAGTAGCAGTAACATCAGAAATATTTACAGATCCGCCAAATGTACCACCGATTGAAAGATCACCACCAATAGTAACATCACCACCAAATGTACCATCTCCTGAGAAATCAGCACCACCAATAACACCCAATCCCCTACCAAGTGCAGAGGATGTACTACCTACACCAACAAAATTGGATACGATTACCTCACCACCAAATGTAGATATGCCAGTGTTTCTAATAAAGATGCTGTTAATTCCAAGAGAATCAATCTGATCAACACTAATATCAGGTACGCCAGTTAATCCTTGTGCCAAACCTGCGACACCAGTAATATCACCGATAACATCGCCAATGAATCCACCAGCAGCGCCAACCGAACCGCTAAATGTACCTGTTCCGACCACATCGAGATCATAATCGGGGTCAACTCTAGATTTACCAACACCAATCTTACCTTCACTAGTAACAACTACACGAGGCTTATTCTTAATAGCATCTGGATCTAAATCATCTTGCCCCCAGAACTCAACTTGTCCGATAGGGGTATTACCTACACCAGTTACGGCACCGTTGAAAAGAATTGCTTGTCTTGGAATAGCACCACTAGTTTCAATAAACCTAATGCCATGACGACTGTCTGCGTTAGATACAGTTCCAATGAAAGTAATACTATTCTCATCATTAGTGAATGTCAATCCACGATCAGTGCCAATCATGGCACCTGATGCCATATTTAATCCACCAACAAATGAACCGATACCAGTCAGTTCAATATTACCACTACCACTGACAGTTTGAACGCCAACAATATCACCAACCAGGTTGATGTTACCTTGCTGTGCATTACCAGTAAGTGTAATATTTTTTGCACTCAGTCCTTCAAATGTACCAACACCACTAATAGCATCAACTCCAACAAGATCACCAACAGCAAAAGATGCCTGTGGGAATGTTACAGATACACCAACAGGTCTAAATGCATATATTGTTGATCCTACTCCAGGTGTATCATTATCCCATACAGATGTTGGAAGGTTGGTTAATTGAGATCCATCACCCTCAAACTTGACAGCTCTTACTGTACCCCCAGTGGATATAGTAACACCCGTTGTTCCTACACCAACTTGAAATACTGCTTCAGGTACTGTTGTTCCAATTCCAACTGAATATCCTACAGCAACATTAACATTGCCATAATGTGTTTGATATCCAATTACATTGACATCTCTAAAGTTAGCTTGATTTTCTACAATCAAGTTACCCCGAATATCAAGTTCCTCTCTAGGAATAGTCGTGCCGATTCCGACTAGACCATTACTAGAGATTAGATCATCTGCATCAACCTGAATGCCATCTCTAAAGTTGATGATTGTCTTGTAATTATTAGGCATTATCTTTTAGTGGCAAGACCTTTTTACTTATTTATCCTTTAGTTCATCAACCTGTGAACTCAGGTCTTTGACTGCTTCAATAAGGAGAGGAATTAGTTTGTTATAGTGGACACCTTTAGTGCCATCAGGTTTGGTAGATACTGCCTCAGGGAGAACTTTTTCTACATCTTGAGCGATAACGCCAACATCGTGACCTGTATAGCTCTTGTTACCTTCCTTCCAATCGTATTCAGTACCACGAATCTGCATAACCTTAGCGAGAGGATTATCAAGTGTGGAAACATTTTCCTTCATAGCAAGGTCAGATGTCTGACCATAGAAAGCAACAATGTCATCACATACATGGAGTGGACCACCACAATATGTAAATCCTGCACCACTCATGAATACATCACCAGAGAATGTGGTGAAACCATTGAAGTTAACCTGCTTCTCAAATGTTACAGATGCTGTGTACCTAGTATCAGTTGCGATAGCAACAGCGAATCCAGTTGCAGCATTAAGAACAAGATCACCAGATCCAGCAACTGTTCTAATTTCTGTCTGTTGAGTACCAACACCAACCAGAACATTGTTTAACTTAGCACCATTCGGGAAGTTTCCAACAATTTCAAGACTTCCACCAAGTTCAACAGTACCACTAGTAATTAAGTCATCAGTGAAGTTAACATCGTTGGAGAATGTGACAGGACCATCAAACTGAGATAGGATATTCTGTTGAGGACCACCTTCAACAATGATTCTTTGTCTAACAATAACTTCATCAAATACAACAGAGTTACTAGATGCAGATTCACCTGTTACAGTAGGAATAGGAATACCGAAGGATGATTCTTCACCACTAGAAGAAGAGATTCTCTTGTTACCAATGTAGAAGTCACCTTCATTATTCAGACCAGTATATACAATTGCACCTGCTGATCTTTCTTGTGCCTGTGACAAATACTCTTCATCATCAGTCAGTGTTCTGTTCTGTACTTGGGGAAGACCTGTTGAATAGTTACCAGGACCATATCCAAGATATTCAAATGTGTGTCCAGATGCACGAAGAATCGATGGACGACGCATTTCAATAGCTAAAGGATCGACTTTTCTGATCAATGATCCTACATAATGTTCTGCCGGTAGTGTACCAAGCGCACCTCGAATAACACGAAGACCATCATTACCACCACCAATCAAACCTTTTTCAGATACTCTCATGATCTCAGCATCAACCTCAACATAATCACCAAGTTGGAATCTTAAATCAGTACCAATACCAGCATTGGGAAGTTGTAGTCTAAGTGTTGTTGATGTTGCATCTAGTGCATCTTTAGCAGTTGCATGCTCGCCACCATATAGATTGGTATATCTCGATCCAATAGCTTCACTAAGTGGAACTGTCTGATTATTACCATTGAATGCAGTTTTATACAGTCTATATCCAGCACTATAATTGATATCATTTACTGTTGTAGTAGTAAATGTGTTAATACCTGCAACTGTATTAACCGTAAATTCTCCAAGATTGTTGCTACTAGCATCTACAATCTTGAATCTAGATCCTTTACGGAGTCCGTGAGGATAAGATGTTGTGACAGTTGTCAATCCTAATGTGCTATCAAAATGAGTTGATGCTAGAGAGACAGAAGGTGTAACTCTGTAAGCATATTGACCTTCAATAACAATAGGATCGCCAGATGTTACTGCAATAGCAATACTATTCTTATCTGGTACACTAGTAATTCGGAATAATCCATCACTAGTTGTGCCAATACCAGTAATTGATACTACATCACCAATACATGATGAAATACCAGAAGTGGGAACACCAATAGAAGATCCGGGATAATTCTCAATTGTTAATGTTTCTCCACCAGAGAAACCAGAACCAGGAGCAAATACTTCAAATCCAGTAATGGTAGTAGAACCAACACCTACAGTAACTGTAGCTGTGGCACCATTCCAAACACTACCATTTAGTAGTCTTATATTATGTTGTGTAGTTACAGCATATCCCGTAGAAGATACCAAATTCTCGTGAATCTTAAGTCCACCTAAATCATGTTGGTTTTCAAAGGTAACTGTACAGACACCAGCAGAAATACCAGTAACACTGGATACTGCATAACCAACATTAAATGTAGTTAAGAACTTATCAACAGTTTCTCTGGTCAAAGAGTTCTTAAGATCATTTACATCAACTTTACCCAAAGGTGAGCGTCTTGCAAATGATTTTGCAGCTGGTGGGTTAATTAGAACATTATCTCTATCCTGTTGTGGATAGTAAAAAGTAACATTCTGCTCATATTTCTTAGGAGTAAACTCCTGAGGTGGTGAATAGTCAGCAGAAAGAAGTTCTAAGATGTAAACACCATCCTCCTGTCCAGCGAGATATTTTTCAACAACGGTACTACGATATACTGAGAAGTTTTTCTTATTATTGTTAATTGCAAATCTAGGCAGGAATAAATTTCTGCTGTTGACAGTAGAGACAAAATTACCAGTGTTTCTTTCTACACCACCATTGTCAGTATTGCCATAATTAAATTGATATGCATCAATTAATCCACTAACAGTAAAATATCCATTGTATCCTTTGTTAGCAAGTCCACCAGTATTATTAGAGTCTTGAACATTCTCTACGAAGATGATATCTCCAACCTCAACCATGTGAGGTAATTCAGTTCTAACAGTAACAACAGATCCTGTTTCACTGATATCAGCAATAAACTGATGATTTCTCTTAAAGTTGTTATCGTCAAGAGAAATTGTAGTTGATGACGGATCACTAGTCTTAGCAAATCCAGTGAGGCTAGAGTTTTGGATGATGAAACCATTTACAGGGTCTCTAGAGTTTCCTGCCTCTTTAGGAATAACATATCTTACCTTATACAACTTATCTTCAATACTTCTCTTATCTTCAAATCTTCTGATGAAACCAATGTTAGTTCCAGCTCCAGCGTCTAAATTGATATTTGTTTGAATCTGAGGATAGATTGTATTACCATCCTCTACATGCAAGAACCATTGTTCCTGGTTAATATCCCATTGAATTGGATGACCAATATCACCAGTTTGCTTATCAGATACTGTACTTTGAACTCTTAATGATGAACCACCAAATAATTCAATGGGGATACCATTAATAGCATTGGAGAATGTAGTTGCTACTTTTAGTTCGGTTGGAGAATCTACGATAGCATAATATATTCTATTAAATTGAAGACCTTCTGGGAGATCACCATCATCACTGAAGATTCTAATCTTCTCACCTGTTACCAAACCAATAGCAGTATTGGTCATTGCAAACTGACTATTTGGAACAGTTAGACTGCTATTTTTAGACCCAGTTTGATCACCAAGGATTGCTGTCGCAACACCAGACAGAACATTCTCTGACATACGAACATCAGCATTATATTCTGTACCACCAATAGAGACATATAATTTTTCTGTATTATTGGCACCAATTCTAAAACCCTGAGAGAGTGATAGAGGTGGTTCATCCTGACGATCAAACCCGAAGATATACAGGTGACTGGATAAACCAACATTTTTGGTCTTACTTACATCTAACTGGTAGAAACTTACAGTATCAATTTTAGATGCTGATGTATCTACATGCTGAGGTGTGGTGATATGTGTAATATATCCTTGATCATCTCTTGGGAATGCTGCATCTCTAAATCCATCTGCTAATAGAGCAAATTGACCAAAGTTAGAGTTTGAGTTAGTAATAGATGCGTCAGCACCACTTTCACCAACAAAGTGAGCATTGTAACCAATAGCAAAAACAGAAACGACTTGAACAACAGCGTTTTCTGAGATCTTGATATGAGATTGTTCCCATCCTTGTCTATAAACTGCACCAGAGTCTAGGTGATAAACAGTGGTGGCATCAGTAGATGAAGATTCTGCTGAAAGCGTAGATCCAGATACTTTTTGATATGCAATACCTTCGTAGAGTCTAGATTGTGAGTTGTACTTAACAAATGCACGGTCATCTTTTTGTAGACTAATTCCAGTGAATTGAGCCACAACCATTGAACGGAAACCAGTAGCTTTACTACCATCCGTATGCATCCCATTCATGCCAAAGACAGAACGCAATGAGATATTAAAGATATATGGAGATGCGCCAGTTACCGTATCAGATTCAATAGTAACAACAGCACTTGTAATGTTAGAAGGTGTTGCTGGTAAATTATTTGGAAAGGTTGCAAGGCTATATGTAAATGTAGTAGCATCTACAATAGATTGAACAATTGTTGAGATATTGTATTGTGATACATTTACACCACTAATCTTAATAGGAGTACCGGCACTTAATCCGTGCTCCAGTTGTGTCGTAACAGTGATCTGAGATGTAGGACTTAAACCATCACCAGAGATGATACTTGCAATCTCTAGAGGGTCAGTACCAAGAGCACCAACGATCTCATTTTCTTGACGAACTGCTTCAAAGTCACCTTGATTTTCAGGCCATTCGTATGAAATAGCACGACCAGATGCTTCTTGGAAAGCATATGTCAGCTTGTAATAATACATGCTGAGGTCAGTGATACCATAACCTTTGACATCATTCTTACCATCAGCATACTCAAAACAAGTAAGTTTGTGGTGAGAAAATGCTGGAAATGATCTATTGTCGTCATTAAATTGCTGGTGATCAGTAAATACTAATCGATCACCCACTCCATCGAAGAAAGAGAATTGCCAGAAGTAACAGTTACCAGTAATTCTGAAAATACTACTTGCAGGAACATCATCATCTGTAGGATTAGGTACATACAGAGGACGAAGTTTAGTCTTTCTAAGATCAAGTCCAACAACGGAAGTACCACGAGGTACAATTACACCACCGTTGACGGAGTTGAATCTATATAATTGATTGTTTTCTACGGTTAGATCAAATTCACTTGTCAATGACAAAGAAAATTCAGTTGTGCCTAATGTTTCTGCACCGATTGGAGATACGCCAACCGCCCTAGTCGGATCACTGGGATCTTTTTTAATAGCAAAACCAGGACGATTGTCGATGAAGTGATCACCGGGAAACAAGAGAATAGTTGTCTTGTCAGTAATATCGTTATCGAATCCAGTTTGATACGAGAATCGTGCAGATTCTAATAATGCTCGCTGAATAGTTTTGAAGGGTTTTGTTAAGGAGTTACCCTGGTTCGTGATACTATCAGTGGCATCAAGATCGTTAGGGTTAACATAAAGAATTTTACCTTCAGTATTCTTGATGAAATTCTCTAGCTTATTAAGTGGCATCTCTCTTCAGACTGAGAACTGTGTGCTCTGACTATTTAGACTAAATAAGCAGTGATCTCTGCGGCTAATTTTCATGTCTGATATTAGACCGATTAAATGGGTAGCAATTGGCACGGGCACATTGTTTGCTATAGCGCACATTGGTGTTCTTGGACATTTAATCAATACAACAAAAACGCCAGAAGTTCCAATTATTAATTTACCCAGAGGAGATTATTCTTCTTACAAAATTGAAGCAAGTAAAGACGGATATAGTATAGAGTATAAAGCGAACGATCCTGCTGTTCTTAATTCTGAAAGATCTCTTGACTTAGATAAAAATAAGAATGGATTCTTTGGTGGTAATAGTAATGAAAGGAGAACTGAATATCGCCGTGATGAATACACAATGGACGGCACTCGTAACTTAGGAGGTGCTGGATTAGACAGCGAGGGAAAGTCTGCAAAAGAAGTAGAGTGTTTGATCGCGGACGCTGGAGCACGATCACAAGGTGCAATGGCAGGAACTAGCATTGCTGCCGGTATTGGTGTTCCTGCTGTGATTGGTATTCCATATGTTGGATGGTTAGCAGCTGGATGGATTTCACTTTTGGGTGGTAAGATTGGATCCGAGGCAGGATCTACAGTTGGATCCGTATTTAATGATTGCTGATGGCCGAAATACCTAACATTGATCTTTCAGTTCGGCAAATTAATATTAACTCACTAGGTATACCTGATGTGCCTAAATGGTTGACATCTGAACCACCTCAGGCTATACCAATCTATCCACCAGTTACTTCACAAATTGGCACACCTATTATAAACATGCCAGGATGTGTTGAGTCTCATAGAGATAGTGGTGAGAATCAAACACTCAAGGAAGAAGATAAAGATGGTGTCCAGATATTTTGTGATGCAGGAACACCTAGTTTTAACCCAATAGATTATGATCCAAATAAGTTGGAGATAACAACAGAGTCTCCACCACCTCCACCCATTACACCTCCTGAGAAAGAAGATACTAAAACAGATACCGAAGCACCACCACCTCCTCCACCGCCTGCAAAGGCAGAGTGTCCTACAAGAGAGCAGCAGTTAAAGAACCCTGTAGGAAAAGTATTACAAAATGATAAAAAAATTACTAGGTATGAGACAGTAGGAAAAGAATGTCTCCCCGTATTTGAGAATTTAAATATACCAGATCAGATTATTGCTAACCTACCATCTCCAGGTGCTGTAACTGTTACCGCCTCAATTGCTGTAGTCGCGACGACATCTGCACTGCTTGCAAAGCCTCTTGCTGATCTTTTGTTAAAGGTTGTGAAACCGACTGTGAAGAAGGTAATGAAGAAGATTGCGACCTTACGGGGTAAGACGCCCCCGGTACTGTCTGCGTCTGAGAGGAAGGCTGAGCAACGGGATCGGAACCGGGCGATAAAGATTTTACGGTCGGCACTGAAACCGAAGGGATAGTGTGACGATGTTGCTTAATACTATTAACATTGTTAACTACGACATCCGCACATATTTTTCTATAGGGGCTGCGTGGGTGGAAACTAATTCCTGCCTTCATTAATTCTCCACAATTCTTAAGTCTGGCTAGCTCAAAGTCTAACCTCTTATTGGCAAGCATTTGACCTTGAAGTGCATTTTGAGTATCTGCTGCTGCCTTACATCGTTCCTGTAACCCACCATCAAGTGGGAAAGAAATTGTTGCAGATAAACCAATACTGGTACTATAGTTTCTAGTATCGCCAGTTCTCACTGGTTTCTTCCAAAGTTCACGACCTGGATTATCAGGAACACCGTCTCCAGCCATTTCCATGGTGGTGATAGTCATGTCTGCACCATCTTCAAATGCACGAACAGTCTCACCATCTGAGTTGGTATATGTTCTATCATCATACCAAGATTCCCATGGCCAGTTCTTGACATTTTTTTGAGTCTCTACCATCTGACCTTCAAAATCTCTATTGTCATACTGAGGTTCCATATAATATGTGGAGAATGGATCCTTCTCATTACGAGCATGAGTAATGAATGGTGTGATATTAGCAGTCGGTCCTTGACATGCAATACCCCCACCATATTGGTTGGTTATATATGGTCCTTGTAATACCTGAATAGCTTGGTTCGTAACTGAGCCTGAGCTATTTGCGATTGGGTTTGCTGTTGCACTTACACCCCCTACATCCGCTGCATGAGCAGGGGCAGCTACAACCACAGTCAGAACAGATAGACATAAGGTTTTTACTGGGTAAAGATACTTGTTGTGTCGGTTACGCTTGTGACCTCGGTCAACCTTTGGATCACAGTTTGATTTGAAACCCCTGGACCGCTGTAAGTTTGAGTAAACTGAAAAGCCGCACCCGGATTTGTTATCTTGAAGTTTTGATTGGACATACTCAATGCTGAGTTGTTGCTCGTTATCTGCCCTTCTGTACCCCCAAGAGGATTTACTATCACAGAGTTTGTTGTTTGTGATGGAGTCAATGATTGTCCACCATTGTCCACATTTGTTCCGCTTACTGAATACTGCCATCCTGTTGCATAATCTATGGAATTAATCGTTTCAGTCACCTTCGATGTTGTCTCAGTGTGACTAGACATACTACCCTGAGTAAAATTTGGGACCACAGGGACCGCCATTACTGGAGATCCCATTAGTATGGTCAAGAGAAATATCTTCCTCATGATAAACCTCAGTCAATTACAGTGATTTCACTTACAAATTGACCAATTGCTGTACTACCAGCTCCGCCAGCCGTCACCGTAAGAGCACCAGTAGTGCTAACAGTACCTGCTAGACTACCAGCAGTTCCTGCAGTGTAAGAAGTTACATTAGAGAAGTTTGGAGTTGTTCCTGTTGTTACTGCTGCAGTTGGGACTGCATCACCTTGAAGGTAGGAAGTACTGAAAGAGAATGCCTCTCCTGCAGTTGCTTGAGTTGCAGAAATATTTCCAGGAGAATATATTCCACTCGAAATTGTTCCAGCAGAAACAGCACCTGCCGTAGTTCCGTCTGTAGTATTTACATTGGAACCAGAGATACTATACTGGGACCCTAATCTTGTTGCTGAACTTCTAGCAGAGTCCACAGTCAGTTGGACACTAGAAGACATTTTATGAACTAATCCGCCAGCGTTTGCTACACTAGCGGTCATCAATAACATTCCAAAAGCTAGTAAAGCTTTCTTCATTTTTATTTGATTGTAGGAGAACCTACATTATATAGGAGTAGGGAGACTTGAACTCCCACGAGATTACTCTCAACAGATTTTAAGTCTGGTGCGTCTACCTATTCCGCCATACTCCCAAACCAATTGAAATTAATAACAAGTCTATGGTCATCTGTAGATGTAGTACCACTATGCATGGTATTTACTGGAAAAATGACCATACGATTTGCTACACTTGAAACTTTTTCTCCATCCTCAAAATAAGTATATCCATTATTTGAATTGATATAGTAGACAGCTGTCCATTGATCTGGAAGAGTGGTTACCCTATCAATATGAAGAGCATTTTCTAAAAATATATCTCTCTTTGGACTAAAATTAGCTTTAATTCTAGTCCAATTATATGGGTTGATATATTTTGTGAATATATTAGTAACTTCCCTATTATAATTAGAACCGTATTGATATATGCATGTCACCATAGCATATAGGTTTGGATCTTCTTCACCCTCATACACTACATTTTTATTATAGAACCAATTGATATCCTTGAAGATATTAATTATTGTTTGGTGATCTTCTTCAGATAAAAAATTATCAAGAACCTTCATCATGATTAGTGTACATTTCTTCTAGATCATCATCTTCAGGAAACTCAAAGACTCCTGTTGCGTCATCTGTAGGTGGAATTTCTTTTTTCTCTTCAGGTTCTTGCACTTTGCACAGCCTCCCAGTCTTTGTCAAAAATTTCTAGACCGTTATCAGTCAGAATATGATTATACATCTTTTCAAAGATTGTCGGTGGCATTGTTACAATTTCTGCACCATTATACCAAGACCGAACTGCTCTCTGCACACTACGAATGGAAGCAGAAAGAACTTTAGTTTCCATCCTATACATACGATATAGTTCAGAAATAGAACGAACTACTTCTAAACCAGCAATAGATTGATCGTCAAGACGACCAACAAAAGGTGAAACATATGTAGCACCAGCTTTAGCTGCAAGGACTGCTTGAGCAGCACTAAAGATCAATGTTACATTTGTCCTGATACCTTTACCAGAAAGATAATTACAAATTAAAAGACCCTCTGGAGTACATGGTAGTTTAATAGTGCAACAATCACCAAACTTTTGAGAAAGACGCAGTGCCTCAGAAGTCATCTCTTCTTGAGTACCAACAACCTCCATACTGATATCTTTGATACCAATGTTACGGAGTTCTTCGTAAACCTTTTCAGGGTCGCGACCACTCTTCATAATCAAAGATGGATTAGTTGTTACACCATCGATTAGACCAGTAAGGTAGTGCTTTTGAATTACCTTTGTGTCAGCTGTGTCAAGAAAGATCTTCATAATCTAATTAATACCGATTTATTTAGTAGTAGCAACGATAGGATCTACCCAAAGAACTGCTTCTTCTGGAAGAAATGCTTGGCACATTTCAAGCACACGAATGAACTCATCAGGAGTGTTACACTCTAAGGTTTTTATAGTGTTCGTATCTGAGACACAAGCAAACCTCCTCTTACACATATCTACAACAACACACTCAAGATACTCACCCTCTGCAGTCTCAAATGTAGAGTCTGCAAAACTGTACTCGTCGTCGTTCATGAGGTTTTTTTATTTACCTGCCCATTATAGGGCACTCAGACACCCCGTGTCAACCCCCTCTCTTGTCATAATCATACCCAGAGATTGAGAATTGCTTATCATCTCCAGGATACTCTGCTGGAGTTTCTCCTTCATACTCAACAATCAATGGATCTCCATCAATTCTAGACGCCCATACATGATAGAAACAATCGACTGGTTTATCATCCGAATCTTTTACGACTATCTTCTCTTTATCAATCTCCATTACATTTAGATGGTAATGTCTCTCACCGATAGGTTGTAATTGAACAGTGATACTATCATAATCCACCAGACCATTCCAGTATTCAGGTAATTGAATTGTATTACTATCTTTAAGTCTACCTCTGATATAAACTCCTGCCTCTGGACCTTCAGCACAAATGTGTCTCAGTCTATGATTCTCTTTATTAGGATGCTTAATATCAAATCCTTTCCAAGATTGGACATTAATATTCCCTGCAAATGTAGGAGCAGTTACAGTACCAGATACATTAAGTACTCCAGTAATTTGAGTCGCCCCAGTAATACTTGTGGCAGCAGTAATAGTAACTACTCCATTGAGTGTAGTTGCACCAGCAACAGTCAATGTTCCTGAAGGTTTTATTGCATCAGGTAAAGGGTCAGGAACAATTGCAACATTGCCTGTGATTAAAATCTCACTTTTTCCTAAAATTGGACCGGTAACTACTGCTCCTGTTTGACAGTCAATAGGTGCTGCAAAAGCTGTTGGTAGTCCGTAATAATTACCTGGAGACCCAGTTCTCAGCGATGAGGTTATTGAATTATTTGTCATTATGGAAGAAATCCTCCGAGAGTAGATTTAATAGCACTATTAGCGACTCCGCCAATACCTGTTTTAGAGATTACACTATCGGCAACAAATCCACCTAGACCACCACCACCTGTGACAGCATCAACTGCTCCAGAAGCTAATGAACCCAGTCCACCGCCCCCTGTAACGGCACCTATTGCTCCAGAGGCTAATCCACCTAGACCACCACCACCAGTAACGGCACCGAGTGCTCCAGAGGCTAATCCACCTAGACCACCTCCGGTAACAGCACTTAGTGCTCCACCGGCTACTCCAAGTAGAGTTGGAGATGCAAATGGTCCTACGAAAGATTCAACTATATCTCCAGGAACAAATGACCCGTCGAACATACCCATACCAAAAGTCTTTGCGACAGCATTACCTCGCTTACCTGTTGTAGCTACAGTATTTGCCTTCATAGAGATTCTTTGACCAGCAGTAATATTTACATTTCTTCCTCCATGAATATCAATATCTTGACTTGACTGTAGCATGATATTCTTAGCATTGACCCTTACAGATCCATGATCCGCAGTAATAGTAATATCACCATTAGCAGCACTGATTCTAATATCAATAATCCCCGGAGAGTTTTTATCACCGGCACGAACTTCTAAAGTTTTTTCTTGAGCAATTCTAGCTAACCCACCTTGAGTATGGGCGATTAGAAAAGTATCGTCATTATCATTAACAGAATATACCTTACATACTTCAGGACCCGTCGCCCCTTCGGTAGGATTACCAGTATCAATCCTAAAGTGAGCTCCTCTAGAATCAATAACTCTTCTTTTATGATTCTTTGGTTTACTTGCCATTACACACCCTCACTAGATGGAATTGAACGAACACAATCGATTGCAGAAATAATTCCGACTTGACCAGTTCCTGTTGGAATTTTTCCAAATCCTGCTTTAAGAATTGCTCCAGATCCAGTTTCACTTAAAATTCTGAATTCTGGTAAGGTTTCATCAAATCTTAAAATATTTAGAACCTTAACTTCAAGTATACCACCATTATCATCAGTAACAATATCATAAATTGGTGATGGAGTTCCAATTCCAATAGGAGTATCTTTACCATCTTCAAAAGTATACTCTGGTCCCTCAGGAAGATTGATGAATACTAGTCCATCATCAGATACACCAGGAATTGTAACTCGGTCTCTTCCTGGTACATATCCAGATCCAGGATTGGTAACAATAACCCTAGTGATTCCATCATTATTTGGATTATCTTCAGTTGGTCTTTCTGGATATGACTCTCCAGTTGTAAGCATGACAATTTCAATAACTTGATCATTATTTTCTCCACCAAGAATGGCTTGTCCTACTGCACCATATCCAAGATTACATTTATCTCTGAAGTTGACAATAGGCGGGAATCGATATCCAGACCCAGTATTCTTCATCTTAGCACCAATAATACTACCAGTTCTTTGAACACCAGCAAGAACTCCACCGAGTCCGGCATTTTCTACAAAATATCCCATAACAACTTCCGCAGCTGCACCAACACCACCACCGCCAAAGATTTCGACATAAGGTCCAGTACAGTTTCTAGGAGGACCACCATAACATCCACCAGGAATAACACTGTTAGCAGCAGTTTCGCCTAGTAATTCACCGTCACCAAAGATATCCCATTTACCCCATTTTCGTTCAAAATCATTAGTAAGATTTGCTGCACCTTTAGAAATTTTCAGCGCATCCATTACATATTCAAAAGGATCCTCTCCCTTTTCCTTACTAGTACCGCCAACGACATATTCTTTATCTTGCGGACACTTGCCTTTATTTGATTGATTACAATCAAGGAATGATGCAACAGTATTGAGATTACTAGCTGCACTGGATAAGAAATCTGCAATTTGGAATCCAGGAGCAATAATTTTAGCAACACCTTCAAGAGGACCTACCATCAAATCTGCAATTTGATCAATTATTGCACCAACAAATGCACCAGTAAACTGTGCTCCCTGACATCCAGCATATTCCCTTCCACTATTAATCATATCCATCAAAAGATCTTCAATAGTGCCAGACAGAGCTTCTACAGCTTTATTTGCAACACAACCAATTGCTTCTTGTAAGAATTTTGATGGACCAAGCATTGCTGTCTGTGCAGCAACACCAGCAAGGTGTGCAATGGTAGCAGATCCAGTTGATGCTAATACTTTAGAAAAAACCGCTGCATATAAAGCCTTCAATCCAGTTTGACCTAATGTTTCTAGTTTATCAAATAACTTTTCAATCATTGTACCAACAAATCTGTTGGCCTGAACTTCAATAATATCTGCTGCTAACCTAACTTCATTAGCAAGATTAGTGCCAGCAAGTGTGAGATTTTCTACTTTACTTGCTAAGTTCTCAACAACATTTGCCATCTCACTAATAGGATTAGTTTGGCAAGTATCAGCAGTTAATACTTTAGTCCCATTACCAGCATTATCTGGTTTTTTTGTTTTTGTTGAAGTATTAGGTGTTGGTTGAGTTGCTTTGTTTTGTTCGTTAGTTTCATCCTTTGGAACTCTGGCACTTTCAGGTGTATTAGAGCCATATGAACCATATGGTGCGAAAGGTGATTTATACTCTCCACTTTCTACAAAAGATGTTCTAGGAAAAGTTCCTAAAATCAAGGGTTGTTGTCCTTCCTCATCCAGAAAGAATCCAAAAACAACATCTCCCTGTTGAACTAGGGTTGATTGTGCATAATTTGCCCCACCTGCACCAGAAGTTGTTGGGAGAGCAAGTATAGCATAAGGTAGATTTTTATTATCAATATCTTCGTTATATGGGTGACAACCCATGATACGAACTTTGCACCTGTTACCCCACCCTTCACCCTTTACAAGCTGTTCTTCCTGTGCATCATCAGGAGCAACTTGTCCGATAAAGGCTCTAAGTGTACCTAGTCCAAAATAACTAGTAAGTGGGAAATCAGGAATTTTTGACATTAGTCTTCATATACTCTACATTCATCTGCTTCAGGTTCCATCTCACAATAGAGTTCTAATGCTGTGGGATCATGATGATCACCTGCTTCAATATCTTTTTCGTGATTTTTAGCATAAAATTCTAATTCTTGAAGTTCTCCTTCAATATGACGCCGCTGTTGTGGAGATGTGGATGAATCATCCAAAATCTCTTTATCTTTTTGGATGTGAGCTTCGATACTTTCCATTTAACTTTTTGTTTTAATTCCGTGTGAGTCTCTTACTACCCTCATAGAGGTGTATGATTTTGTGGGAAGAAACTTATGAGTAATTTCCCTAATAATATATAGACCACTTATTTTACGGTCTATTTCAGGAGTTTCCCTGAAATCGTTAACTTTAGGAAATTCTAGATATACTGGATCTCCAGCACATAAATTTGTATTAACTGGAACTAAAATATTGAGATCTATGTTAGTGAAAGAACTATATCTAGCTGCTGATTGTGCCTGATCCTGATATGGATTGTAATTGAACTCTGTGGAGACACCAACATCTAGAGTACCAACATTAGCCACTCCAGAAAGAACTCTAGGAGCCCATTGTGTTGCATTAATATTTTCTGGATCTGCAACAGCAGCTGGTTTTTCTACTTCTCCTAGTAGATTTTTAAAATCAGGTGTAAATAATGACTCGTTTGGTTGAGTGAAAGAAAAATCTAGTGGATTAAAGAAAATTCGATACGATGATTTCTCTCCTTCATTAAGAGACCTACGAAGATCAGCACTTTTATTTACTTGGACAGTTAAAATAGTTGTAGCACTTTCTCCCTGATTTTCATATGGGTTACTCATCGTCTCCCTATAATAATATTTTTGTGCAGACTTTTCACTCTCCTTAGCAAATTTTATTAATCCATCAATTGATTTAAAAACAAATCCTCGTTTTGTTTGCCAAAAGAAAAATCCTGCAGATTTACTTTTAGCTCCAACTGGAACTGCATGTTTTGATAATAACACAGCCCATGTTAATGGGTGTTTCATATTACCGGTAAATGGAAATGCGTTCTCAGTTTTTTCTAAGTCAACAGGTTGTAAAGGTTCCAAAAGACCTATAATCTGTTCAATAGTTTTATCGATGGTTGGATCAGTATACTTACGGGAAATTCTAGTTTGCTCATTTGTAATACCTTCTCTTGATACTAAATGTAGTATAAAATGCTCTGATCTTTTGTCAGTAGCATAACTTAGTATTTTATCAACATACATTACATAATCAAAAGGTTCAGATTTTCCTGCAAAGTTATCGAATGGGGTTTTAATTTGGAAGTGGATTCTTTCTCCACCACGAATTGGTAATCCATTAAAGACTCCTTGAAGATCACCATCCGGTCCTTTGACAGTATTTCCAGTATTAGCAACTTCAATTATTGCCGTTGTTATTGGCGAATATAAGTTTTCAAAATATTGAAAATCAATAACACCACCAATAATAGATACGGTCTTTTTTCCGTCTTTTGAGGTAATATTAAATTTTGTATAAACTGATGGTCCAGTTAAAGCAGACATTATGAATACCTATACTTTAGATCTTTCATAATATCAATATAATCTCCACCACCTGACTCGTATACATTACTGCCCATGTTTTGATTATCTTCAGATTCGCTATTTACAGATGATGATCCACCCTTAATATTTAGAGATGCAACTGAGAATGGAACCATTATTGGTTCTGATTGCACAGTTTCATAAGATGGCATTACTGATGGTATTTTTTGCATACCATCTAAAGATGAGACAAGCCTCTTAGGAGGAGCAACAACTTCTCCAGTAAAGGGGGCAGTGCCAGGGAATCCATATTCCATGGGATTAATTGCATTCTTTCTAGGATATCCAGTAATACCTTCTGCTTTACCAAGTTCCCAATGCAAGTGTGGTCCACTAGATCTTCCAGTTGATCCTACTCTACCAATAATATCGCCTGGTTTTACTTTATCATTCTTCTGATATGGAGACTGTTCCAACATGTGTCCATAAAAATGCTCCAGTCCATTTGCATCCACGAACACAACATAGTTACCATAGCTCTTTTCAAACCCCTTATCAGTGATAGTAGAATCTGAGGGAACCGTGAGCGCAGAACCAGACTCCGCAGGAATATCTAATCCCATATGACCTCGCCCAGCACCAATACCATCTCCTAGAGCATATCCAGGAGGTTTTTTCCCAGTATCTTGAAATATTAATCCAGATGTTTGTGGTTGTACTCCAGGAGAAGGTTGTTGACGAGTTGTTGGTGCCTGTCTTGTCTCAGCAGGAGGTGAAGGAGGAAGAGTAGTTGGAGGCTGCATAATAGTCTCTACTTGCTGATTGTACTCTTGTTGAGTAATTTCTCCCCTATCTAGTTTTTCCTTAGCTTCTGCAATTTGAGACTGTTGATTAACACTTCGTCCAGTAGGTATTGCCGGTGTTGTTGGCATAGGATCTAATCCTAGTTTTTGTCTAGCATCAGCAATTTCTCTTTCACTCTGTGATTTTAAATCCTCAAAATCTCTAATAGTATCATTAAATGTTTTGTCAACATCTAGTTGAAGTTGTGAGAAATCTTTAGTTAACTCTTCAAACTCTCGTGTAACTTCCCGTTCACTTGTAAATATTTTTCCAGATATTAAATCTCTGCTTAGTGCAGCAGCCGTATCCTTAAGACTTTGTAAGACATTTCCAATGCTACTGACGACTGTAACAATATTATCATACAAATTAGTAACGAACTGAGTTACATCCTCAACAATTACAATAATTTTTGGGAGATTTGCTAATAACCAATCAAGAAGAATCCAACCAGCTGCTTTCAGTAACCCAGAAAATATACTCTTAGATCCTTTGATGGCAGAAGAAATTCCACCTTTAATAAAATTCTGAGGTTTTTTTGCCTCTACAATTTTCTCTGCATCTTTTGTTCTTGCAGTATCAACTTCTAATCTGTCAAGACTTAACTTAGTCGTTTCTCTTTGTTTATCTTTTCTAATCTCCTTACCTAAAGACTTCCTAAGACCTTGAGTGGTCTGCCTAATAGAAAGCAGACCTACATCAACAATATTTAATGCCTCATTAGTAGGAATTAATTTCATTATCCGTATGTTATTTTAGTAAAACCAAGATGATCATTAAGAGGATCAGATGTAACTATAGAAGGATATGCTGTGGCAGTTGGTGTCGATGGATTTAGTTCTTCTCCCTCAGAACCACGATCATCGATTGGCATAACAACAACATTAGGTACAGATGTTATCTGCCCCTCTACATTAAATGGAGCCCTACTAACTGGCTCAAGTGTATAAGGTGTATTATTTAATGGTATAACTTGCGGTTTTGTTATATTTGTTGGTTGATTCGATTGTGGCATCTGTTGCACAGGAGGAGCAACAGTAGATGCAGGAGGAGCACTACTAGTAGGTGGAGAAGGTGGTGTATATCTACCTAAAGACATATCCAACATCTGTTTAATAGCGTCCAGTCCCTTTAATCTTTCAGGATCTGGGGGTCCCTGTCTAAGAGCTCCAGTATTTCTAAACATATCATGATCTACTCGCGATATTCTTGCATCAAGATAAGATCTCGCATCATTATCCAAACCATTTCGCAGATTTTGGATATACTTCATACTTTTCGTCATTCTTGAATGAAGATCATCCACATTATCTTCTAAAGCATCATACTTTAACTTATCTTCCGCAGATAATTCTCCATATAACTTACCACCACGAAGCATCATATCAAGTTTTCTCTGTCCTATTTCATGTTCCTTTTGATAACCTGACAATGTGCCAAGAGCAGCAGAAACATTGTTCATAACCTTCTTCTCTGCATCAGAGAGAGATTCTGCAGTATACTTGTCAAATTCTCCGTCTTCAATTGACTTTATATTTTGCTCAATTTCATTAAGTTCCGATCCTACATTAGAGAAAGTTCTAGCAATTATGTTATTCTCCAATCCAGGATTTTTTTCTAGTAACTTTTCTCTCCTTCTTCGGTACTCTTCAAGAGCTGCGTCTTTACCTTTATCCGAAACTTTATCAATAACTCCCTGAGTGTACTCCTCATAACTACCACGACCAGTACCATCTGGACCAGATCTATCAAGAATATCGTAAAGTTTCATCCCAAGTCCTGCCGCCACGGCACCTAGCAGTAGATATGGGTTTGACAATAATCCCAAAATCTTTGGAATATTTAACAGCATTGATGTAAGAACACCACTAATTACCCCAGTGATTGCACCAATACCACCATTCAAAGCAAGTGCAATACCACCAGCAATTGCTAATCCTTTGATAATATCATTCTTTATCTTTTCAAAAGCATCATTATCACCTTCTGACCATGCTTCTAAAGCATCTAATCCTTTTATTCCTAACCACCCTAAAAACAATGTCTCAAGGGCTTTCATAAATCCACCAAAAGGACCCATTGCTTTTTTCTTTAAAGCCTGAATTGGTTTAACTAAACCAGCCTTAATAGAAGACTCAATAAAATTTTCTTTTGTACCTTTTTTAAGACTATCTGCAGATTCTCTCTTTTGCTTTATCTCTCTCTTATCTTCCTGAGCATCTTGAGCGTTTCTACCACCAATTAAATCTGCAATTGCACCCAAATTTCTTTGGATTGCGAAAATATTTTTATTTAATGAATTATATTGCTTGACAGTCAGATTCCCTTCAGGAACTCCAGGATTATCTACCCTACCTTCTGGAGTTCCTTCTTTTCCTGGTGGAAGTAATTTAGTGGGATCAATAACCATTAGATTGCTGTGCCTTTAAATTTTGTTCCTCAATAAATGATTCTAACAAACTAAGGTAAATGTCCCTTTCCCAAGGGATCATATTTTCAATATCACTCAAGGAGTATTTATGATGCTGCATGAGGGCAAAGTTTATCTTGTAATAAGCAACGATATCCTCATGCAACATCGCTAGCTGAAAAAAGAGGCTAATCCCTCAAGTACAATCTCATTCTCTACACCAGTTTCAGGATTTTCAAACTTAACCGTATGAGAAAGTTTTGGCATTGTATTAAAGAAAGTTTCAATCTCTTTGAATTGAGAAGAACTTAACTGATCAACAAACTCAAGCCACTCTTTCTTAGAAGAGTCTTTAGATTCCCAAGTTTCTTCATCAGAGTAAATCATCTCAATACATGATGCAATAACATCAAATGATTTTTGAAGATCAACTCCATCACCAAAGTTTTGAGAGATAAACTCACTAAGTGATGGATACTTCAACCTAAGAGTCAATACATCATCAAGTTTAACATCACGCTTGTGATCTGGATCATCAATAACTTTAATTTCATCGATAAAGACTGTCAGAGGTACTTTAGTTTTACCATCGTCTTGACATGTCACAAGAACATCAATAGATTCTCCTACAGACTTACCCCGAACATTGAGGAAAAGATATTCAATATCAAATGTAGCAAGTTCCTCTACCTTTACTCCACGGGTGATAATACATGCACTAAGAACATCTTTAATTGCTCTTGCAATCTGTTCAATTTCTTCACTCTCCATAGCTAGAACAAGAACTTTTTCTTCTTTAACTAGAAATGGACGATACTTGATTTTTTTCTTTGTGGACGGAATAACCAACTCAAATGTCGGAGTTGCAATTTTTGGTAAAGACATAATGTTTTATCAGTAAATTTATTTAGATGGGTACACCTGTGGCAGAATCACGAGGTACAAAGTCACTGCCTGGTCCATAGGTGTTCCCAAAATTGCTGTTGGTGCCATTTCCACCATTTTCAAATTGTGGAAAAGTCCACTGTTCTTGGCGTGGAGGTGGGTTGTTAGTCGCAGGTGGGATGGGCCCTGTTTTTTCAATTGTTTGTCCATCCCCTCGTGGCCTTGAACTATACTCTCTGTTTCCAGATGCAGGTTGGTCACTCTTGGTAGTCCTCTCTAAACTTCTAATACTGCCAAGAACATAACGATCATATGCGAATGTAACAGAAATTTCTAATACTCGATTATTAGCATAATCTACTGCACTAGGAACGATATTAACAGGAAATGCATTAATAAAGGTATACTCAAGTTTTTGAAAATGATCTTTATCAAATTTAGTCAGACCCATTTGACTACACTTATATGTGTCTGGGTATAGCATCCTATTATAAAATGCCTTTTTATCTTGACTCACTTCGCCACCACTTGCAATAAATTCTTGCCATAATTGGAAAAATTTCATTACTTTATATCCTTTATCCACAATAAATGTGAATGTAGTATCAGTAAAAATTCTTGTATGAGCATACTTCTGGACAACGCCCATGTAGTTGCCCTTTATTTGTGCAGTAGCAAAAGTAGCACCAGGAAGTTCTGCACCCTTACACAAAAGATTCAGTTCTCTAGTTAGAAAATATGTTGATAATAATGGTTCTCTTTTTTGAACAAAATCTATTAAAGAACCAGGAAAAGCCAGGAGTTGAAACTCAAAATGATTAGTTGTCGCAACATTTGTGAACAACGATCTAATATCTTCAGTAGCTCTCTTCCTGGGGTAATTTCTTCGTGGCACGCTAAATACCTTAGGTTAAATTTTTTATAATGGCATATAAAGGTAGATTTCAACCTAGCAATATTGAAAAATATCGAGGAGACCATCGCAGTATTATTTATCGCAGTTTATGGGAACGAAAGTTCATGGTTTACTGTGATAGAAATGAAAACATCCTTGAGTGGGGTAGTGAAGAAATCATTATACCATACAGATCCCCATTAGATGGTAGAATCCACAGATACTTTCCTGACTTCTATATTAAAGTTCGTGAGGACAACGGAAGTATTCAAAGATATATTATAGAAGTAAAACCAAAGAAGCAGTGTATTGAACCAAAGGTACAAAAGCAACGAACTAAGACTTATATCCGTGAAGTTGCTGAGTATGCTAAGAACCAAGCGAAGTGGAAAGCTGCTAGTGAATATTGTAAAGATAGATTATTTCAATTTAAAATTTTAACGGAAGACAATCTAGGTGTATGAGTAGGTTACAACCAATTGTAGATAGCTTCACTGGTGTTGAAAGCCCTGATAGTATTTTTGAACAATTGATGGAAGTTCTAGATAATCTAGAAATTATTCCAGAAGGAGGAAAGTTCTATACTTTTATATACAAAGCAAAAACACCAAATATAAGATACGATGAGTTTCCACTAATTGCTTGTACTAGCATAGACAAATGGGGATTCACTGGATTTAACTTTCATTGGAATCTAACAAGAAACTATACTTGGCAAGAGTGTCAAAGTCAGTTATATGTTATTGAGGCTAATGAACTTGAAGATGCCAGGTCTTTATCATATGCAAAATTCAAAATGTCCTCATAAATAGGAAATAAAAGAAGGATGGCTACTCCCAAGTTACTAAGATATCCTCTCGATATTATCGATGCTACAACAGATTATATGTATGTTGAAATATTGAAATATGTTGCTGGTGGTCTTCCAGATTTAGAGAAGCAGGGCAGTGGCAATTTGAGTACAAAAGGTACTAAAGCAACACAAAGTATAATTTTGCCTATGCCTAATTCTATTGCATCTGTCAATAGAACTGGATGGGGTGAATCTAATATGTCTGCACTTGCTGGTGCCGGACTTAAAGTAGCAGGTATAGCTTTAGATGGTGTTACTGGTAGTGATGTAAAAGACAATAAAGCTGCTGCTACTGAAGAGATAGGAAAGTTTATGACACGCCAAGGGCGGGGACTTGTTAATTCTGGTGCTAGAGAGTTTTTAAGAGCTAGAATCCAAGCAAGTTTAGTTAATGCAGTAGCAGGAAGTTCTATTAGCACAAACGATGTCTTCGGAAGAGCTGAAGGTCAGATTGTTAATCAAAATGTCGAACTCTTATTTAATAGTGTAAGTATCAGACCATTTGGATTTAATTGGGACTTTACTCCTAGAAATCATGACGAATCTGCTGCTGTTCTGCAAATCATAAAGTCTCTTAAAAGAGCAGCGGCCCCGAAGAGAACCGTAGGACAGAATGGATTCTTGGAAGCGCCAGATGTTTTTAGACTTACTTATAAACGAGGAACTGATGGCCAAAGATTTCTAAATAAATTTAAGATATGTGCTCTAACAAGTGTTGGAGTAGATTATACTGGATCAGGAATATATGCGACTTATCATGATGGAACTCCCGTTCATTATAGGTTGAATTTATCATTCACTGAACTCGAACCAATATATTCTGAAGATTACACCGACGCTCTCGAAGCAGGATTCTAATGTCTAGTAACTCATACTTCAGTCTTCTACCCAACTTCCAGTATATCAATCCAATCCAGGTTGGTGGAAAAAAGAAGCAATATGTAGAAGCAAAAAATCTTTTTCTTAGATTAAAACTAAGAGATGCGGTATCTCCATTAGCAACTAATTTTCAAAAATATAATATAAGAGATGATCAAAGACCTGATAGTATTGCTGAAGAGTTGTACGGTGATCCAAATTTTGATTGGGTAATATTAATTACTGCAAACATCATTAATGTTAAAGATGAATGGCCTCTGTCTAGTAGATTGTTATATGAGGTTATGCTTGATAAGTATCAAGAGAATCTAAACTCAGTTCGTCACTACGAAACAAAAGAGATTAGAGATAGTAAAGATAGGCTCTTATTACCTGGTGGTAAAGTCGTTGATTCTACTTTTAGAATCCCAAATCCAGACTCTCCTGGGCAAGAAATTAACCCAACTGTAGCAGTATCTAACTGGTTAGTTGAAGTAAGAAAAAACAATGAAAAACGAACGATCAAAGTACTTAAAAAAGCGTACTTGACATCGTTCGTTAATGAGGCTAGAGATTTCTTACAGTATCAAGAATCTTCTCAGTATGATCGTCAAACTGGACTTAAAGTCGCTTTTGACAATTTCTAGAGAAGACCTAATAATCCACTAACACTTGTTTCAGATGTGATTGTAGAATAAGGAACTGAAGGATTATCGATAAGACTAGGAGACTCGCCTCTCATGTTGGCTACTCTCGTTATCTCCTCGTTTTCCTTCTCGTTTGCTAGATAACGACTTTCCAGAATCTGTGTCGTTATTACCTTTGCACTTGCAATCTCCACATCCACAGTTGAACTTGAGTGGTTGTATTTCCATGCGTTCCTGAATAATGTAGTGGGCAACTCTGTATGAGAAATTAATGCATACTCTGCTGTAGGAACATCTTTAGAGATGATATCTACATCGGAAAGAACGCATTGATCTGATGGAATGACGACATTACAGAATCCGTCATCACCATTGTAAACAATTACTTGGGTGCGTGACATTTATCAAGCAGCAGCGACTACAACATTTTGAGCAGAAGGGAAGAGATGCTTTACTCTTGCTTCTGCCATATCTGCAGTTTCAGCAACTACTTCAAGTCTTTGAGTATTAGTATTGTCACCATCATCGTATGTGACAACATATCTAGTGCCAGAGAAAGCCATTGTTGAAATGTAAAAACTACGAAAGGGAGGTTGCCCTCCCATATATTTATATTATTCTTCTGCAAGACGCTGGAAGTAAGACAGAGCATCATCTTCACTCTCTTGAGGAGACATTTGCTTTGTAGAAGATGCCATAATGTCAGGAGAGTTGAAGTTAGTCTCTTCATCAATAACTTCAGGATCAGGAGCCTTAGGAGTAGAAGCTCCTAGAACATAGTTCAGACGAGTCTTCAGTTCATCATAAGATTTAAACTGAGAAGGGTCAACTAATTCTGCAAGAGAATATTCCTTCTTCCAGATTGCTTCCATAGCATCATCGTCATCCAGAAGTGGTGCTTGACGAGCAAACTCAGAAGAATCATAGTTCCAGTATCCTGCAACTTTCTTGATCTTGATCTTAAAGTCAGCACCCTGCCAGAAATCAAAAGGATTGATTGGCTCTTCATCTTCAAACTCTGGTTGCATGGAAGACATAACCTTATCAAAGATTTTCTTACCAAACTTATACAAGAATACACGACCCTCGTTATCAGGATTAGCAGGATCCTTTACCACATAGATGTTTGAGTAGTATGACAATTTACGCTTTTGATCACGGGCAATTGCTTTATCAGATTCTACACCACTATTCCAAAGACTGGTATTAAGTTCAGAAACAGGATCTTTACTACCATTAGTAGTCAAAGAGTTTTCAATATACCAACCACCAGGACCTTTAAATGCATGTGAATACATTTTTGCCCATGGGAGATCTTCTCCATCAGGAGCGGGGAGGAAACGGACAACAGCATATCCGTTACCAGCTTTATCGACTTCTGGTTTCCAGAGACGCTCGTCAGCTGAGTTACCACCCTTATTGGTTTTCTCTACTTCCTTAACTAATTTCGCTGTTAAGGCACCAAGGGATGACTGCTTTTTAAGTGATGCAAATGACATTAGATTTGGCCTGTAATTGGATTTGGCTTGTATACTGGTCTATTATAGGGCGACAGTGCTCCCATTGTCAAGAGATTTGTGCTCTGACTTTTGTGAGGGTCTTCTGCATATTAGCAAAAAGAACCCCACAGTCAACATCTTGAGGGAAACCCATCAAAATTGCTGATTTACGAACGCTTTCGCGCATTTCTTGTGCGCGAGGATCATCGGAAAGTGCCATTCTTGTATAAAGATTCCTCTGCTTTTCAAGCAAAAGATCTAGCTTATCAATGTGCTCAATTTTTTCTTCACGATCTAATTTTTCAAACGAAAACACTTCAGTATAGATTTCTTCCTGAAGTTCGTTAATTTCATGAATTGCTTCTTGAACAAATTCAGAATCAAAGAAATCTGACATTTTTACTCTCGTTCTTGGATTATTTAGAGCGGTAATCTTGCTCTGGTGGTCTTTTTCATAAAGTTGAGATCCTGAGCATCACGCTTCAGTTTCTCTTTTAATGGTTTTGAGATTAATTTACTGATAGAATCTACTTCTATACTATTTTCTTCACAAAAAAGCACAATAGCTTCAATGTAATTCATTTTTTCTTTCAATACAAGAGTCTCAATCTCTAGAGAGAATTTTGTGGCATTCATGAACTTTTTGCCCAGTGCCTTTGTTAATTCATTTTCCATTTAAGTGATACTCCGCGAAGTTTCTGATGTATTTGGTAAGTAACTTCATGTACTTAAGTTTATCATACTCTTGGTATACTTTGCAAGACCCATCTTCACAGGCCATGATAATGACAAACTTTTTGACAGGTGTGCCAGTCAGTTCATAGTACATACAAGCATAAGCAGCACATTGGACAAGATAACCTTCAATCCACTTGTATGGTTTAGGTTTTGCCGATGTTTTGAAATCAATAACTGCTAATTCTCCATCATACTCAGCGATACAATCTACAGTTCCAGCAACTCCTAATTGCTCACTGTACAAAGATCCTTCTAGAGTATGAATATTACTAATCCGATTTAGATCAGGTTTGGCAATTTTAAACAAAAATTCAGGAAGAGGTTTTACCTTAGGGAGAGTATCATTCTTTAGATAATGCTCTGTGAGAGTGTGCATATCTGTACCACGACTCGTAGAGAGTCTAGTCTTTAGATTTGCTGCTTCTTCTCCAACTCTTTTCCTCCATTTGATGAAAATTTCTCTATTATAAAAACTGATAATAGAGGTAATGGATACCATCTTTGTGTCAGGTGTTTCATAATATCGTACACCATCAATGGTGTTCCTCTCTAACCGAGGAAGTTCAATTTCAAGATGATTAAACATTACATACCGAGTGCCAATTTAGTAGAAAGATATTCTTTACAGAGACCAGAACGAACAATATCATCAACACCAAATTCAATTGATGCGAATGATGGCATTTGCTCTAGAATCTTCATAAAGTCTAGGATGCCATTTTTTTCGTAAGTCTTAGTCAAATCAGTCTGGGTAGCATCACCACAGAAATGAATTTTAGAATTCTCACCAACTCTAGTAATTATACTATCAAGTTCATGAAAATTCAAGTTTTGACATTCATCTACAATGACAATTGCGTCATCGAGAGTAGTTCCACGAATGAATGATGTAGACCAGAAAGAAATAGTCTCTTGCTGCTTCAGATTACCATACAGCATCTCAAAGTCAGAGTCAGTAGGCATCTCAAACATATATTTTACCATATTCTTATAGGGAATTTGGTAAAGAGCTGACTTATCCTCATGATCTCCAGGAAGAAAACCAATCTCCCTAGTAGATACTAAAGAACGGACAATATAGATTTTTTGATAAGGAGAATATTCGTCAAGAACATCTTTAATAGCATTATACAGCACGATAAAGGTTTTGCCCGTACCAGCTGCTCCATAAGCAAAGATATTTTTTCCCTGAGAATAGTCCTTGAATAGGGTTTCTTGATTATCTGTTAACGGATGAATATCAACCAGGAAGTCCGTATTAATAGGTTTCTTCCTTCTCATCTGCTTGCTGGTCATTCCAGCGCCAGCACTTGGATCGGACTTTCTCTTCCTAGGCATAATTTAGTCTAAAGTAAGTTTTTGGCAGTTTTTACCAGTTTTTTGTGCGTTAGCTAATACTTCATTCCAACCGGGTTTAGATTTAAGAAGTTTATCTTTCCATTCACCAACTTCACCTACACCAGGCATGGTTGATGGGTCAGAATAATCACGAATCCAATCTGGGTTAGATTCTGTCCAAGAAACCCAGTCATGAACACTCATAACTACTTCTTTTTGTTCACCAGTTTCTTTGTTTACTACGGGATAAGTTGCCATAAGAATAATGTTGTAGTTTTATTTAGAGATCGATAAGATTGTCTGCATCAACATGCCGAATTATATCCTCCGTATTATAAACGATATCAAAGGCAATTGTAATCCTCGGTTCATCATGTTCATGTTTACTTGTACCATGAACTAACCATGTTGGGAATAAAGTTATCTCACCTGGGATATTTTGCATCACAATTTCTTCATCGGCACTATTAATATAAGGTGGATAATAAATTGTAGCGGTATCTTCAGCTTTCACACAAAAGTGACCACTGAGATATGTATGAGGATGTATAGAGTGATTATGATTAGCAATCTTTTCTCCCTTCCTGAGAACATTTGCCCAACACCTAACTTTCATTTTCGGCGGTGTATATTCAGGAGCAACATTAGTATGATAGATCTCATGAAATTCTGCAATTTCATCCAACAACTTTTTACACTCAGGATGATCCCATTTTAATACATTGAAGTATTTAAATCTAGCTGTAAGACTATCATCCCCTAGACTAGTCATTCCATCACTAAGATCCTCTTTATACTCAGATATAATCTCCTTTTCTTTTACTAAGATATACTCAGCAAGAGATTCTAAATCAATATCTGATGTTGTTTGAGCAATCGTATAGTCCCAAACAGGAGCAAATGGTGTGAAAGGAGGTTCGCATACAAACCTAGTCGCTTTAATTGAGCTCATGACCAATTAAGTGCCTTACCTACGGTAGGGTACTGTTCGCAGAAAATGCTCTTAGCCTGAACTGCGATATCCATGTGCTCTTTCTGAGTGCCATGAGCACTTCTAAGATCGATATAATGGACCCATGAGCGACATGAGCCTGTCATGTAGATTTTTGTGGGAGTTGCTAAGGGAAGCACCATTCTAGCGCACTCCTTGGCGATTCCAGCGTCTAGCATGGTCTGATATAGATCCATACCTTCAGTAAAGTATTTCTGTATAGCAATCTCAAAAGTTTGCTTTTTGAATGCATCAACATTATCAAGACTATTTTGACGATTCTTATAATCTTGACCACGCAATTCGGGAATAGGAATACTACTAGATAACATAGAACTGTCAGCATACCGTTGAGAAAACTCTTGGAATGTGAAACTCCTATGACGAAGCACTTGAGCTGCGATTGCCCTAGAAGTTTCAATTTCTAAAGTCATGTATGCTTGCTCAAACACAGACCAATGTCCATGATTAATGCAATACTTCAAGAGACCTTCAAAGCTAGGATTATCCTGATTATTAGGATTTGAAACCCTTGCTATGTACGCCATCGTCTCCTCTGGATTCGGAGTCGATTGAACTAGTCTCACTTTTTCCATGATTTCCTTTCAGTTGTTTTAATTTTAAACCTTTTTTAGCAACTTTCTTTGCTTTCTTCATATACAAAAGTTCCTCTTCAGTATATAACCAAGGATTCTTAAGAGCTTCCTTGGTTAACCGAATTGTATCCTTCATCCGCATAATAGACCTCGTAATACTTGATAATTCCGTGGGTGATCATATTACCTTGTGACACCCAATCATGGGCACACTCATAAATGGACCTGTTACTATATTTAGGTTGACCACTGGGATCTAACTCCCTTCCAAATCTTTCAAGTAGAGTGTTGAGAGCACTAGCCCTCACTTGCATCTTATCTGGCGTATACCGCCAATCAGTCGGGATATCCGTCATCGTCTCCATCAGCAAAGTACTCTACTGGATCATCAAGATTTTCTCGCGTATCTTGTTGATATGCTTCTTTATTGGAAAATACTTCAGATTCCAATTCCTGAACGAGGGCTTTCATGGTTAAGACTAGACCCTTTAAAACTTGTCTATCCATCAGAATAATAAGGTTTTGTCTATTATACACAAAAAAGGGGTCCCCGTCAAGGAACCCCTTTATCTATGTAAGCGTGATCACTTGCTATAAGTTCTACCGCGATAGCAGAAAGTCCCGTGAGACTCTTTACTTTCTACACAACGGGTAGAATACTCAACACCACGATATGAAGTGTGGGTAATCTGTGCGTCATGCAAAGCAGATGCTTTTTGAATCTGCTTGCGAATGAGATTAAGTGTGTTCATGTTGTTACTCCTGAAGTTAGGGTGGTTTAATCCCCGTTCCTTCAGTCGTTTGCGTCCCAATACCACTGACATTCTGGTGCTGAGTCCTTAAGGGTCTCAACTAACTCAACCTTAAGTGAATTACTAAGGTTAGTATTGTTCTCAATCTTCAACATAATAGCATCAGTTTGAGTGCAACTGAGTGTTGTATAGAATAACAGTTCTAGCATGGGATGAACGGCTCCGTTCCGCGACTTACTTGCGTCCCACAGAGTGGGATGAACGACAGGTCTATTATAGACCTCATACTGTATTTAGTCAACCCTATAGAGCAAAAAAAACCCGGAGATTTTTTCCCCGGATTCTTGAAATTAAAAGTTGAATTACTTTTTGGATTCTTTAACCTTACTTTTGTACCCATACATTTTTGGATTGATTCTACCCTCAGTTTGAATCCACCCCTTAAATCCTTTTTTATACTTATCGTAATAAAAATCAAAAAGATCTACTTGCTTATAAGCTGAGGAAATATCATATTTTTTATTTCCCTCTGAATCATAGTATTCCACTAAAAAAGCAGAATTTGGCAAACTTTTATCATTTGCCAATTCAGGATCACAATCCTCATGTAGGATACTTACTCTGTCATTGCTCAATTTACTCAACGCCGTCCACCCCACTCAACATCTGGATAAGCCTCTTTTACTACATTATGAGTAATGCGGTATTTTTTACTCAGATTCTTATCCTTAACCAGACAGACAATTTCTGCCTCATCAGGGTGCAGAGACTCTAACAACTCAATGAATAGAGACTCTCTACGAGTACGCTTAAGACTATCGTTACCACCCTTTACATAGTTATAGAGGGTTCTATACGAACTAGCTAACTTACTTTGACTATCTACAGTAGGAGATTCATTTGGTTTGTATGGGACTTCACCGTCAGGAATAGCACTTTCAATACTCTCATCGAAATTCCACACAAAAAGGGATACTAGTGCTGGAGATCTATGCTCCTTAAGCAAATTAATTTTTGCTGATTTTGTTTTAGCACTAGATACCGCTTGCAAAATTTCAGATTGGAGCGGATGTGGAGGTAATTTTGTGGCCATAATTTTAAATTAATAATTAGTCTTCGTCTTCTTCGTTCTCGTTGAAGCGAAAAGCGATTAGTGAATCGGGGAGGACATTGCCATATTCATCGTACATTTCTGGATGAAGGACTTGCTGTTGCTCTGGACGATCATGATTATACATCATATACTCTCTAAGTACCCATCCTAACATACAACCAACGATTAAAGCACCTAGGACTAAGAATGATCCTACGACTAAACTGACTGCTAGCATTTTCCTATTCTCCTTTTGGAATATCTTTTTTGATATCCAGATTAATTTCTAGATAAAAATGGAATTCTCTCTTAAAAAACCGGATCATATTTCCAAAAATTACTTGGAAAGTTTTCGGTTTTTCTTTCTCTTTTCCTCCGCTGAGAATAAATTCAATCCCACGATTTGGGTTGATATCATTATTTAGTTCTGGTTCAGACAAGATTCTGCTCTTTAAAATACCTCACTGTGTCGGCAGCTCCTCCAACAACTGTATCATTGTGGACTACCTGAGGAAAGTACTGGGTCTTGAATTCGTTTTCAAATTCTTCAATAGTAAAATCTTGATTCAGAGTGTAAACCACATGCTTTTGCTCTGTGATTTCCATGAGCTGTTTTACCTGACGGCAGTGTCCGCAACCAGGCATTGAGTAGATTGTAAACATAATCGATTTCTACCTACAAATAGATTTATAAAAAAATTAAATTGCCCTACTATATCCCCGAAGCTGTGGGGAAACATGATCAATATTTGCAGAAATAACTATTCTTCTTCCCTCATGATCATCAGGAACCCAATGGGGTAAACTAGCGTCAAACGCTAAAACTAGTCCATTTTCTACAGATCTACATGTGTTTCCAAAACAAATAGGTGCAGAGTTTTCCTCCACATCAATATAAAAAACCAAAGACAACGCTGAGGGAAAGTGACTATGAAATTTTGTCCCTTCATTTGGACCATAATCCATAGCCCATAGATTAATTACCTCATATATGCCGTTAGTAGAAAAATATTGTTTGCCAATAGAGTTTGCAACCCCTTCAAAGTAATTTACAATTGGAGAAAATCTAGAATCAACCTCATGAAGATTCCAAGCAGATCTCCAGTTAGCATTGACATTGCTGTCCTTACATGTGTCTGGATTTTCTTTTTTATGATCAAGAATAATTTGCTTGAACTCATCCAACCTTTCAGTCCATTTAGACTCAAAAATTGGCATTTCAACCTGAACTTTTGACAGTGTTATGGCAGACATACTTTATCGATATTCATGGCGATTGCTATTCTTCTCCCCTTAGTTGGTGGAACAAGATGTGTAAGTAGTCCAGGGAATAAGACCATCATACCATTTTTAACATGCACTTCCTTGTCTTCTAAAAAGATAGGAGCAACATCTTCTTCAACATCTATGTAGTAGACGCATGACCATGCTGCAGAAAGGTGATCATGGGGAAGAGCTTGGTCACCCTTTTCCATGACAACTGCCCATAAGGACACCACTTTATAATCTGCATGAGTGTCAAAGACATGCTTCATGATGTATTTTAGCACATGCAAAGCATAATCGCCAACAGGGAGAAATCTTTCGTCAGTTTCGCATGTGTCCCATTTGGTCAACCAGGCTTTAACAGAATGGCCTGCTGTCTCGTTAGTATCCAGATACTCTGGATCTTTCTCTCTTTTTTCTAAAATTATATCTTTGAATTTATTAAATTCTTCAGGACCATCTTCAATGACGAAGGTGGGCAGCTGACTGACCACCTTGTCGTAATGAATAGTCTTAGATGTAGGTCCGTTCTCCATCCTGTCCACCAAGCGTCATGATACTGAGTTCGCCCAAGTCTTCAAGGGCAGGGATTCCATTATACACCCTAACGGTATATCCGTTAACTGTTCTGTCAGAAATTCGTAAATTAACGATACCACCTGGGAAAGCATTTGTACCACTTGCGATACCAATGACAGCATAGTCAGTATCATTCATTGCATCAGCAAAGTTCACAGTGTATGTTCCTGTTGCAGTTTGTAAAATAGAACTTACATTGTGTGAACGATCTCCAGGGACATAATCACTATTACCAACGCCCAGATTGCTGTTCATGTACCAGGAGGTAGCACGACCCTCATAGAACTGGGTGTAAGTAGCAGTCTTGAGACCTACAAGGTTCTTAAACTCCCCAACTCTGCTGACCTTATGGAAATCATTATTGAACACTTGGATGGAGTTACCCATGTTTCCAAATTGTGTTCCAACACCAGCACCATAGTAAAGTTGCTGTGGAGTGTTCTCGTCAATGAGAATTTCAGTATAAGTTCCAGTCTCAGTTACATTATCAGAGAACTGGTTCGGAGTTGTTGTACCAAATCCTACTGCAGAACCATCTGGAGCATAGTAGAACCTGATCGGATAGTTTGCCTGCTGTGCTGCATTGGTAAAACGATAGGTTTGACCTACTTCAAATCTCAGATAAGGTGATTCATAACCCTGAACATTGATAGAACGATCGGATCCAATACCAAAGTATCTGTGATCTGCTGTCTTTGTACCAATAGTAGTAGGTAGAGGCTTGAATGTACCCTCAAACTCCGTGTAAAGGTTCTTAGCGGTGTCTGCAGCACCCGTTAAGGTGGAGAAACTAGAACTATTAGCAAAGAGTGCATTGTTTGCCTGAGAGGCGAGTCCAGCGAGCGTAGCGTAGGTAGCAATGCCAGCAATGATTGCTTCAGACGCAATGCCTGCAAGTGTAGCACGAGGTGCCTCGTTAATCGTTACTGTAACGATACCAGCAGAGACTGGACTTACATCAAGACCAGCATTAAAGTTAACCGTTCCTGCTGTACCAACTGCGGATCCAGAATCTTGAACGATGACACCAGAACCAGAAGCAACAATATTAGTTAACTGAGATCCGTCACCGATGAATCTCGGTGCAGTGATGTCATTACTAGATGTGATTGTAGCAGCAGAGTCTAATTGAGAAGCTGTTACTGCAGTTAATGCACTGTCAGCAGTAGTTGCCGAGGTTGCTGTAGTTGCTTGAGTAGCAATTCCGGCAACAGTTGCAAAGTCTGCTTGAGTTGCTTTCGGAACAGAAACACCAGCAGCAAGACTATTAGCAGTTTGTGCAATACTTACAGTATCCGCAGCAGTAATAGTGACAATACCAGCAGAGATAGGAGATACTGTCAGGTTTTGAGCGAAGTTAATAGTAGCAGCAGTGCCAACAGGACTATCATTGTCCTTAATAATAACACCTGCACCAACACCAGTTACACCAGTGATGCCGGAACCGTCACCAAAGAACGAATTTGCAGTGATATTACCAGTAGTATTAACATTAATATTTGTACCAATACCAGAAGGACCAGGATCCTGAGGTACAGAGTGAGCAACAAATGTTAGGTTGGGTCTAGAACCACGAACAATTAGACTCTGACCTTTAGCAAGAGCAAGGTTATCAATCTGAACATCTTGTAGAGGAGCCAGTCTTAGACCAAATACTAAGTAGTCAGACTCTTGGAACTCAGCGATACCGCCAGATGACAGACCGACTGACATACCAACAGTAGAATCAGAGTTCTGGTTTGTAGCGTGAACTGTGACTAGACTATCTTCTTGTGCTGTAAAAAACTCAAGGTTAGTATTGATCTGGAAAGGAGGTTTAAATCCAAGAGTACCAGATCTTCTTCTGCCATGAACCAGAGCAGAGTCAGGACCTAACTTATCAAACTTTCTAGTAGCAAAGGCAAGGAAAGAGATGTTAGGGTCGAAAGAAGATACGAAAATTTTATCTCCAGGTTTAATACCAACTTTCTCAATCAGTCTCGTACCACCTCTTTCTAGAGGAATACCATAAGTGATAAAGTCACTCTGCTTAAATCCTGGTGTACTAGAGATACCAATAGAGAATGTAGAGCGGAAGTCATTCTGGTTTGCAACACTGATACTAACCTCAAGGAGGTTATCTGACTCATACAACTGAACGGGCTCAACAACACCATTCGTCAGTGTTGTTTTAATAGAAGCAAGTCTACCTACCTCGGCAAGAGCGGCACCAGGAGTGGTGAATGTGACGACTGCTGAGAAAGGAGATGCATGTGCAACACCAGATGTGCCATCAGCATTAGATAGATGACGACATCTTACATAGAAAGTATGACTAGAGTTAAGTCCATCAGGAATTATTTGAGATAGAGAAGTATTATTATCACCAACACTAGTAAATACTATGGTAGTAAATCCACTATCTTCAGCAACTTCAAATTCAACTGCTTTTAAAGTACCAGATACTGCTTCACTATCAATAGAAACAAATGCACTGGATACAAGAGCAATACCAAATCTCTGATTTAGAGTAGTTCCACTAATAGGTGATGTAATAGTAGGTGCTTGAACACCAGGAGCATTACCTAAGGTAGAGAATGAAACAATACCTACAGAATAATCAGATGTATAAGAAGTGAATGCGGTGCCATCATCGTTAGATAAATGTCTGACACGGGCATAGTGTGTAGTGAAACCTGCTAACTGAACATCAACTGTTTGAATTACATTAGTATCATTATCTCCAGTAGATTCCCAAACAATAGAACTAAAGTCAGATGCGACTGAGAGTTGCATCTCAATTGCTTTTAGAGTACCAGATACGGTAGTGTCTCCAATAGCAACATATTGACTAGATCTTAATTGTAGTCCTTCAGTACTAATACCAATATCATTATTAACTGGAGATTCAACAGAGGGTTCTGTAATACCACCAAATTCTGTTAAGATACCTGCGCTGACATCCAAGTAAGCAATTTGGACTAGACCATCTCCAGTGGCAGTTCTTTGATTAAACTGTCCAGTCCACCATCGGTAATCAGAGACACCATAGTCAACAGTAGAGAACTGATCGAATAGTAAGTCAGTACCGGTACTAGTACTACCATAAGAAATGAGATTACTAGTACCACCATAACCTGCAGTACCCTTACCAACACCTTGTCCACAATCGTTTAATAACCACTTCCTCAAATCTTCAGATGTAGCACCGGGGTTTCTCTGTAGGTATAAAGCAATCAGTCCAGTAACTACAGGAGCAGCAGCAGATGTACCGTTGAAGTTGGCATCGAAATGAGTAGGGTTATCATATCTCTGGAAGTCTGCATAAGTTCCGCTAGGAAGACCAGCAGCTAGAGTATCCTCGGCAGGTGCATAAATGTCAACACCAGGACCACTGTTAGAATATTGTGCTTTTCTTTCTTTAAAATTAGATTCTACAAAGTCATCAAGAGCACCCACATTAATAACAGGATGGTATCCAGTAAACTCATTAAATCCAATACCCTGAGGGTTCATCCAATCTCTATGAGATGTTGGTGTTCTCTGTCCACCAAACTCAGTCCTTGGATCATTAACACCGAATCTTAAATCCTCAACTCCATTAAGTCTATGAGGATCCGTAAATCCAAGACCAATATACTGGTTGTTATTACCAGCAGCAGCGACCATAATGACACCGGCTTCCATCATCTCATCGCCAGCAGTATTAGTGGCGTTAGATCTAGATGAAGAAGACCAGGATTTATAAGCACCAAGCACTTGATTATTGAAACCAATAATCATATCCTCAACGCCAGATGGATCTCCAGCAGAGAGAGTTGATACATCAATGGTGCTAGAAATACCAGTAAATTTATATCTTGCAACTCCTGTTGCGTTGACAGCAGCCTGATAACCCCAAGAACCATTAACAACCGTAGGATTTCTTACACCAGTTTGCGTATTTACTGGTTTATATAAGTGGAAGAACTTAATGAGATCATAAGATGTCTCAATGTCCATACCAACATTATCAGACACACAAGGCATTGCCCAGATGTTTGACTTAAATGCCAGACCAAAGTTTTTACCAGCAGCAAGAGATGCAGTTGCAGTACCGTGACCATCGCCTAAGTCGTTGCTACCTGATGTGCCAATACCAATAGCACCATTCCTATTGTATCCAGAAGGAATAGAAACTTCAGGAAGAAGAACAAACTCAGAAGATCTAGCGTTGTTATCTTCCCACCATGCTTCTGCTCTGCTGGTATCAATACCAATAGATCCATCTTCTAATGTAAAAGTAAACCCGTTAACAGCAAAATATCCAGGATCAAGATAATATGGGAAGTCAAGAACGAGATCAAGCACCCTACTTGTTCCGTCATCGTTCAAGAATTCTGGGTGTGATTGCAGAGTACCAGAGTCTTGAACAACAATATCTACATTTCTACCATCATATAAGAACTCAAAGTTACCTTGCTTAGGTGCAATATCACCAACTACACCAGCCCAAAACTCTCCATTGGTTGTAATACCAGAAAGTCTAGGAAGTGCCCAGTTCGTTCTATTTAATTCTGCAGAGGTTGGATTTGTGGCTGGTGGGCCATTACTATCTAAGTCCCTGTAAATTTTTACATCACCAGAAAATCTGTTGGGCATCACCAGAGATGGATCTGGAAAGCTTTCTCTATTATCTTTTAGTGAAAGTTCAATCCACTTGACATAAGGATGACGACCAATCTCTTGAGCCTCATCATCCGTTAACTCATAAGTACCACGAACCGCACTGATTGAGTGCGAGTCGGTACAAGTTATTTGTCTGTCTGGAATTCCATCTTGGTTTGAGTCAATGGTGAGAGCACCATGAATATCATTCCAATGTTCTGCACTGGTAACTGCCAGGGTATATCTTTTAAGAGTCATGCCTCAAAATCTATCGGTGAGCACCTTTTTTATATTTAGGTATGGTAGAATATATATTATAAAGAGTCTTACTATGAATATTGTTACTGGAGCAAAAGGTTTCATCGGTAGTCATTTTGCTAAGACCATGAATGATGTACTTGAAATTGATATTGATAACTGCTTTGATCTTCTGAACAAATTTAATCGTTGGGACGAAGTAGATATGATTATTCATATGGGTGCTCGTTCCTTTACAACAGATAAGGATGTTGACCTAGTTTATAAGTATAATATTGATTATAGTATAAAATTATTTGAGAAAGCCATTGAGCATGGAATTCCAGTAAAGTATGCATCCTCAGCATCTACTTATGGAAAATGTGATTCTGGTCCCATCATCAATCCTCTAAATTACTACGCACTATCTAAAGCAACTGTTGATTACTGGGTGCAAGACAATATGCACAGATTCTCCCATATCCAGGGGTTTAAGTTCTTTAATGTATACGGTAGCGGTGAGGTTCACAAAGGAGAGCAGGCAAGTCTTGTAAGTAAGTTCAAGTGGCAATCTGCTACAGGCAAAGTTCACCCCTTTGAAGGATCAAATAAGGTACATAGAGATTATATCTGGGTGGGTGACATTGTAAGTGTTGTTCTCACTAATAGTGCAGGCAGTGGCATATACGATCTAGGAACTGGTGCCGCAATTACTATTCAAGAGGTGGCAGATTTAGTCGCACAAAAAACCGAGGCTGTGGTAGAGGAAGTTCCCTTCCCACCAAACCTCGTTGGTAAGTATCAATATAATACTCAAGCAGATATGAATTGGTTAACTTATAAGTTTAAAACCGTCGCAGATTATGTCAATCACCACGATGAATTCTAATTGAATCAGAGTCAAAGTGTTGCGTTGAAAACTCAAACAGTTCAGAGTCATCCAACGCAATCATCTGATGCTTTAGTCCAGTAGGAACATAGAACTTATCTCCAGGCTCTAAGACTGTGAGTTCTGCTTTACTAAGATCGTCATCCCACCCATAATATAATGAGATGAGTCCACTCTGTAAGTAGAAGGTCTCATCTTTTATTTCATGGTAATGCCAAGAGCATCTCTTATTCTTTTCAATGAATAAGAGTTTACCACAATACATTTCATTATTTACAATCCACTTTTCATGACCCCATCCTTTGGGTACGATTTTAATGTCTGAAGAAGTCTTTGTCATTGATTCCTTTGTCGTCTATGTAGTAATCAGCTGAAGGTTTTCCTAAGTATAGATTATGAAACTTACATCCCCATGACTCTATTTGACTCTTAGTAAACTCATAAAACTCTTTCTCAGATAGATCTCTATCATTATTATATCTACCCATACCTCTAGCAGTAAGATAGGTAATGATATGACCTTCATCATAGAGTTTATTTATTGTTTGTATGCGATCCCACATGGGTGTTGCATGGGTATATCTGTGTTCTCCTTGTCCAGGAAAACAAATAGTACCATCAATATCAACAGTATATCTCATTCAAAAAAAGTGCAAGTAACATTAAAAGAAATAGTAATCCTATTATCTTGTGCAGGTTCAGTACAATGATACAAATCAGAAGGAAATACTAGTACGCTACCTTCACTGATATGTTTAGTATCATAAGAAAAGTTTTGATATGCCGTGTTAGATGTTCCTGCACCAAAAAATATTGTGTTGTTCTCTTCTCCTACATGAAGAAGATATACTCCAGAGAAAGTAGCGTCAGCATGAACATGAGGACCATGCGATTCACCTACCTTATAGTTATTATACCAGATATGTTGTAAGTTTATGTCATCTACATCAGGAATGTTAAAAGGTAGAGACTCTATGCAAGATGCGACTGGATCAAATACAATTTCAGAAAATAAATCATGAAGTTCAAGGTAGTCTCCAAACTTACCAGACTTATCATTGAAATTATCGTAACATGATTCAACTGGTCGTTGCGTTATCCAAGGAAGTAATTTTTCTTTGATCTCATCATGACTCTGCAATTTCTTTTTATAAAGAAAAGGACCAGGAAATAAAACTAGATCAGATGTTGAGGATTCTATCGACATTATCCATTGTTAGAGTGTAAGTACCAGGATTCTGTACTGCAATAGCAGCCGCCTTATTAGCAAAACAAATTGCTTCATCCATTGACGGAAGTTGAATATAATAGAAGACTAAAGCTGCGAGGAAAGTATCTCCAGCTCCAGTTACATCAAATGTCCGAACAAGATCTACACATGGAAACTTTTTTTTATTCCATGCAGCACCATCAGATCCCATAGTAACAATCATATTAGCAGAGTTAGGAATATGATCTGGATCTAAACCTTCAAACTCTTTCTTGTTAATTTTGTAGATGACATTATTATACTCAGTAGGTAAGACAGTTTTTTTCGTATCCACAAATATCTTAGTATTAGGATACCTACCAGCAATGTCACTGATTGTTTTTGCGTCGGGAATATATCCTTTGTCATAGTCCGAAATAACAATAGCATCATATGTTTCATGCAATAAAGCCATCTGCAATTCAGATGGATGTAAGGGTCTTACATCGGGTTCATTATCTACTCGGACAATCTGTTGGTTAGATCTACTATCAATGTATCTCGTCTTAGTGAGAGGTTCCTTATTAGTAAGAAAGGTTACATTAATACCAAGAGACTCTAGATTGGCATGAACATTAGCAGCCATGCCAGGTGCCTGTTCTTTTTCGCTTTGGATCAATATAGGAACTGGTGCCTCTGGGCTTAGTCTATTGCATGGACCATAGACCCATTCATCAGTACAACTATCCCCGATCAATAATACTTTGTATGGTCTTGCTAGTTGCATAATCTTCTAACCTAGGGAAAAAATGTAATTCAGTAGCGTACATAGATCCAATGACTGACTTTCCTTCCCAGTCAGACCCCACTACCATTATATCAGGTGCAGTAACAGCTATGCACTTTTCTAGTTCCTCATCAGAACCAAATAGAACTACATGATCTACAGTCTTAAGACTTTGTAGCATGTATGCTCTATCTTCGGCGTTATTTATTGGGCGAGAAGGACCTTTCTTTTCCCTTACCCGCTCATCACTATCAATACCAACAACTACCACATCACCCATAGATTTTGCATACTCTAAGAGTTGCAAATGTCCAGAGTGAAGGATATCGAAGGTTCCATTTACAAAAACTTTTTTAGTCATTAGATACCTTGATCATCTTACCATGTTCAGGAAGATAAAGATACTCGATGTCAGAGTTAGCAAGAGTACGACAAGCGTCGTCCAGGGTCTCCACCAAAGGTTCTCCACCAAGATTAAAAGAGGTATTAAACAAAATCGGACAACCCGTAGCATCATAGAAGGCTTTGATGAGGTCATAGTAGTTCTTATTCTGTTCTTCAGTAACAGTTTGAATACGACATGTTCCATCAACATGAATAATAGCTGGAATTTTTTCTTCGATACCAGGTTGACACTTAACGGCATACATCATGAAAGGAGTATCTTCCATCCCACGCAAATCAAACCATTCGTCTGCATGTTCAGCAAGAATAGATCCAGCAAAGGGACGGAAGTACTCACGATTCTTCACTAAATTAACAAAATCTTTTCCATCAGGATCACGAGGATCATACATGATAGATCTATTACCCAATGCACGAGGACCTGCTTCTGATTTTCCTTGGAAAAGAGAAACAATATTCTCATTAGAGATCAAATCAATAACATCTTTATTCTCAGCGTCAGTTACCGTACCACTATACTTATCAGCAATGTCAATGATCTGTTCAATAGTATAGTTATAGTCTGGACCATAATATAAATCAGTAATTCTAGGAGGAACTGCTGGTTCTTCATCCTTTAAAGATTGATAATACACTAACAATGCAGCCCCAATAGCAGTTCCACCATCATTACTGACAGGTTCAACAAAGAGATTGATACCATCATCTTTCAACTTATCAAGATACCAATAATTTGCTACACAATTCAATCCATATCCACCAGAAAGAACAACATTCTTTTTACCACTTACCTCTACAGCCTTATAGATTAATTTAAGAACTGCTTCTTGAGTTTCAGTTTGTACTGCATATGCAAGGTCTCTACGATTCTTAAGTTTAGTTAGATCGTCAGAATCATGATTATTTAAGAAAGGATATTCTTGAACATTGACATGCCCAGCATTAGGATAAGTAGGAATAATAACATTCCTATCTACTGTTCCACTCTTCTTAAATAAAGTAGGAACCTCATCATTAGGTTCTCCATATGGGAATAATCCCATAGTTTTACCAGCCTCAATAGCATGCCAACCACAATACTGTGTCGCAGCTTCATATGCTTTTACAATACCTGCAGTTTCATCAAGAGTGTATGTGAAAGATCCAGTCTCACCAGGATAAGCCATTGCTGCTTCCATTTCAGCAACATAGTTTGTGGTACAAGGTCCACGAGATCCAAGATGTTTATATAAGGTATTAATCTCACTTGGGAACTTACAATCAAAAATAGTTTCAGTTTCCCATACAGTTTCAGTCTGCCCCATTACATCAAACTGAATGAAGGTTCCAGCTCCATCAACTACTAGGGCAGCTGCTTCTTCAAATCCAGACCGATAAAAAGCAGCAGCAGCGTGAAGTTTATGATGAACATTACCAACATCAACAACCTGAGGATGCCTCTTTTCTGGATCTGGTTCGACATCTTTAATCAAACCCAGTTTTCTTGCCATCCCAACATAAATTGGTTCATTACTATACTCAAGATGACCACAATCTCTTTCCATCAATTGAGTATGACCAACAACAAGAAAATCAAGCTTATCGGTATACTTTTTTATCTCCAATAGTGAAGCAATAGGTCCACCATCATATTTACGGCGAGATAATCTCTCTTCTTCAACAGCAAAAACAATCTCACCATCCTTTAGAAGACATACTCCAGCGTTGTGTCCGCGAGTAATACCAGCAATCCACTGAGTCATTTACCAAATCCTTTTGTAGGGGTTTCTGTTGTCTCTTTTTTCTTTACAGGTTTTCCAAGTCTATCTCTACAAGACTTTAACACACTTGCAATATCATCTTCTGACATTGCCATACACTCATCATTCTGCATATCCGCATAGTCTTCCATTGTCAATCTAATAGGAGAGAATGTTCTTTTATCTTCTCCCAAATCAATTATATCAAATTGATTATCATTTGGATAGCTAATATTAATAGGATATGTTGATCCAATCACTGCTGTTACACTAGTATCAGTTGCAGCTGCAATGTGTTGACCAACAGAATCGCAACCTAAGAAATGATCTGCCCTATTAATAATAGATGTCCAGATACGGACATCGGGAATTTGAGGTAGAATAAATGGGTACTTAGATTCTCCCTCCTCTGTCTGAAATGGGAACTCAGACATTATAATTACACAATAATCTTTCTTGAGATCATTAACTATCTTACTGATATCTCCAAGACTGAAACTTCTAGATGTTGGGTCAAAAATATATCCACCCTCATCCATTACACCTCTACCAAAAGGTTGAATTACAACAACTTTTTCTTTACCAGTAACTTTAATTGCTTCATCGACTAGCTGAAGACCTTGAATACCCTCATGCTTTGCTAGTTTAATTGTAGGTTTAGGAAGATCCCTAGGTTCTTCTGTACCATTAATTTCCATATCAAATGCTTGAGCAATACTACATTTTTGATTGTAGTAATGCCAACGACGATATGGTTCAGGTGTAACACAATCTCTGTCTTTGATCTTATCTTCAAAAAGATCTTTATGCCAGTTGTCGTATGCGTATTTGTGAAGGACTGGATGGGACTTATAGAAATTCATCCCACCTTCACACACAATGATAAAATCATCATGTGTCTCTGCATATTTTTCAAAGGCAGGGATGGAGGTGATAACTCTACCAGCTCCTCCATTAATGAAGAATGCTTTTGATCTCATACTAATTTGGTCAACAAAGTATATAGTTATAAAAAGAAAACCTGATTCACTCGATCATGTTCGGTGAACATCCCATGATCAATGTTCTGCGAGTGCATCACATCAGCTTCATAAAAGATACATCTATTATACACCATTTCAGCCTCATATTCAACTCTCCACTCCCTATCACCATACAACCACTTTCTAATGTATGGAAAACACTGTTCAGGTCTTGTAACCTCATCATCAAATCCCTCGGGTTTGTCAATATATTCTATTACCTTATATGGAAGAGACATCTGCCCTTTATACGAATATAAATTTGTACCACCTTGGCATTCTTCTGGAGTATTCAAATAGATCACCACTCCAAACTGATTAAAGTCTGTGGTAATGTCATTCATATAAGCATCTTGATGGGGAATACTACACCAAGGTGCATGAAATACACTATGATAATTCAAAATATTGCACATGAATCCAACAGCATCCCATTGAAATTCATACATTTTTTGGTGAATATGCTTGCTCCACAAAGAATTGTCTAAGCAATACTTATCAAAGAATGGTTTGAGTTTATCTTTTACTTCTGATGTTTCTTGGAATACTCTCTGTCCAGGAAGACCCTTGATTAAATTCTTATCATCTTTCTTTTCAGATCTTAATGCAAGTTCTCTTACTTCATCTGGATTTTTATAAAAATTATCAACAGTTATAATCGTTCTATTTTGTGGTCCTACTCTCTTAATACTAACATCAAGATTTTCATTTAGTTCAAACATTTTATAAAATCCTAAAAATCAAAAAAAATTCCGGGGAAAATTTCCCCGAAATTATGGAATTAAAAAGTCAATTTCGTTTCAGGATCAATTATTATTCTTCAGTAGTAATATCAGTTGAGTTCAGTCCAGTCTCAGGAGACTCTCCTGTAAATCCATCAACATCACCAGGCTCTCTAGGCCATACGATCAGATAAGTATTGTTACCAACACTACTCCAAGTATCGGGCAGCTCCCTCAACTTTTGACGATACGCTGTCCATTCACTAACATAACCTGCTGGAGCATCTGCAGGAATTTTATTATCAGATTGTGAAAGTAGCATATCTCTTGTTTTTCTTACTTCTTCCCACCCAAAGGACTGACTATCAGTTTCATCTCCAAACTCAAATTCTGTATGGGGACCAGAGAATCTACCTGTATTCCAAAGACTAGTCTCAAAATTATAACCAAACGAGCACATATCATATACTTCATTGAAGTAAAGATAGTTAGGAAGAATTGGGTTAGGTTCTGAGTCAGGACCAGCAGGAGTTTCAATCAGTTCTGGAGGAAGAATGCCTCCAAACATTGCAACTGCATTCATAGGATGAGTATCAGCATTAAGCTCGACAACTCTTGTCCCAACTGGAGGATCTCTGTCTTCACCAGGATCAGATGGGAAAGAATGCTCTACTTCCCAATTAGGATCAGCATCTGTTCCAGTATTTGTATACCAGAAAGTAATCTTATCTGGTCCAGTATATGTACAGATACCACTTCTATTTGTGTCCTGAGTATCTCCATACCATTCAGTGGGTACAGGATAAACAATTGTTTTAGTAATTTGCGCCATTGCTAAAAATGTACTCCGTTATAAGTATTTATCAGGACCAAGTTGTAACAACTACGAGGCCACCACCGCCCCAATCACCCCAGCATTGACTGCCTTGAGTAGAACCAGAGAATCCACCACCACCAGGGAACAGCGAAGGTGCAGAACAACATCCTCTAGTATTACCATAAGCACAACGGTTTGTACCGAAGTTTCTTTGGGTCTGCCAAGGACCAACTGGAGAAGATGCGACTGCCCATGCTCCTGAGTGACAGTCCACATGCTTCAGTTCACCACCAGACAAACCACAAATATAGAATTCGTTTTCTGGGTTTGCTGAATCAGGCTTAGATTGTCCATCAGGCCAAGCAGCGGAACATGCATTGAAACAGTTAGTTCTTTGTGCTACTTTCAGACAAGTATAGCAACTATTAGTACATCTTTGCGTTGCATAAGATCCACCTTGCATACAGAAGGTTCCTAATCCACCACCTAAGACGAAAGAAGGACATCCATAGAATCCACAACCGGTTCTACCGTGGCAACAACCACAGCAGGAACATCTGCTAGTGGAACCAGAGCAAATGGTAAACTGAGTAGATCCTGCAGTGAAGTGACCGCAGTTAGCGTATTGCATTTTAGTAGCGTAACCGCCACCACCGCCGCCCATACCAGGTCCATTGCCACAGCAGCGACCACCTGAACCTGATCCACCACCAGATACAATTTCAAATTGAATCGTGGTTACTTTTTCTGGTACAGTCCAGAGATGGCAGCAACCACCATTACATGGGGTATTATGGCAACAGTTAAAATAAAAGCTTCTACAAACATTACCTGTAGATACACCTGTTACTTTACCGGGTCCAACGGTTCCATCGATAATTGCATCAGAGGCATCGATTTTTTTATAGGTTTGATAGTCAGCCATTGTTTATATTCTTAATGGTGAAATTCGTAATAGTATTTATGAAATCATAATAAAAAGAAGGGAGATTGCTCTCCCCTGAAGTACGAATCAGATAGTGATGATTCTCCATCCTTGTGATCCATCATAGTAGACCAATTCAAATGCCGCACCTTCAGTAGATACAACCAAGTCAGAAGAGTCACCCATGATTGGTTGACTATTTCTACCAATCGTAAGGTTATTAGAGTCAAATGTCTTGGCAACATCGAAGATTCTAATAGAATCACCCTTAACAGGAGATGCAGGAAGAGTAACAGTGAATGCACCGCCACTAGTATTACACCAGGCTTGCTGTCTGTTTGCTAATGTGGTTCCATTACCACTGACATCTACATTAGCGTAGGCACCTAGAGGTAACCAACCAGAACCGTTATAGAATTCAAATCCATCAGCGTCGGTATCGTAGCGGAGACCACCTTCGATCAGATCAATACCAGTAGGTCTAGTTGCCTGAGTACCACGAGGTGGAACAATAATACCAGAAGTGGTATCCATCTTACCGCGAGTGAGGAAGCCACGAACTGCTTTCTCAGTAGGACATGCTTGGTTAGAGTCGCCAGATAGGAATTCATCAGAAGAGAATTCGTTAACTGCTTCACCAATCTGACCGCCAATGGCACCCAGTCTCAGTTCAGAAAGACCTGATAGGTTGAATGCGGAAGCATCCAGGGTAGCAGCACCAGTCAACTGGTTAACAGAGAAGTATTCACCAACTCTGAAGTTACCACCTTGGTCAGTAGAGACGAAGAAGATCTTACCAGTATTCAGTACAGTTGTCTCGTTACCCTGAGAAGCTGTGTTCTCATCAACATTTGGATAATTAGTTTGTGAAGTGTTGCCTGTACCAATCAGCAGGAAGTCATGACCCGTGAGACGAACCTTGGAGAACTTAGATCTCATCAAGAACTCTTGATCATCGAAGGAAGAAGGAGAAGCTCCTTTAACTGGTGCAATGTTAATCGTTGCACGACCAGATGCAAAGTCATATGCAGAAACTGTTCTGATAATGTAACTAATTGAATCGGAGAATCCCATTCCAACTGTAGTGAATCCAATCGCATCACCAACAAGTGGTGCTGTGCTTAGTCCGACTACCTCAAATAGTCCATCCTTCTGTCCACCAACAGCGTTAGATGCAGATGCAATCTTAACATATCCTGTAGCAGCAGCACCAACGCTATCAAACTCAATGAATTCACCAGGTGTGAAGACAGTAGTACCAACACCAACAGCACCGTTAGCACCATCAGCGTTACCAAATCCACTATTGTACTTAAAGTACAGTTGATCACCGGAGATCTGATTGTTTGTAACTACAGCGCGAGCTCCTGATACAGTACCACGCATCGTAGCACCAACAGAGATAGTACCAGCAGCAGTACCAACTTGGGTAGACATCTTGTCACCGAAGAGGCGACCAGAACGAGCAACTTCTAGTGTGGAGAATCCAACAGCCAATGCACCGTATGTACCGTAGGAGTTGTTACCTGAGAGAGATCTGATCTCAGATCCGTCATCAGAAACATAACCGAAAGCACAGTAGTAAGTGAAGGAAGAAACAATTTCAGCAAGAGCATCATCTTCAAGCCAGAAACCTACACCACCGGAGTGAATGTTAGTAAAGGCGTCGAAGACCATCGACTTACCACCTCTACCCTCAGGTTTACCCTCGTGTACACCACCCTCAATAAAGATACCGATAGCACCACCATGACCAGTACCATCAGTACATACATTAGAGAATGCGGTACAATCTTTAATGTAAGGTGAACGCTCAAGAATAGGAGTATCAGGATTAAGTCTGAAGTAAACACCGCAAGTTGTAGTACCTACACCAACTTTATTCTGCCACTTATCAGTATTGAAAGGATCATTAGTATCATAATCAAATCCTTGCAGACCCTTCATCGTGATCGCCTGAACCGTAGTAGAGTCAGAGACGAAGAACATCGTCTGACGACTATTAGGAACAAGACCGTCAGTAGAAACACCAGAAGCTGGTTGAACAGTCGTACCTCTCAGAACATCACCAGCAATGGAGAAGTTCTTAGGTAGAGTAATAGGAAGTTGCTCACTGAATACACCAGCAGACAACTTAAGAATGATAGGAGATACATCAGTAACCTCACCACCACTCACATAAGTATGAGCAATTGTAGAGATACCAACATTGGTAGAGAATGTGTTGGAGTCAACTACAGAGTCAACTTTGAAGAAGAATCCTTGTGTACCATCGGGGAAGATAGTAGTTGTGACACCAGCATGAGCTACGGCACAAGTGAATCCAATACCCTGAAGTTTAACCTGACCCTGAGGGAACAAACCATGAGCGGCAGCAGTAATTGTTGCAATACCGCTAGACTCATCATAAACGAAGTTGGTAACATCTCTTCTAATCTGACCAGCAGTAGAAGCATAAGCAATATTGGCCCAAGCATTATCTGGGGTAAGACCTGTATTATCGTTATTACCCTGTTGAGCGTCAACATAGTATACCTTGGTGCGAAGACCAGGATACTGCCACTCAATCTCATCGCTAGAAGAGACTCTTAGATATGTACCTTGCGTACCAATACCCTGTCTCGTAGGGCCAGTACCATCTCTGGTGAGCAAGTCACCTTTGGTTGTCAGCAGTGCTGCGCTATCACCGATAGCAAACGCTGCCCACATGGTAACAGCAGTACCAGGTTGGACATTAATGTTCGATGAAGCTACTGAGATGTAAGCAGAAGATGAGAACTCAGCAACATCACCGATCTCGTATACACCAGAACCACTCCAGGTACTTCTCCAGTTAAATCCTCTGGTCAACAGAGACCAACCATTAGTACCAGTATCAATGGTAGTAATAGCAGTACCGACAGGTCGGTTGTCTGCAACAATCTTAACTTGGTCAGCAATATAAGTGTTACCACCAAGGGTTACAATCTCACCACGAGCATAGATTTGACCAGGATCGTAGGTAGAACCTGCTCCAGTACCAATACCACCAACAAGAACTGACCAGTCAGCAGCATTTTCGTTAGGTTGAGAACCTTTAGGGTTAGTACCGATAGCAACATAAGATGCACCGATATACTCTACAATATCCCCCCTTTCATAGCGGGTATTTGCATCGTAGAGACCTTCATTAGTGAAGGCTTTGTTAAAGTCTGTAAAATTAGATGCTGGAGGATAGAAACCGTCCGAACCTACTCCAGTAGGATCATGGAAACTAGTAGAAACCCCCTGCATTGTAAAGTCGCTAGCGACTTGGAAGGGAACAGTTGTACGATATTCTTGTCCACCATACTTAACAACATCATTGATGCCATAATAAGTAGCGGTTGTGAAAGCACCTCGGAAGTTCAGTCCCTCAGCATAGAGATCCCAATATTGTGGGAAGTCGGAACTGTACCAGTTGCTTTGTACACCAACTGATACATGTTGTGCCGTACAGATATATTGATTACCGCCTTCCTTGACGATATCGTTTACAACATATCCAGTACCAACTGTCCACTCGCCAGCAAAGTTCTGACCCTCTGTGTGGAGGTCCCAGTTGGCACTGTCGTTGGGGAAGCCAGTAGCACCTGCGTCCGATGTGTGGTTGGTAGTACAAACATAAGAGCTGGCACCGTATCTAACGATGTCATCAATAATGAATGCGGTAGAAGCTGTCCAGGCACCACGCCAGTTAAATTTCAGTCTACCTAGTCTAAATTCTGCCATTGTAGATTCTCGTTAAACAGGTTCAGAGTATGAGTGGGTTCCATTGACCTGAAGGACGATGTATCCGTCAGTGTCTAAGTAATAAAAAAGGTTTCGCCTATCAAAGCGTATCTGTTGATATTTATCTTGCGGGTTATTGGCAAGTGCCTTTTGTTCAGTGGTTTCTTCAACATAATCGTTGTAGTCACCGAATTCTTCAACCTGCGTACCATCTAAACGATGGGGATCAAGTGTTTCAGTTGTAGATGCAGTGCTTACCTTACTAAAGTAAAGCATATCATCAGCATCTCTCCTTAGAGCATAGACATAGTAACCGGTCGAATCCTTAGGTTGGAAATGAGCATTACTTAAAGTTAAAGCCATTAGCTAATGATTCTCCAATAACTACCAGTCCATAAAAACATAACAGTCACTCCCGAAACATCTAAGTTCACGGGACCATCATCAATATTTCCAATCGCATCTTTAAATTGATGCAAAGATGAGCTCAATATAACATTATTTATATTCCAATTTTGTGCGCCATCAGCGATCTCAATACTGTCACCAATAGACAGGTTGACCACGGGCATTGTTGCATTGATAGCACCAGCAGTTGTGTTGGCAAGATACCTTTTATTCACAACTAACTGTGTTGTGATCGGACCAGTAAGATCGGTATAAACAGGAGTAGCACCAGTTGCTGCTTGAGCAACAGTTTCTACATTGTTTCCTGATCGGATGTAGATTTTCTGGTCAACTATATTAATAGCCATCTCGCCATCTTCGAGGTCAACTAGACCAGGAATTTGACCTTGCGTGGTACTTCTTTTTGGTTTAATGCGTGTAGGCATTACTTCAAAATAGATGTGTGACTCATAGTATTTATCAGAAGTAACTTACCGATAATACAACTCTAACTTTTTGATCGGTACATGTAGTACTATAATGTTCATTTGATCCATCAAAAAGAACAACTCTATTTTCCACACTCTCCACTTTACTATCACGAAATCCAGTATATCCATCGCAGGTATTAAAATATAAAACAGCTGTTTTATGTGGGTATTTAAAATCCTGATGATAGTCATGTTCTAATAGTTTACCAGTATTAGGATACAAATTAATCCTTGCACGGATAAGAGACTTAACTTCTAAATCATGAACGATAAGATGGTCAAGTTCTTTCATGAATGAACTCAATGGTTCAAATCTATCAAATAATCTGTGAGTAAAAAAGAAATGCTCATCGTTCATTTCTCCCAAGTTAGCCACCTCTTGACAAAAAACCCAGGGAAATTGAGTACTGAACACACATTTTTTTAGATGATCAAAGTAATCTTGATCTAAAAAGTTATCAATAATTGTCGGCGTAGTATTCATAGAGATTGAATGCAATAGATATACGAGTTTCTTTTGTATAATTTGGTGCTACATTGTGGGATAATGATGCAGGAAATAATATCATTAGTCCGTCATGGGGATCAATACTAAAAGTAGTATCCTGGGTTAAAGATAAGTTATGGTCATCTAGATGATGAAAAGTAAGGTCGCCAGAATCATCTGGAACATCAACATAAAGAACTCCTGCTATAGATGAACCGGGGTGAGTATGTCTAACATTATATGACCCAATACAATTTATATTAAACCACATGTTTGAGAGACGAGGATCAAATTTAATATCAACATTCTCGTGCTGCTTATATACTGCAATTAACTTTATAATCCTCTCGCTCATGTAATTTAAAAAAGGAGTAAAAGATTTATCCAGATAAAAATCATCTGGACTTTGATACCCATTTACATTACTCCTCCAGTTTGGTTGGTATACTTTAGAATAATTTTCTATCCAATCTACAAAGTCATCTTGAATATCATCAAAATTATTATCTTCAGATTTAGCCAAAACATATGGCAAGATAGAATAAGCTTCTTCAGTCAATGTAGTTATTCCTCTCAAGCCATTCTCTTGTCATGGGAGTTGGTTCATATACTTCCCACATATTACCACCAGCACATGCTGCAAGAGCATTCATAGTCATATTTTCAGTCTTGCCTGCCCACATTGCTTCTTTCTCCCACGGAATTGCAGATGGTTGCAGCGCATATGTCCGCTTGACCATCTCTTGCCACAACATTGGCACATCATCTTCAGGCATAATAATAGCAATCATACTATTATCAATCGTGCCTGCCATACAATCTTGTGCAGCATGCCACCCTTCATGACGCATGACACTCATCAATACACCAGGGCGTGACATAAATGCTTTGTTCAAAAAGAAGTTATTACTTACAGTATGATAGACGCCACGATGTCCTACTGGGAAATACTTCTCGTCAGCAAGATATACATTCACACCAATCTGATTCAATGAGTGAATCATATTATTGAACTCACCTGTCACTCCAGTAAACCTTTCTGGGTTGGGATATTCAGATGAAACATCTAACAAGGAGGTAATTTTCGCCACACCTTCGGTACATTCACCGAGTAGCATACACCCCATAGAATGCATAGAGTAATACTCATCATCTTTTAGAGGTTCTGCAATTGCAGCAGGGATAGTCAGACATGCTGCCATCAAGGCCATGATAATTTTTTTCATAATTAAACTCTAAAGTGAATTGGTTGATGATCTGATTGAGGTAAAGACTGTTGAGTTTCAAGTTCTTGACCCTTGACTACAATCTTTGCGGGAGGAAGTCCCTGTTGTCCAGGTAACTCTTTGTCTGTAGTAGCCGTGATATCAATAACTTGATCAGTAATAAATTTATTTTTTCTATATGTTCTACCAGGGACCATGGAGCATAAGTTTATTGCATCGCTTTCCCGTCCACAGTCAGCATACTTCTGACCAAGAGGGGTATATACTGAGTAGTATTCATTTCCCATAAGAGAATGTTTGATTATTCCCAACTAATTATAGCATATTTATTTCACTTGTCCAATGACCCACGATTTCATACCAAACGGTGTATCAGCAATGAGAGTTTGTGTCATCTCTACTGCGTCTGGTGGCACAACTAAACAGAATCCAATACCTAGATTGAATACATTACGCATCTCTTCCTCGGCAATGTCTCCTGCTTCCTGGATCTTGTTAAACAATTCAGGTCTCTCCCAAGCGTCATAGTCAACATCAACAGTCATACCCTTTGGAAGACACCTAGGAAGGTTCTCGGGGATACCACCACCTGTGATGTGTGCCATGCCTAGGATAGGAACTTCATCTAACAAGTGCTGAATGAGACGGGCATAGATGGTGGTAGGTCTAAGCAACTCAGGCATCTCTTTATAGAAGATGTAATTTCTCCACAACATATCATTGACAAGAGTGTATCCATTACTATGAAGACCACTACTCTCAATACCAATGACTACATCACCAGGAAACATGGTGCTGCCATCAACAATCTGATTCTTCTCTACAACACCAGTACAGAAACCAGCAAGGTCATAATCAGTTGCTCTAAAATGCTCTGCAGTTTCTCCACCCAGGAGTTCCATACCAGCCATGGTGCATCCAACATTGATACCATACACAATGTCACTGACATTAGCATCAAGTGATTTGGTGGAGATATAATCTAGAAAATATAATGGTTTAGCGCCAGAACATATAATGTCATTAACGCACATAGCAACAAGGTCCTGGCCAATAGTAGTGTAATCATTAGCAATTCTACAGATGTTAATTTTAGTTCCTACACCATCGGCACCAGATACCAAGACGGGTTTCTCATATCCTGATGGGATCTCCATCATTCCACTGAAACCACCAATGTTAGGTGCCAATGCTTTGATATATTCTACAAAGGAACGACCCTTAATGATGTCAACACCAGAAGTCTTATAGTCCATTAGTAAATTTCTCCATTGATAATACCTTCACGGTTCTTTAGTTTCCATACAATGTAGTCCATGGTAGGGACACATATAGGGTTCCAACCTACGAACCCATGTGTCTCACCAGAATTCATAACCCAACAGGGAGCATCATCATTCTCAAGGTCTAGTGACTCGCGGTATGCTTCATCACCTAACATAACTACTGCTCTCTCTGCCTGATTCAAACTAGTGAAGCAGGTGAAGGCATTCTTTCTAATCTCATCAGGGATTTCGTGTTTCATGATTTAAATAATAAACTACAAACTAGATACAATCCCATTGCAGACCAGTACCCCAAAGTTGGTAATCCAAAAATACCTGGTATGGCAGCATTCCATATCAACATAAGTATCAAAGGTGATACCAGGAGAATTATACCTGCGACTATAATATTTTGATCAAGGAGTGATGATTTTTTCATTCTAATGCAATTTCAACTTCTTCATCAAGTTCCCAAGAATCTTCACCCTCAAGATAATTCTCCAACTTACCAACTAATTCTGGTGGAAACTCATCAACAAACATTCCCCATGTTCCTGTTTCCACAGGATCAGGATCCCAAGTACATACTTTCACATCATCATATTGAGAGAAAATAAAATCAACAATATTTGTTTGGTCGTCTTCAGTTTGACAGTAAATTTTAAGTTGGTGTTTCATAATGTTCTCTCAAGTCTTTCAGTTGCTTGGTCAGGGAAGTCTCTAGGGCGACTATCAAGTGCATTGTCAGTTCTAGGCGAACCCTCATTCGCCCTCATAGTATGTTGGAAGTTAATCCTCTTATATCTAATACAAAATGGATCTGGCATCCAGTATGTTACCTGCCAATCAATCAAAGGATTTAACTCTAGATGCTTCTCTAGAGAATGATTGAAGATACCGATCTGAATATATCCATCATGGGTAACACATGAGTTGTCACCAACAGATACTACAAACAGTTGCTTCATTTACTGGATTGCCAGGGGTTGCAGTCTATCTAGAATCTCACGATAGGCAGGAACAATATCACCTTCATCCTTCCTGAATAAATCCTTATCAAATCTCTCATCACTACCAATCTTCCACAGTCTCATGCTATCAGGACTGATCTCATCAGCAAGTAGTAACTCACCATGTGCAGTGTAGCCAAACTCGATCTTAAAATCCACAAGATCAATACCTAGGATGTAAAACATCTGACGGAGATAATCATTGATGCGTAGAGTCATCTCCTCAAATGGTTCTGGATTGTAACCCATCAGACGCACACGATCTCTTGTCAACAGCGGATCATGCTTGTTATCATCCTTCAAGAAGAACTCAACAATAGGATGTGGCAGTGAGTAACCTTCTTTAAGAGTTGTCTCACGAACAATAGATCCAGCAGCACGATTCCTGCAGATAACTTCTAAAGGAACGATATCTACCTTCTTACAGATCATCTTGTTAGCACCAACCATATTAATATAATGTGTTGGAATATTTTCTTTGGAAAGTTTCTCAAAGATTAGAGATGAAATACTACAGCAGAGGGATCCTTTACCCAGTGGATGATCAACCATCTCACCGTTACCAGCAGTCACCTTATCATGGTACTCAATGATGACACGATCAGCATCATCACCAGCATACACAGTTTTGACCTTGCCTTCTAGAATTACTTTCATCAATCCTCCTGTTTGTATGTAATAGTTATTTGATTGAATACTTCGTCTCTATTGTCGCTTTTGTATACACGACAGCGTTTTACATCAGCATTCAATAATTTCTCAATATTATTAAGTTGCCATTCAGCAGCATACTTTTTAAACCCATCGTCCATCCAAGATTTATTAGATCCTGGTGTGTTAAAATTATCCATTATTCAATACCTGGTGGGAAAGTGTCAATCTCAGTCAATTCATAGTCCCAGTCTTCCATGACTGTGTTAGCAAGGAATCTATCAGATAGCATTTCAAGTTCCTTCTCAGCATACTCTCTGCTCTCTGCTTCCAACCAAACATCAACTACCTTACCAAGTCTAAGTTTCTTGATGTCTAAGTCAGACAATCTCTTACAGGCATCTCTAACGGCGTTACCTGGTGAGTCATCAACCTGTGATCTCAGACGGATGAATACTAATGCTTTAAACTTCATCTAGGTTTGTTTGTCATGCAGTCATTATACAATAAAAAACCACCCCGGTCAAGGAGTGGTGGTCGATTTAGGAGGTGGTCTGAATGGGCAGTCGCGACACCCAGCACCACAGCATCCTCTACTCATGATCACTAAAATGATTATTAATAACTTCAATACGCTCATCTTCATGAGCAATGATATCTAGTTGTTCCTGAATAGCAGCAAGCACATCAGGGTGCTCACCAATACCTACAGGATTGTGTAGGTATACTTCTATATTTGCTTTTGCTTTGGCAATATTACCTATAGCATCAGCAACTAAAGCATCCAACATTTTTTGGCGAAGATTGCAAGACATAATAATTTAAGAGTTAGTTTGTAATGACATCATTGTATCATGAAGTTCTCCAATATCAAGGAGACCTTCAGCACTGAACCAGGGGGCATTCGCCCAACTGAAGCCTTCACCCATGGTGCTATCGGGTGCTGTGATGTACCAATGACATGCTGTGTCTGGTACATCTACTGCACACTTAGACCAATCGTCACTCCACTGTGGGACTTGAACCCACATTAGAGCAGCAAACATAATACTGAAGAGTGATTTGATCATGTCTTATTAAAGGTTATGGGTCTAAGTTTTAATAACAAGAGTTCTTATTAAAGAGCGTTGCCTCTAGGTAGAACTTCCTCAGGGAAGATAAAGTTCTCATGTGGTTGATCAGCAGGTGCCAACCATGCACGGAGTCCTTCGTTAAGAAGGATGTTCTTGGTGTAGAAGGTCTCAAACTCAGGATCTTCTGCTGCTCTGATCTCCTGACTCACGAAATCGTAAGCACGAAGATTAAGAGCAAGCCCAATAATGCCAATAGAGGAGACCCAAAGACCCATAACAGGCACAAACAGCATAAAGAAATGCAGCCACCGCTTGTTAGAAAACGCAATACCGAAGATCTGCGACCAGAAGCGGTTTGCAGTGACCATAGAGTAAGTCTCCTCCTCTTGAGTTGAATCAAACGCCTTAAAGGTATTTGCTTGTTCTCCGTCTTCATACAGTGTGTTCTCCACAGTTACGCCATGGATTGCTGATAGCAATGCTCCACCTAGTATACCAGCCACTCCCATCATATGGAAGGGGTTGAGTGTCCAGTTGTGGAATCCTTGTAGGAACAACAGGAATCTGAAGATCGCCGCGACACCAAAGGACGGCGCGAAAAACCAAGAGGACTGTCCCAGAGGATAGATGAGGAAAACACTGACAAATACAGCAATAGGGCCAGAAAAAGCAATCGCATTATAAGGTCTAATTCCAATTAAGCGAGAAAGTTCAAACTGCCTAAGCATGAAACCAATGAGAGCAAAGGCTCCGTGGAGTGCCACAAAATTCCAGAGTCCCCCAAGTTGGCACCACCGCTGGAAATTCCCCTGAGACTCAGGACCCCAAAGTAGAAGAAGAGAATGACCCATAGCATCAGCAGGCGTCGAGACAGCTGCCGTAAGAAAGTTAGCACCTTCAAGATAGGAAGAAGCAAGACCGTGGGTGTACCAACTCGTGACAAAAGCTGTGCCAGTAAGCCAACCACCAATGGCAAGATAAGCAGTGGGAAGAAGAAGGAGTCCAGACCAACCCACAAAGATAAAGCGATCCCGTTTAACCCAGTCGTCCAGGACATCAAACCACCCCCTTTGTGGTGTTGTTAGTGTACTTGTCGTCATTTTTGTGTACCTTTTTTAAATCTTTTAACCAGTATAGTTGTGGCCAAGTATCACGAATGATCTCAGCAAGTTTTGATGGAGTCTGTGGACTTAGCATATCTTAACACAAACAGAGAAAAAAATAGGGGTCGTAAGACCCCTTATTTATTTTAGTTAGTGGAAGATATCAACCAACAGAAGGTGCTACAAGTGCTACAGGTGTAGACTCAGCAGCAGCAAGGTCCAATGGGAAGTTGTGTGCGTTACGCTCATGCATAACTTCCATACCCAGACCTGCACGGTTCAGGACATCTGCCCAAGTGTTCAGTACACGACCTTGACCATCGAGAATGGACTGGTTGAAGTTGAAACCGTTGAGGTTGAATGCCATGGTGCTTACGCCCAGTGCAGTGAACCAGATTCCGACTACAGGCCATG